AGTTTGTTTTTGAGATGTGAAAGTTTGTTTTTGAGGAACAATAGTTTGTTTTTGAGGAACAATAGTTTGTTTTTGAGAGGCGACAGTTTTTCTATTTAATTGTTTTTGTTGATATAAAAATAAGCCATTGGGTTTCGAGGATGCCATTTAATTATGTGCATAAATTATATACATAATTTGTTTCAATTTTATTTCTGTGTGAGGTAAAAAACAACGAGGTAAAAAAACGAACGAGTAGTGAAATAAAGAGAGATGGTTAAAAAAGCAATTAGATGGAAGATGCTCCAACAACCTTGTCATACACGGGTTTAAATGTTGAAGGTTCGTAAAATACAGGGCGCGATATATCTACCGGAGAACGTAATGCGACCATTTCTTCTTCGAGTGTAACCATTTTGGGAGGATTCATCATTATCATTTCTGCATCTTTTACGTTTTGTGATGGAACATACTCTATTATTGGAACGCGGTCGGTTTCTTGAGCGGAACGACGCAATAGTTCATAGGATACAATAATAAATAATACTCCTAAAATGGGGTGTGTATTGAAAAAAAGATAAACAGTTACAGCAAACATTGCTACTACAGAAAAAGGCGAATCAATGTAAAAGGCAATATTTTGTGAAATATGAAATGGCAATACGATAAAAAGGGCAAAAATGGCTAAAACGGACAGTTCTATGGTCGACAATCCAGATAAACCAATTTTACTTATACATTTTTTGATAAACTCCATTATATTATTTATTGACATATTATTATCTTTGTCAGTAACTTTGTCAGTAACTTTGTCAGTAAAATGGCATAAAAAAATAATATGCAACATATAAATGTCCGAACACAGTATTGAAGATTCTTTATTATATCGAAAAACACAGACATCTCAAAAACCACAGACATCTCAAAAACTACAAACCGACGATAAAATACGTCAATATATTCAAAAGAACCGACCGAGCATTGTTCTTTTAACTCCATGTTACGGGGGAACATGTTTGGTATCCTATGTGCATTCTCTTATACAAACCGTAGATATAATGCGCAAATATGAAGTGCCTTTTTCTATTGAATTTTGTAAAAATGATAGTCTCGTAAGTCGCGCACGAAACAATTTAATTGCGAAAGCTATGTCGAATACGAGCTCAACACATATTATGTTTATTGATAGTGATATTACATGGAATCCAATGGATGTATTAAAACTAATGGCGGATGACAAACCTATTATCGGCGGAATATATCCGTTGAAACATTATAATTGGAATAAACTGTTAATAAATCCAGTTTCGTCCATGTTGACGAAAAAACGTGGAGGAGAACTGAATCATATTATTAGTGACGAAGAGTACATCCGGCATCAATTAGTGAATTATAATTTAAATTTATTGGGTCCCAAACTAACGATTGAAAATAATGTAACACAAGTAAAACATTTGGCTACTGGTTTTATGATGATTCAACGACACGTATTGGAAACCATGTATAAGGCATTTCCATCAACAAAATACAGAGACGATGTTGGATTTTTAACGGAAGCGGAAAATGAATATGCGTATGCGTTGTTTGACTGTGGTGTAGAGGAGGGTCATTATTTATCAGAGGATTGGCTGTTTTGCAATCGATGGAAAAATATGGGAGGTGATATTTGGGCAGATATATCGATACGATTAAATCATACTGGATTGGAAGAATATACGGGGTTTTTATTATCTACCTTGCTATAGTTATACTTTGGACCTTTTGTTAAGAACTACTTTTTGATAATAGTCCGAACATAATTCCAAATTAAAAATAACCGAATCCAGTTCATATGCGTATTCAATAGAGGATTTTGAATATTGTGAATTTACATGTTCAAAATGCACATGTAAGTGAAAAGTTGATGGTAAATAATGAAAATACATTTTAATATATGTCTCATCCACGTCAAATACATTTTTGCATACACGAAGTCCTTCCTCTCGTATATGTTTTAATAATGGAACGTCTTTGCCGGTTAATGACCGAATAGTTCGTAATGATTTGTCGGTTGGTATTCCTAATATATGTAAATTTTTAATATTTCCCGTTTCTTTATTCCATAAATAGGTAGGAATAATAATAATATCATCATTCGAAAATAATATTTGGTCTTGTTCGGCGATTTTATCGATAATATTATAAATCCATGTATCCTTTCTTTCTTTGGTTTCTTGTTCTTCGGTTTCTTGTTCTTCGGCGGTCTTTTTCATTTCCTCCATATATTCTTCGTATGTCTCTCGATATATTTTATTGTCATAGGTAGGCAGAGAGGTTATATCATTACACACAATTAATTCTCCTTCATACACGGCAGTTGCCGAATATTTTGAAAATATATCATTTTCCATGTTCTTTTCAATTATATGTATATCCTTCAATTTATTCGGATTAAAATCATATTTTTTATTATCTATTGTAACCGAGTTCATTACAATAAATATATTTTTTTATTTATATAGTAATACGTTTTTTATTTATGTATGGGTCATCATGAACACTCGCAATAATTCCATCGACGGATGTTTTATTTTCATCTTGAATATTTGTAATTACATTTACTGATGGCTGCGATGATAAAGAAAGTTCTTTTGTATTTTGAAACGGAGTTTTATATGTATGTTTTTGTTGTAATGCATCCATCTGAATATACATATTTGTTTGTTCTTTGTTTTGTTCTTTGCCTTGTTGTCCTTCATTTATATTTGTGTTTATGGTTGTGTGTTTATAACGCGGGTCTTTTTTAAATGGGTCATCCTTTATACTTGCTAACGTGCTATCTATATTTGGATATGGCGTATGTTCGATTGTATTATGAACTGTAATAGATGGTATATCTTTGGTTGCCATAAATGGACGATATGTATTTTCTTGACGGTCCAGTGATACTTGCACGGTTGGAAACAAAATAGGAGGTTTTGGTGGTATTTCGTTATTTTGTAGAGGTTTTTGTGTTTTTATTTTTAATTCTGGTTCTTTTTTTTGTTCTTTTTCTTCTTCTTCTTCTGATTCTTCTGGTTCTTCTTCTTCCGATTGTTCTTCTTCTTCCGATTGTTCTTCTTCTTCCGATTGTTCTTCTTCTTCCGATTGTTCTTTTTGTTCTTTTTGTTCTTCTGGTTCTTCTTCTTCTTCTTCTTCTGGTTCTTTTTGTTCTTCTTCTTGTTCTTCCGGTTGTTCTTCTTTGGGTTCTAATGGTTTTAAAAAATGGTACAATCCGAGAACTCCCGCAATATATTCAAATATATGTTTATTATCCATTATTTATATATAAACAACACTTAATAACAATACAAATAATGTCTTATATTATTTCAACCATTTGTTTTGGAAAATATACACAAATTGAACCAATATGGGCTTCTCGTGTACGAAATACATGTCCAACATCACATATATCGATATATAAAGAATCTTCATCACGTGTGCCATTTTCTCCTACATCCTATGCGTGGTGGGACCCATTACGTCTTCAACATAATTTACAACTAATAAAAAAACATATGATTCCAATTGCGCATTGTGATATGGATATTATTATTGAAAAAGATATATCTTCATTAATCCACTTACCATATGATATACTTTTTTCTACTGAAATCGGTGGCAACAAAGCATTTCCTTCCGAATGTAGCCGAAAAATAGGATTCGGAATTTGTTCGGGGTTTTACGCTTTAAAATCGACAAGTTCCGCTATTGCATTTATGGAAGATATGTTGGTGCGTATGATGTCAAAAAAATACGGGTCATTTAGTGATCAGGAAACTATCATGAACGTGCTCGCAGGTAATCAGAACGAGTATCGTATTTCGGTTGAAAAAACAGATATTCAATTAGACGGTCACGTATTTTCAAACAATTGGGTATTTCATATTACATCTATTATCAGTAATAAAACATGCACTCTTTGTGTATTGGATTTCGATATTATTACAAGAGACCCGATTTGTATGAATAAACAATATATGAACCATATTAATATTGATAATGTGGGAGGAATTGCACAATTTCTACGATTTTTTAAAGAACCCATGTGCAACCTCCCAAAAACATGTCGATGTGGTAAATTGGGAGATACATCCGTTTGTAATCACACGGCACCGAGCCTTGCATAGTTCCTTTTATTTCAGTAGAGGACAACATTCTTTTTCCAAATTTTCAACTTGTTTCCTTTCATTTTCAATCATTTCGTTTTTGGTAAATTTACACCCTCCGCCTGTGTGTGGTTTGTCATTTAATGTTTGTAAAGTTGGAGGAAGATTGTCAAGAGAAGCCAAATAATTCTGTTCGCAATTTAATTCTTGTAAAGTAGGAGGAAGATTATCGAGTGACGTCAGTTGGTTATTTCGACAATGTAATGTTTGTAAAGTATAAGGAAGATTGTTTAGAGACGTACCAAAGGCGGACTCTGTTTTCGTCAGTCGTTGCGCTCCCTCCTCAACCAGAGTCCATCGGTCGTTATCACTCCCTCGAAAATCCGCTCCGCCGAGCCTTGTGATTTGATTACCTCCACAATATAATTCTCGCAAATTGAGCGGAAGATTGTCAAGAGAAGTCAGTAGATTATGGTAACAATATAATTCTCGTAAATCGGGAGGAAGAATGTCGAGACTTGTGAGTTGATTATTATTACAATGTAATATTCGTAGATTTGTGTATAAAGATAAATCCGGTAAAACTGTCAAATTCAGATTCGACAAATTCAATTCGTTTACAGTATAATCGGTCATTTTATTCGTTTGTTTAGTTTACAAAAATAAACTAAAAAAAGATTTTCAATTTTATTGCCAAATGAAGAACAGCTTAGGTAAAAATACATTCTGTGGGGTTCGAACCCACGCGTTTTAATAACACCGAGACTTAAGCCCGGCACCTTAGACCACTCGGACAAGAATGCATCAACACCAAAGTAAATTTTATTTAATATAAGTCCGAGAATTGAATAAAAAGGAATCGGCAAAGAGAACATCGTTCATTGTGTATAAAATTGATATTATTTTTAAACAAAACACGAATAAAATGACTGATTATACCGTAACCCTACTGGATTTATCAGGACAAAACTTAACTGTTTTACCGAATTTATCTCTATACACAAATCTACGGTCATTACAATGTAAAAATAATAAATTGACTTCACTAAACAATCTTCCTCCCACTTTACAAGAATTACAATGTCAAAGTAATCAACTAACTTCTCTTGACCATCTTCCTCCCAATTTACAAGAATTATATTGTGGAAATAATAAACTCACATCTCTAAACAATCTTCCTTCAACTTTACAAATATTATATTGTCATAATAATCTACTGACTTCTCTTAACAATCTTCCTCCCACTATACAAAAATTAGATTGTGAAAATAATAAATTAATGTCTCTCGAAAATCTTCCTCCGAATCTACAAGAATTACAATGTCAATGTAATCAAATCACAAGGCTCGGCGGAGCGGATTTTCGAGGGAGTGATAACGACCGATGGACTCTGGTTGAGGAGGGAGCGCAACGACTGACGAAAACAGAGTCCGCCTTTGGTACGTCTCTAAACAATCTTCCGCTCAATTTGCGAGAATTATATTGTTACAACAATCAACTTATTTCTCTGGACAATCTTCCTCCCAATCTACAAATATTATATTGTCACAATAATCAACTTATTTCTCTGGACAATCTTCCTCCCAATCTACAAATATTATATTGTCACAATAATCAACTTATTTCTCTGGACAATATTCCTCCCAATCTACAAATATTATATTGTATCGAAAATCCAATTTATGAAACATGCAAGGAACTATATGGATTTAAACTTTCTACAAAAACAATTGAACAATACAATGAAATCAAACGTTTGGAAAAAGAATGTTGTCCGATGTTAAAATAAATAATATGACTCGCAACCTCTAATCTACCGGAATGGGGTCAGATACATCGATAATTTTCTTATTGTCATTACATTTTGTAACTACGGATTTATATTTGTAACATTTTTCGTCTTGTTTGTATATTTTTTCATGAATGTCGGAAATAACCGGACCACTAAAATCAATACAGCTTCGGTCACTACATGCTTTTTGAAACAAACACGCTAACCCAATTCCAAGAAGAATCGAAATTAAACTTCGACCTAAAGGAGTTGTTAATAAACGTCGTATATTCATTTGTTTCTCTATTATCGAGAGAGACAAATTTATTTTGTTTTTTGTAGTTATTTTGTTTTGTAGTTATTTTGTTATTGTTGGTTATCCTTGCATTGGAATAGAGGTTATCTTCGACTCATCCGACGGACATGATGTTTCGGTTTGTTCATATTTAAAACATGTGCCCGTTTTATCCCTATACTGCAAAATATCCACATTTTCTGGAGTTGGATATATATATATTTTACGCATATCTGAACTATACATGTATACGCAAAAAATGCCTACTGCAAAACTTATAACAAATAACGGAACATTTATATATTTTGTTACTGCAAACATTCTTATTATATAACGGTATTATTTACTTACACCCCTGTCCCAATTCCAACGGAGTTCTACCTAAATCTGGTTCAATGGTTGACATATAAATTCCCCATGCATTTTGTTTCGGGATAATAGGGTCCGAACGTTCCTGCTGATTTGCATTTCGCAACGTCTGCCCAATAGTATCTAAACCAATATGATACCCCGCTTCCAATAAATCCGGAATAATAACATCATTGGGGTTTAATGTAGGATTCAATGTTCCCCATTTACTATTCTGGTCTTGCGGTAAAAGGTCGGATGGGTTTGATACTGTTTTTAACGGAGTATATGGCGAATTTGCGCCAGACTGGATTACGTTTTGCGACTGGGCATATAATTCACTTGGCTGTTGCACCGGTGCATTTCCGCCACTTTGAACCGGAATTGAACCTGTTCCTGTCTCCATTTTATCTAAGGTAAATGATTTTTCACCAATATACGAATAAATAGCATATGCTAAAATAAGTAATGCGATAAATACTAAAACTCGCTGACCCGTAAAAAATTTCTTAAAACCTGATGTTAAATCTTTGAACATAATCTGTATATAAGTTGTCTATATAAAATTCAGGACAACATAACAATTTATTCTACATCACTGTCATTATCACTATCATCTAATTCTGTCAGCATATATTCATTTTTTATCCGTTTTGCCTCTATATATGCCGTAAGTGCTATTTGTTTTGCTATTTTCGCTTTTGTTCTTGCGTCTCGATACATTTTATAATAAATATCATTTCTCGGTTTTAAAACAATTGATTCCTCTTTATCGTCGAAAGACGTAGTAATTTCGTCTAAAACTTCATAAAGTTTATCATCAACTATTTTGTTTTTGTTTGTATTGTCGTCGATTTTGTTTGTATTGTCGTCGTCGATTTTGTTTGTATTGTCGTCGTCGATTTTGTTTGTATCAGGCACTTGATTTTCTTCTAATCGTGATTCCTTTTTTTCTTCTGATTGTATTTCTTCTGATTGGTTTGATTCTTTTTTTTCTACTTGTTTTTGCGTTTTTATACGACATGTATCAAATAAAGGCGTGTGTTTGGTTTTAGTTAAAAGAATTTGCCGAATCGTCATTTCAATCTGAAAATTTTTGGCGGAACACTTGATTCCCTGAAACTCCATAATGGTAATAATATCTTCGTCTGCCACATCCTCAAATGACCGTTTCATTTCGGATTCGTCGAAAATTCCTAAATCCTCCGGAATATTTGCTCGAAGAACATAGGTTTTACCAGATTTAACTATTTTTAAAGACGGCGAAAAAAAATTCTCAATATCATCCATCGTTATATCCACTGTCATTTCCTCCAGAGAGGTGAACCACTCTTTGTTTTTAAATAAAGAACGATAACAATGCTGTTCAAACTGCTGAATCCAGTCGATAAATTCATCATCGAAATTATTAAAGAGAAGGTCGCAATAATATTTCTTTCCTGTTTTTACGATTCCCGCGCGGGTTTTACATGTCGGAAATTGGATGTATAGAGGGTCATTTTTTTGTTGGGTAATTCGTATAATGGAAGAGCCATTTATTGAAATAGGTTTATGGAACACAATATCGTCCAATCGCACATCGCAAATATCATATATTTTACTCATTATATGTAGATGCGTTATCAGATAGACATAATTAGCGCATGCGAGTGTATGGATGAATTTATCAGATTTTATTAAAGATGAAGATATTCAAAAAAATATATTGTATCCAATTGGAACCGTCATGTACAACGAAATATATATTTATATTTGGCTATTGTGTATTTATAATGTTCTTTTAATATGCATTGTTTTAGTGAATTTTTTCTTATTGTTGCATCACTTAAATGTTCGAAAACATCTTGGGGCTGTCGGTTAATGGAACAGTCGATTAATGGAACAGTCGGTTAATGGAATGGTCAGTTAATGGAATGGTCAGTTAATGAAACAGTACGGTCTGTCTAATACAAAAAACATAATAAAAACAAAGATACAATTCATACAATGACTGCACTCCCGCCTACATTTACAAGATTTAGACAATTAAATCAACGACTTGACCAACAAAATATTATGTATGATGTGAATAAAACCATTGCTCTATTAATTGAACAGGAGTATAGTGAATCTACCATTATGCAGTATATGTCATTATCTCAGCAAATTTTTGCAGAAGAACAAGAACAAGCTTCTGCTTCTGCTTTAGCTTCTACACACAATATTGTATTTGATTCGGAAATAATACAATCGGATACGGGACTAACTCCACAAGAAATTATAGATAATACAATTGTAGTTCCATTTTACAATACTATGCCGGAATTAATTTGCCCTATTTCACATGAAGATTTTGTAGAGGGGGAAATGGTATGTAAATTACGATGCGAACATTATTTTAAACAATCCGAAATTCATCGACATATGGAAAGACATAATACGTGTCCCGTTTGTAGAGCTGAAATAATTCACCGAAATCCAAGTCCAATGGATACCATTATTTTAAACGCATTACGCGCCATTACTCGAACTGTATAGTTCCAAGATAATTTATATTTGCAAATAATTTATATGCAAATATAAATGAATACAACATGGAAAAATAAAAATCCAAAACAAAAACGAACATATAACCATCATCCCTCTATTACAACAAATCCGTCATTTGTAACTCCGCCATTAACGACCATTCCTAGACCCGGAACCGAATCTCGTGTAGCCGATTCTCAACTTCCCGTGCCTGAACCTACCTATAGTAGATTGTTTAACGAACAACCCGAATATGAAATACACGAACAAGAACAAGAACCATTAGACAATATCTCACCTGACAACCAAGAAAATTTTGAGGGTAATTCCGGCAATGTAACAATTACGTGGAATACTATAAAAACATCCTTTGCGAATATGTTTCAAACCAGTGCTTCCGGTCTTTCTCTCGGAATAGATAAATTTTGCGATGTAATTGTAGACGGATTTGACCCCGGATTGTCGAACGCCGAACACAATGCATATTGCGCCTACCTGCATTCTTTTTTTATTACGATTTTAATTCTTCCGGTATGTGTGTGGTCCTATTATAATTGGTATTATCTTCTTTTTTACAAATATACGAAAGTTGAGCCATTTAGTATTGTAAATAAAGCCAAAGGTTGGTTCGGAATTGATTTGGATGATTCGTCCAACGACAATTGGTTTATTATGTTTTATCCTCTCGACTATCTGATTCAAATCGTGTTTAACATCAATCCCGTAAAATCCAATTTATTTGGCGATATTGTATTTTTTCCGTTTCACGGAATTCTTTCGATAGTTCTTCTTTTTATTATTATTTTTCTTTTTGTGGGGGGCGTGGAGGGAACCGTAAATAGCGGTGCTTTCACAAATATAATATCCGCCATTATCGTGATTTTATGGTTAAAATGGGTATGTGGTAGTTTGGCGAGAGACCCACCGACAGCCATATTTAGTTTGGTGGCAAAAGTGGTATGGTTTTCAATATTTTTGATAGTGCCTTTATTGCTTTTGAAAGTGGCATTTTATGCGATAGTTGCCGTATTTTTATTTTTTTCTTTTTTCGGAATTGGAATATATGAAGGATTTGGTAAAGTATGGGATTTAATTTTTATTATTGATAAAGATAAAGAATACGAATCTACCCACGACATGGATGATGCCAATGACCACGGATTCATAACTGGAATTAAAAAAATATTTCAAATGATAAATAAATTGGTGATTGGGAACATCATTTGGATTTCGTATTTTATGGTATTTTTTATGTATTTTATTCAATTATGGAGCTCGTCCAGTTATTCGGGAGGGGGAAATTTAAAACCCATATTTACGTTCTTTTTAATAGGATTAATGACAGTATGTGGATTTATTATTTATAAAGCATCCACGAACCAATCATCACAACCTCAACAACAACCACCACCAATACCTCAACAACAACCACCACCAATACCTCAACAACAACCACCACCAATACCTCAACAACAACCACCACCAATACCTCAACAACAACCACCACAATACCTCAACAACAACCTCAACAACAACCACCACTAATACCTCAACAACCAGATAAAATTGATTTTAACACAAATATAATAAACTAATAAAATGACTGATTATACTGTAACCAAATTGGATTTATCGGAACAAAACTTACAAGTTTTACCGGATTTATCTTTGTACACAAATCTACAAATATTATGTTGTTTCAATAATCAATTGACTTCTCTTGACAATCTTCCTCCCACTTTACAAGAATTATATTGTTGGGATAATCAACTCACAAGGATCGGCGGAGCGGATTTTCGAGGGAGTGATAACGACCAATGGACTCTGGTTGAGGAGGGAGTGCAACGACTGACGAAAACAGAGTCCGCCTTTGGTACTTCTCTTGACAATCTTCCTCCCAATTTACAAACATTATTGTGTTCTCATAATCAACTGACAACTCTGGACAATCTTCCTCCCAATCTACAAACATTATGGTGTTCAAACAATCAACTCACTTCTCTTGACAATCTTCCTCCAAATTTACAAGAATTATGTTGTCAAAACAATCAGCTTACTTCTCTAAATAATCTTCCTTCCACGTTAAAAAGATTATTGTTTAACAACAATCCAATTTATACAACATGTAAGGAACTATATGGATTTGAACTTTCTATTGTAAAAACAATTGAACAATACAATGAAATCAAACGAATGGAAAAAGAATGTTGTCCACTACTGAAATAAAACAATCGAAGAAAATTGATACATATATTATGTATTTTTTATCAAACAAACAAATAATAAATGACTATAGATTATACCGTAACAGAGTTAATTTTATCGGGACAAAACTTACAAGTTTTACCGGATTTATCTTTATACACAAATCTACAAAGATTAGATTGTCATAATAATAAACTCACAAGGCTTGACAATCTTCCTCCGAATCTACAAACATTATATTGTTCAAACAATCAACTCACAAGGCTTGACAATCTTCCTTCCACTTTACGAGAATTATATATTTTCACACTGTAATGTTTGTAAATTTGGAGGAAGATTGTCCAGAGAAGTGAGTTGATTATTTTCACAAATAAACTGATTTCTCTTGAAAATCTTCCTCCCACTTTACAAATATTACATTGTCACGCTAATCAACTCACAAGGCTCGGCTTTCGAGGGAGTGATAACGACCGATTAGAGTCCGCCTTTGGCACTTCTCTTGATATTTTACCTCTTACTTTACAAATGTTCAATTGTAAAAAGAATCCAATTTATACAACATGCAAGGAACTATATGGATTTACACTTTCTGAAAAAACAATTGAACAATACAATGAAATAAAACGATTAGAAAAAGAATGTTGTCCGATATTAAAATAATTATTCGTTTTTAGATTTGTTGTCCAAACCGAAAAAATTGAAATAATATTTTTTAGCAAATAACAAACAAACCAAACAAACGAATACAATGACAGACTATACCGTAACCGAATTGAATTTATCGCGACAAAACTTGACTGTTTTACCGGATTTATCTTTATACACAAATTTACAAGTAGTAGATTGTTGCAACAATCAACTCACGTCGCTGGACAATCTCCCTCTCACTTTACAAACATTATGGTGTGCAAACAATCAACTCACAAGGCTCGGCTTTCGAGGGAGTGATAACGACCGATTAGAGTCCGCCTTTAGCACTTTTATTGAACACCTTCCTCCCAATCTACGAGAATTAGATTGTTGCAATAATCAACTCACAAGTCTCGATAATCTTCCTCCCACTTTACGAGAATTATGGTGTTCAAACAATCAACTTGCAAGGCTCGAAAATCTTCCTCCCAATTTAAAAAGATTATGGTGTTCAAACAATCAACTTGCAAGGCTCGACCACCTTCCTCCCAATCTACACCAATTATATTGTTCGAATAATCGCCTGACTTCGCTGGACAATCTTCCTCAATATCTGGAATACTTAGATTGTAATGACAATCAAATTGTAAGTCTTTTTGGAACTTCTTTTCCTTCCTGTTTACGAGAATTATATTGTGACAATAATCAACTCACGTCTCTTGATATTTTACCTATTTTGTTAGATGTATTATATTGTGCCAATAATCAACTTACTTCTCTTGATTATCTTCCTTTGTTAGAAGATTTGTGTTGTAATAACAATCCAATTTATACACTATATGGATTTGAACTTTCGACAAAAACAATGAACCAATACAATGAAATTAAACGTATGGAAAAAGAATGTCGTCCGCTAATGAAATAAACTGCCGGTTAATCAAAGATAAAACAATCCAAGATAAAATTGATAATATAATTCATATTTTTTTACAATAATCAAATGAATCAAATGAATCAAATGAACAGTTCCAACCCCGAATACGTCTATGATGAATATGTAACAACCATTGATAACTTACAAGAATCTCTCCGAATTAACGGTGTTGCCATTATCCCGTCTTTATTAGATGATATTGAACAAGAGCACATGCGTAATGGATTTTGGGATTTCTTTGAACATATTACGCAAACGTGGGCACTGCCTTTACAACGAAATATATCTCGAACGTGGCGACAATATTCCAAATTACAGCCATTGCACGGCATGCAAATTCAAAACTATCACGTAGGGCAGGCACAAGTAGCATGGGACATTCGACAAAATGAAAAGATTTTACATGTATTTTCCACATTATGGGGATGTCCCGTGGAAGACCTGTTGGTTAGTATGGACGGAATGTCGCTTAGTCTTCCTCCAGAAAAAACGGGATTTGGTTGGGAGAATAAACACAAAAAGGAGAAAAAAAGTTGGTATCACACCGACCAAAGTTATACCCACCCTCATTTTGAATGTGTTCAAAGTTGGATTACGGCAAATGATGTAAATGAGGGCGATGCGACTCTTGTATTTTATAGAAAAAGCCACATATATCATCAAGAATTTTCAGATACATTTAATGTAAAAGACCCGAGAGATTGGTGGATTCAGACGGAACCGCAATTGCAATTTTATCGAGACAAAGGATGTCGTCCTCAACGAATTGTTTGTCCGAGAGGGTCTCTGGTTCTTTGGGATAGCAGGTTAATTCATTGTGGAGGTCAGCCACGGATAGAGAGAATACGACCGAACATTCGTTATGTATTGTATTTATGCTATTTACCTCGAAATCAATGTTCGGAAGAACACTTGCAACAGAGGCTACGCGTTTTCCAAGAAAAACAGAGTATGTCCCATAATGCAATTCGCGCCAAAATATTTCCTGAACGCCCGCATCATATGTCAAAAGAAATAGAAATAACGGATATTCCATCCCCTAATCTAACTTTTGTGGGAAGACGATTGGTCGGAATGGATGCATAAATCTATATTCTTCTTCTATTTGTTATGTTTCTATTTTTTGTGTTTGTTTCTATTTGTTCTGTTTCTATTTGTTCTGTTTCTATTTGTTCTTGTTCTTCGTAATGTTTTTTTTCGATAACCTCCCATTTTTTGTTGTGATGTGGGTTGATTTTGTTGTGATGTGGGTTGATTCGTGGGTTGATTTGTGGGCTCATTTGTATTTTCTATGGCGAATGTGCTGGAAATTCTATTTTTCAATAAATCATATGTATTTACCGAACCCAATTCCCATTTTTTTCCGAGAGATTCATTTCGATAGGCGCATTTTATATTGGTTGTAGGTGATATTTTCGCTATATTTACAAGAATATATACTTCACTTGCTTCCGCTTCTCCTTCTCCTTCTCCTCCTTCAATTCGTGTAATTCCAGTATCCATGTATTGTTGTTGTTGTTGTTGTTGTTGTGGTTGTTCTTTTTCTTTTTCTCTCTCTCTTTCTTTGAATCGTTCTACCATTCGAACATCTCCCAAATAATTCGCAAATATATGCCCCACAAATTGAACCATATTTCCTTCTTTGTCATCGCCTAATGCATATATATCAATAAGTTCTTGTAACTTATTATTTGATGATATACGAACCGGTTCCATTATTTGTTTAATATGGGCAATAACATTTGTATATGGTTTGTATTTTGTCCATAACGTAGACGCAATATTGATTTGTCCTTGTTCCAACGAATTTTGTTGAATCGTTACGTCTTGCAATTGAGCCGCAAGAGTTCGCGCTTTTTTAAATACCTGTAAAATAATTTGTAGAGAGGGAGATTTAATTTCATCTAAACTGATAATTTGTTTCATTACGTCGGATGTTGATGAAGAAGAAAGATTTAAAATATCCGTTATAAACTGTATATCGGTGTTTAATTGAATAATTCCCGCCGTCTGATTTGTGGATGGAACATGTTGGGCGTTCAATTGTTTACGTATTCCTTCTTGTTTTTCGTTCCAAATGATCTTCATTTCTTCCATAAATTTCTCCTGCTTTTTTGTATATTCTCTTGAAATAGGATTGTTCGGTGCCGTCGCCCATAAATAATAATTTTTCACCGATTCTATAAATGCGCGATATAGAGGATGATTTATCACATCATTCAACCAACATGTCTGTAAAATAACAGAGTCGGGACCATGTACCAAACCTTTATTTGTAGGAGCAAGTATATCGGAACTGGGAAAAAGGTAGGCGAGAGATGTTGTGTGTAGAGAGGGGAACATTTGAGGAAATAAATAACTCATCATTACAACCATATTTTGACTTCCATATTTGGTTTTGTTGTTGTCTTTGTTATTGTTTTTGTTGTTGTTGTTGTTGTTGTTGTTGTTGTTGTTGTCTTTGTCTTTATCAGTTCTTTTCTGGTTCAAAATAGATTGCATAAATGCTCTGTCAAAAAAGAAACGAACCCGTTGTTGATATTGTTCGACAACCGTGCCTTTACCGTAAAACAATGTATCGGAAAAAAGAACCTCTTCTGTAAAAAAAGGATGCTTGGATGGAGTGTAATCCGATGAAAATGCGATTGACGGGAGAAATGACTTTTGAAATAAAACCCCTTTATTTGAATTGTCCGAGTTTAATAGCAAATACATATTTATCGGATAAATATGAATATTCATCGTTAGTTATCATATATAGATATGTTTTAACTGGGCGTATTTTTTGTTTCTCCCGATTTTTGCAGTTGTTGTAACGTGGCAATCGCATCTTTAATTTGTTGAGGAGAAGGAGGCGTTTGATTCATGGGTTGTTGCGACATGGTTTCTGTCATTTTTATATGATGGTCTGTAAAACTCTTGGGCAAAATACTAAAAGCACTTTCTTCATTAAACAAATAATCCATACAAAGTGTGAATAAAAGTGTAATTACCAAAGCGATATAAATATCTCGACAACCGACAAATGCAATACAAAATACCATAACATTACGGCTAAATGTATATTTTAAATAACTTTCCATGGATGGTGAGAGTTTCATTGTGACAAATTTGGAGGAAATATTCAAAACTATAATCATAATTCCAGCGAACATTTTACTGGTGCTTAACGCAGAAATATTTTGATGTACATAGTCAGACATTCGTAACATGGATTCTCCTATACCGACGTTTTGCCCTTTTTTTGACATTGATATAGTATAGTGATTTATTTGCCAAGGGGGGGTCACTATGTTGAAGACGAATAAACTAAAAAAATTGAAAATCTTTTTTTAATAACCAGAAACAAACTAAAAGCAAACAATGAATATCGAATTAATGAATATCGAATTAATTATTTTATCATTTTCCACGTTCTTTTCAATTATATGTATATCCTTCAATTTATTCGGATTAAAATCATTTCAAAACATAACCATTTTACCTGAAAAGGAAAAGGAAGGAGAGTATGGTCAAAGTATAACAATATATGCAGACGGAAAAAGTTATGAAGGAGAGTTAACATACAATAAAACAAATGATAAAGCATGTGTTATATTTACAAATGGCAACATCTATGGGCAACATCTATGAAGGAGAAGGAGAGTGGAAAGACAATAAAATACATGGTCAAGGTAAAATGACCTATTCAAATGGCGATATATATGAAGGAGAGTGGAAAGATAATAAAATACATGGTCGAGGTAGACTTACATTAACCAATGGTGAAATATATGAAGGAAAATGGAAAAATAACATTAGAGAAAAATAACATTAGATGTGCATATTTGTAAATTGGGAGGAAGAAAGATTGTCCAGAGAAGTGGTTTGTTGTTATCTTACTTGCATAATTGGTGTTTTATAATTCTAAGTAAAATTGATATTTTTTTAAACAAATAATTTTTTTATAAAACAACCATGAAAGACATTCCCTACGATAGTGCTCTTGTATGTTATGTACATAACACAAACAAATCTGATTATACATCTCAAATATTTACAATTGAACAAATTCACTGTTTCTTTGGTGAGGAAAAACGTAAAACATCCATTTCTGAATATGCTACAAATATATTTATCGAATTTGTGTATTACAACTCGCACAATACTGAATTCTTCGATGATGACAATATTTGCACATCCATTGTGAATAATGATACTCTTATGATTCGTTCATGGATGTCAGTGTATAATAATAATAAGACAATTCATAGTCCATATATTCGTGATAAAATTCAAGATAAATATATACAAGTAGCCCATTCTGTTATTGCGACAATTGACGGAATAGCATACTTAAATAATGATATAGAAATGCTATATAACAATTCCACTACATCATATGATGATTCTATTAATAATACTCCATTGAAGGATATTATTGCATTCATACAAAGGGATAAGGACTATTCATTCAAAAAAAACACATATAATATTCTTCATTCAGTTACAATAAAATAGTCAATATTATAAAAAGAATTGCTGAATGTGCGTTTTTTTACGTATAAAATCTTATTATGTTTGCAAATTTGCCGTAACACCGTTACAAAGGCATTATATGTCATCGGTCGTTCTATATAATGCACATTATCGTCATCATAATAATTATGAAGATACTGGCAAAATTCTACATGGTATTTATTAAATATCATTTTTTTATAGGCGGACATGTTAAATTCATAACCGTCTATGGTTAACATACATATTTTATCTAAAAATTGAAACAAATATTCATTTGGAACAGTTTTTTGAAACATTACTATATAACAAGATAAAATATAAAAGAAATTGAAAATCTTTTTTTATATTTGTATAACAAAAGAAATGAACGAAACAGAAATGAACGAAACAGAAAAAGAAAAAGCGAACGAAACAAAACAAATAGTAAATCCTTTTACGGTTAAAAGTGATACTATAATTGATTACGAAAAACTCATTATCCAATTCGGCAGTTCAAAAATAGATAATGAATTAATTGCTCGATTTGAACGTATTACTGGAAAACCGGCGCATAGATTTTTGCGTAGAAATATATTCTTTTCACACAGAGATTTGGATAAAATACTTACCATGTATGAAAATGGAGAAAAATTTTATTTATATACGGGAAGAGGACCGTCATCCGATGCATTACATATTGGACATACAATTCCGTTCTATTTTACCAAATATCTTCAAGACATATTTGATTGTCCTGTTGTAATTCAACTGACCGACGATGAAAAATTTGTTTTTAATCAAAATGTAACTTTGGAAGAATGTAATAGATTTGCGTTTGAAAATGCAAAAGATATTATTGCATGTGGATTTAATGCAGAAAAGACATTTATATTTACAGATACAAACTATATTCAATATATGTATCCAACCATACTAAAAATACAAAAATTAACTACCTATAATCAAGTAAAATCTATTTTTGGGTTTACGGCAACCGATAATATCGGAAAATCGGCATTTCCTGCGGTGCAGGCATCTCCCGCATTTTCATCTACTTTTACAATACCATTCAAAGGAAAGACTATGTCATGTCTTATTCCATGCGCAATTGACCAAGATGCGTATTTTCGTCTGACTCGAGATGTTGCTCCACGACTTGGCTACAATAAACCCGCCCTAATTCATTGTTCATTCTTTCCTCCGTTACAAGGATTGGGTGGGAAAATGAGTGCAAGTATTGCAAACAGCGCTATTTATCTTACCGATACAAAAAAACAAATTATGACAAAAATTAATAAACACGCATTTAGTGGAGGACAACAAACGATTGAATTACAGCGAAAATTAGGAGCAGATTTATCGGTGGATGTGCCGTATGAATATCTTAGATTCTTTCTTGAAAGTGATGACCAACTATCTCAAATTGAAAAAGATTATGCCTCTGGAGCTATGTTGTCAAGTGAAGTAAAAGATATATTAATTCATACCTTATTAGAAATGATTGAACAACACGCGCTTTTACGAAAAAATGTAACCGATGATGTGGTAGAACAATTTATGCGAGTTAGAGAATTGTGTATTTGATTGAATTGGGTTGATTGAATTGGGTCCGAGCATTTGAATAAAAATAAATTACTATAATAAATGACTGGAAATCGTATTTTTTATATATGTATTGCTTTTTTATTGTTATCAGGTATCGTGTATGTGAAAGACTATTATCGAAAGGAATATTTAGAAACAAATGATGAATACAAGCTTATTCAGGAATACCTTTTAAACGATTCGCCATTATACGGATTGAATCGTCCAAAATTATGGATTCATACAAAATACGAAATAAATGCGCGTATGTGGCAGAGTTTCCAGTCTCGAAATACCACCGATCTGAATCAACCATTTATCCACCTGACTATTAAAACAATTGTCGACCACTGTTCCAAAGATTTTAATATTTGTTTGATTGACGACGATACATTTGAAAAACTATTGCCGGATTGGGACGTTCGGCTCTCAACCATCGCCGAACCGCTTCGTCACCGCATCCGTCAATTGGGACTGTTAAAATTGGTGTATTATTATGGAGGTATGGTTGTCCCCAATTCGTTTGTATGTCGTAAAAATTTAGCTCCTTTATTTCATAATTCGTCGCAAGAATTGGACGCAGACCGCCTCCCCGTTCCTTTTGTGTTTGAACAAATAAATACAAGTGAAAATCGTATCGTCGACCCAAAACATTCCCGATTTCTCCCCGATATAACTATGTTTGGCTCAAAAAAAAACAGTCCCGCTATAAAAACATGTATTGAATACGTGTCGGGACTTACTCTATCAAATGGACATGTGTCCGGCGAAGCCGAGTTTGTGGGAATGATTCCGCTTTTTTTACAGAATTTATGTAACGATAAAAAGGTCATATTGGTCGATGGAACAAAAAATGGCGTGAAAACAAATCGACGGCAAGAGGCGGTTCTTCTGGACCGATTAATGGAAGAAGAATATGTCGATTTGTCCGACGACAATTACGGGGTGTATGTGGATGATGATGCACTATTATCCCGTATTCATTATCAGTGGTTTGCGGTTATGTCAAAAGCCGAGATTTACACATGTCAGTGTGCATTGGCAAAATATATCATGTCGGCATTGGTGGATGCAAAAGATGTCAAAACATCCATATTGCAAAACCAGCGAAGTGTTGTATCGATTTAATATCCAAAAATAAATAACATTTCAAGAATTAATTCAACCGGAAACGGTTCATTAAGAATTGTTTATGATAGATAATAATTTACATTTATCTATTACCAAATAATTCATTAATCTTTTTCGAATTAATAACTTATTTCAGTAGTGGACAACATTCTTTTTCCAATCGTATGATTTCATTGTATTGTTCAATTGTTTTTTCAGAAAGTTTAAATCCATATAGTTTCTTGCATGTTGCATAAATTGGATTATTTTCACAATATAATTCTTGTAAAGTAAGATGTAAAATATCAAGAGATGTGAGTTGATTATTCCAACAACATAAGTCTTGTAAATTGGGAGGAAGATTATCCAGAGAAATCAGTTGATTATGTGTGCAATATAATTTGTGTAGATTGTAAGGAAGATTATCCAGAGAAATCAGTTGATTATATGCGCAATATAATGTTTGTAGATTGGGAGGAAGATGGTCAAGAGAAGTAATTTGATTATCGTCACAACGTAATTCTTGTAACTTGGGAGGAAGATTTTCGAGAGATGTTAGCTTATTATTTGAACAATATAATTCTTGTAACTTGGGAGGAAGATTTTCGAGAGATGTTAGCTTATTATTTGAACAATATAATCTTTTTAAATTTGGGTAGAGAGATAAATCCGGTAAAACAGTTAAGTTTTGTCCCGATAAATTCAAATAGAATACATCATAATCAGACATTTTGTTTTTGTGTTTTTTTCGCTGTTTTTGTTTTTGTAGTTATTTTTTAATCAATTTTCTTCGCTTCTAAACATCTGAATTAATCGTAACAATTCTCTATCGTGACGATAAATAAAGGGCATGATTGGAATTGCATTTGCCACATTTTCTTGATATGTTTCTACGGTATCATCTACAATTCGGGTATTATGAATAGTATATGTATCCGGATATGCTTTATAGACATATTCGAGAGGTTTATGAATAATTAATGGATGTATTGTATTGTGAGATGGCTGTTTATGTATTGGCATGGAAAAAGTAAATACATGTCCATTTGCACCTAAAATAGAATGTGTATTATTGGCAATACGCGGTTGTTTTGTCGGTCGCCAAATAAGTCGACAATTATGTCGCACCCACACAAAATCAAAGGACGCATTTTCGGGCATAACATGTTGTAATACATTTGTATATACGTAGTCAAACCAATCTTTTGTGGCATATGTCCATATGCTTACATTTTGAAATCGCTGAAAAATATATTCAAAAAATTCCCTTAAATAGGGTCGCGGAGTGACTTCATTCATATTATATTGGTTAAAACAATGTATTAGTGTATCATCCATATCTAAAATAATATTTTTATTGGATAGTGTTGTATTATTTTCTTTTTCCTTTTCCTTTTCCTTTTCCTTTTCCATTGAAATAAATTCTGTCATTGTATCTGTAAAAATATATAATATAACTTTATCTAATATATTGAACCACTCAAATGAAGTTTTCAGAAAATCTTTTTTTAATAACCACGACACAAACTAAAAGCAAACAATGAATCTCGAAATTAAAAATGAAAAGGGAAATTGGCAATATATCGCGATATATTCAAATGGAGAATATGAAGGAGAGCAGAAAAACGATAAAAGACATGGTCAAGGAATATTTACATATGCAGATGGAGCAATTTATGAAGGAGAGTGGATAGACAATAAAAAACATGGTCAAGGAACATTTACATATGCAGATGGAGCAATTTATGAAGGAGAGTGGAAAGAGAATAAAAGACACGGTTACGGTAGATTTATATTTTCAAATTCCAACATATATGAATATGAAGGAGAGTGGAAAGAGGATAAAAAAGATGGTCACAGTCGAATGACATATGCAAATGGCAACATCTATGAAGGAGAGTTTAAAGAGGATAAAAAAGATGGTCACGGTCGAATGACATATGCAAATGGCAACATCTATGAAGGAGAGTTTAAAGATAATAACAGACACGGTCAAGGAATATTTACATTTACCAATGGTGAAATCTATGAAGGAGAGTTTAAAAAAGGCGTATTTATAGAAAGTGTTTCACAAATACCTTTCATTAAATAAAAAATTAATATATTGAACCACTCAAATGAAGTTTTCAAATAAATTGAAAATCTTTTTTTAATAACCAGAAACAACATTAAAAGTAACAATGAATCTCGAAATTAAAAAGGAAAATGAAAAAGAAAATGGAAATAAGCAAAGTATCACAATATATTCAGATGGAACAAGCGATAAAGGAGAGTTAACATACAATAAAATAAATGGTAAAGTCACTATCATATTTACAAATGGAAAAATATATGAAGGAGATTGGATAGACGATAATATATGTGGTCAAGGTAAAATGACCTATTCAAATGGAGACATATATGAAGGAGAGTGGAAAGACGATAAAACACATGGTCAAGGCACATATACATATGTGAGTGGAGATATCTATGAAGGAGAGTGGAAAGACGATAAAAGACACGGTCAAGGGACATTGACATTTGTAAGTGGAAATATCTATGAAGGAGAGTGGAAAGACGATAAAACACATGGTCAAGGCACATATACATATGTGAGTGGAGATATTTATAAAGGAGAGTGGAAATACAATAAAAATATTTATAAAGGAGAGTGGAAAGATGGTAAAAAACACGGTCAAGGAACACTGACATATGTTAATGGCAACATCTATGAAGGAGAGTGGAAAGAAAATATTATACACGGTCACGGTCGAATGACATATGCGAACGGTTCTGCCTATGAAGGCGAGTGGAAAGAGGGTCAAAAGGATGGATATGGAAAAACAATTGAGGAAGGTTACTGGAAAAAAGGCGTATTTATAGAAAGTGTTTCACAAATACCATTCATTAAATAAAAAGTATTTGTGAAAATGCGAGTCGGTAATATTAAATTATTTTTTGCAATCGTTCTTCCGGAGAATAATTGGGAGCGTACATTTGATAAAATTGTTCTATCATGTCATCCGTATTTCCTCGAATATAAATTTCATGTGTATCATCATTTGCATATATAGTAATTGTTTCTGTTTTTATTGGTTGTTTTATTGGTTGTTGTATTTTTGTTTCTGTTTTTATTGGTTGTTGTTGTGTTTTTTTATTGAAGGTTACTTTCTTTTTTTGCTCTTTTCCTTTTGTTTCAGTAATTGTTTCGGTAGTAATTGTTTCCGTAAGTGCATTATTTACATTTTTATTTGTATTTACATTTTTATTTGCATTTTTAAAATCAATTATTTTATGTAACCACACCGGCGAAAATGATGCATAATACAACCAATGGCTCATAATATATTCTTTTTCTTGTAATGTCGGCTTGTGTGTATTTTCGAACCATGTATATATTTCGTCATTTACGCTATATTTTCTATATGTCCACAGTTTGTCCCACGTTAAAGGCACATCTTCAATTATATATTCACGCACATGTGTATCATTAAACAACAAACGTTCCGAAACAATCGTTTTTGAATTCGTGTATGTCATTAAATTATAAATAAAGGAATACAATACAGCAGGTGTAAGCGTATCGGCTGACAAAGGTTTCCATTCTTTGGCGACATAGTTGTCCAATCGTTTTTTATTGTTTTTATTTGCAAAAGCAATAAATGTATATGTTCCATCTTCATCAGAACACCCACAACAGTATTTTGTTATGTTTGTAAGAATATCTTCCACAAATCCAGAATAGAACAATTCCATTGCCCAAAAGATTGCCTCTTTAGAATTATCGAACGATAGAGCCCAGATAAACGATATTTCAACTTCAGATTTTAGATAAAGTAAGCGGGTTAGTGTGGTCATTTTTGCCTTTGCGTTTATTTAGTCATGTAATCATATTCATTTTTTTCTTTCTTCTTTGTCTTATTTATCTATCTTTCTTATTTATCTATCTTTCTTACTTATCTATCTTTCTTATTTTTATCAGAGTATAGAATATAATATGGATAAAATACGACGAGGAAGAGGAAAAGGAACTCAAAAAAGAGTAAAACGAATTCGTAAAGGAGGAGACGGAGAATCTATGCCAGCGCCGGAACCTATACCGGCGCCAGCGCCAGCACCAGCACCAGCACCAGCACCCATAACTGCTCCCCAAACTCAACCGATAAAATCAAATTGGTGGGATAAATTTTTATTTTGGAAAAAACAGGGAGGTAGAAAAACATTACGAAAACGTAAAGATAAAAGATAATTTATATGTAGTATAAAATATGTCTCTATTTATTCACTGTGAAAATCAAGAATTGCTATGGAAAATTATTCATCGCGCAATACATAGCAAGGATGATATGACGGATACATTCCGTCAAATTATACAGCAATTTCACGAAAAATATCCGACGGTTACCACCTATGAGGACCTTGTTTTTGTAAATAAACAGGTCTTGTCGTGTATTTTATTGTCACAAACAAACGAACCCATAAATGAACCCATAAAAAATGACCAAAAAGAAACTGACCAAATAAAAAACGAACCAATAAAAAACGAACCAATAAAAAAAGAAACCGATTATTCGTATAATAATCCGTATATTGTGCCAAAACAAGATGAAATAATATTTAGCGTAGAACGAGATGAACCTATTTCGAATATAGAAGAATTGGTGTCTGCGGAAATGAACGCACGAATGGAATTGTTATCTGAAGTTGCCAAACAAAACAACGATAAGAAAAACACCAAATAAGAAATAAAATTGAACATTTTTTATTTGTATTACATCAACAATAAAACATCAACAATAAAAATGAATTTGCAAGGAAACACTATTGACCGAATTGAGGAGGAAATAAGTATTCAAAAACGATGTTATTTAAAAAATAAAAAGTTAGTATTATCCTCAACAGAATCTGATGAATATATGCATACATATCAATACAAAAATGGAAATTCTCGTATTTTACAATATAATGAATCTATTGAAGATATACTGAATTTAGATACATCACAACTTGGTGATAACGATGATTATCATATTATATGTAATGATTCTATTAATAAATTTATTCCCAATACTTTAAATGGAAATAAATTATATAATAACTGTAAATTATTATTAGTTTATCAACGAACAGAGCCAAATGGAGAAATATGGCGAAAAGGTGCTATACTAAATACGGTAACACACAAAATAGCACTTATTACAACAACTAATTCTGAAACAAATATAACAAAAAATAAAAATAAAGCATTAAAAACACATGATGTAAATTGGTTTGTAGGTAAATATGGATTATCTGCCCCAATTGTATTTTGGAGAGACCTGCAAACTATTATTCGTAATAACTAATATCACATAGTTAGTCTATTACTATATTATAATCAATCGCATAATGAAATATTTAGGTGGAAAACATAAGATTGGTAAAAAGATAGCTGAATTTATGATTTCAAAATATTCTTCAGATAAAGTAAATGGATATTTAGAACCATTTTGTGGTTCTCTTGGAGTATTTAAACATATGACAAATAGTGGATATAAAAAATGTATTGCGTCAGATATTCAACCCGATTTAATTGAAATGTGGAAACAAATACAACGAAACACATTAAAAATTCCAAATAAAATAACAGAAACCGAATATAACAAATTAAAAATTAGTGATATAGATAAACCAAATCCAATTCGAGCTATTGCAGGTTTTTTTTTATCATATGGCGGAAAATATTTTGCAGGATATTCTCAAAAATGGGCAGGAGCTTCTGGACGAAATTTTTTGCAAGAATTTAAAAATGGAATAGAAAAAATAAAACCTCAAATTCAAAAACAAGAAGTTATTTTTGAAAATAAATCATACAATAATTTTCATCCAAATAATATGTTAATATATTGTGACCCTCCATATAAAGGAACTGAATCATATTCATCAGTTGAAAATTTTGACCATAATAAATTTTGGGACACAATGCGTAAATGGAGTAAAAATAACTTTGTATTTATTTCAGAAGAAACCGCCCCAAATGATTTTACGAGTATTTGGTCAAAACAAAAAAGAAGAACATTAGATAAAACCAATAGGTCTAATAAAAAAGAACATTTATTTATATATTCAAAAGGAAAAATATCTTCTTTAAATTCAAGAATAACACAAAAAAATAAACAGCAAAAAAATATACGAAAAACAAGTAAGAATATTATGTAATTTATTTTATTTATTGTATATTTATTTATTTCGAATTTTGACGTTTTCCTATTTTTCTACCGATTTGTGCGTAATTTAGTTGTGATATTGTTGGTAATAATCCTACACAGTCAGCTTCAGTAATCTGTATTTTAAAATACCATTTCCCATTACTACCCCCAGATGATTTTTCCCAATTATTATTGGCATTTTTGAACATTAATTCCAAGTTCAGAAATGACCATTTACATCTATTTTCTTTTTGACGTTTTCCATATTTAAACCAGTGTTGGGCAGATGATGGCGACATTTCATATATTAAACTACGAATACTTGCATGTTTATCATGTTTTTCACAAAAGGGTTTTGTTGTCCATGGATTAATATTTCCAATTATATCCAAGTATTTTGTTGTAAATTCTCCAATTTTCCAACGTTTTCCCCCATTTTCTAATTGTAATTTGTGTCCGATTATTTTCATAATTGTATATTTTGATAATTTACCATTAATAAATTTTTCTGTAATAAAATTGTTTGAACATTTAGTTAAATTGATAAGTTTTTCTTTTTCTCGTGTAAGTGGATTTACTACTTCTTGTTCTTGAATAAACGGATTTACTTGAGGTACATGATGTTTTGCAAATACTGAAAATAAATGAAATTGTTTTCTAATTTCAATCGCCAATATATTATTACTATAAAAGAAGTTTGTCATATCGCATATGATTTAGTGTTTTAATTTAAAAGTATGACTTAAAAAAAAATTTTCAATTTTTTTTATTCAATTGACTTCTATATCGCATGTCACGTCTCACTACATACATATGTTCGTTCTAAAATTTTTGATAATATAAAAATCGGCGTTTGAAATGTTAAAAGGTGTAATATACCATTTTCCAGAGCCAACTTTTACAATTACTATACAATTATTTTCTATTGCTACGGTAATCATTTCATTTAATGTTTTATCATTTTTATGATACATTATACATTCTATTTATAAAGAATAAGTGTTTTTTCCACATCTTCTACGGAAATACTCGTATATTTTGTCTCTCTGTCATACAAACTATATCCAACAATCAATTCATTTGTTTCTTTCCAATACATGAGTCCCATGGCGTATTCGACAATACCTTTTTCAAAGGTAAAAAAGGGACTGTATTTTTTTAATGTGAGGGTTTCTTGGTCCAAGACAATCCAAATATGATAGTAATATCGTCGGTCCTCATAACTCACACAATGGCACAGAAACCATATTTCTTTTGTTGGTAGTTGTTGTAGTTGTTGCGGGGGGTGCGGGGGTTGTTTTGTTTCAATACATATTCCGTTGGATGAGCCTCGTATATGTTTAAAAAAATAGGGTGTCATGTGTTCATGCGTCACAATTAAATTCGATTGTTTTTGGGGTTGTTTTTGTTGTTGTTGTTGGGGTTTTTGTTGTTCTTCTTTTTCTTGTGGTCGTTCGTTCTCAATAACAATTCCTATTTTTAACGGATACCAGCCATACACGTGACAAATATGTCCTTTCGCATCTTCCAACAAAACCCAATTCTTTTCTATTGCTTGTTCGCGTAAAATAGTAGCACCCATATTTTCACCCGTTATCAAATTTATTTTACCGTGTTCAATGCCAATATCATTTGCAGACAATCCACGATTTGCATTGTATATAATTTCATTTGAATAAGAAGTAGAAGAAAAAGGTCTCACATCTTCCAGTCCGACATATACGTTATCGAGAGAGGTATTATACGGCATAATCCATTCCTTTGTTTTTATCCATTTGTTTCTTCTTGTATCTATAATGGACATGACATTGATGGTTGAAATGGTCTCTCTATTCATATATTGTCCCGTATCCGAAATACGGTAATTTACATATCGCACAATCGACACAACATTTCCGTTCGGCAGGCGACAAAAGGAGGGAGTGCTTGAAACAAACTCATCCGGTATTTTTACATGAAAAAGCGTTTTCATATAGTTCATTTGTTGGACTTGATTTGTTTGTGTTTGTTGTTGTTGTTGTGTTATTTGTGGAGCATAGAATTTATAGTTTCGTAAAATACACTGTATGTGTCCGTCATCAATCAACGAACTCGCCATAACTTTCATACACATATTCACCGAATTGTATTCCGGTGCACTCCGGTATCCTGCAAAAACGGTATATTCAAAATCCAATTTCCAGTCATATACCTCCTTCTCCCAAAATAAATAATCCATGACTTTCCCTGAACCCATGGTCTTTGCTCTCTCTTGATCCGCTATCTGATAAAACCGCAACGCCAAATCGTTCTTTAACGACATGCGATAATATCGGACAATTTCATATAAATTTTCAATACGAGACGGATATATTTGATATGCGTCTAACCACGCCGTCACGGCTTTCCCCATAATATCTTCACAAATATCTTTGGTCTGTTGTGGAGTTAAATCCTTGTCTTGTGCCGTTTGTTCTGCGATATGACGATATACACGTCCAATCCAGTAATAACATTGCCACGTTTCTTCAAACCAACCTCCTATCCGAATTCGTCTTTTATACATTTCAATTGCATTTTCATATTGACCTATGTCGCGGTAACTATTCGCCAAATAAAACAAATATCGGTCGTTGTCCGGCAGTTCGTCCAATCCTTTTTTAAGAAGTCGAATATCTCGTTCAAATTTATCGTGTTTGGCTCCTCCGTCGCCAATATCGCGAATGAATATAATGGATTTATCGAATACTTGTCCTTTATAATTGGTTCCGTCCCCCACTTTCACAAATTCGTGGGTAACTCCCCAGTAAAAAATATCAATATTATTACGGACAATACGAATATTTTTATAGTACATGCCTTCATTTCCTTGAAATAAAAAATAGAGGTCATCGGTAAGAATGGATTTAAATTGTTGGGGGGACATGCGAGGGTCAATTTCTATACGCATGTCGGCATCCAGTAATAAAATATAATCGGCAGGCAGGTCGCGACACGCGCGGAGCGCGTGAGAGCGATTGTATCCAAAATCACGGAATGGTTCATGTAGAATAACTCCTCGAATCGGAGAGGGTCTCGTTCGGTTTATTTGTTCAAAATAGTCGCGAATGATTTGTTCAGTTCCGTCACTACTTCCGGTATCTATAATACAAAAAAAATCCAATATATGCACAACGGAATCAAGAAGTCTCGTAATAATTTTGGATTCATTTTTAACAATCATATTTAAACAGAGGGTTTTTGGTTGGTTTATTTTTTGTTGGTTCATTTTTTATGTAAGTAATAACAAATGTTTATTTTATTATTTACGGTTGTTGGTTATCGCCTGTGAAACCTTATCGCAGGTTCGTTGGCATTCTTCCTTTGTTTTGTATCGCATATATGTATTTTTATTATATGAGTTTATTATAGTATTGACTTTATGTGTCAGTATTACTTCATATGGAAATGCACGGTCCTTAATACAAAACAATCGTTTTTTCATACTAATTTCGCGAATATTGGCTACATCAACTCGAATTGACGTGAATTGTCCGTTCATGGTGAATGGTATCGTTATCGAATTCATTTTATTGTTTGTTTGTTTAATTTATATGTTTTATTCCGTTTTTAATTTATCAATTTTCTTTCTACTTTCTACACTAAAAAATAGTTATGGGTGTTTGCGCAACCTTATTTTCCGTCAAAACAGCTTGTAGTCCATATGACACATTTGTGCTGGAGGCAGTGGTCGGTTTGTTTCCATACATTTTTATAGCAGTTGCGGGGTCAGTCGCAACCGTGAGTCGTTGGAAAAGAGATAAATATATATCGGACCCCGACCCAAACTGTATTTTCCATGGGTTTGAAGAGCAGGTTACCGACGGAATTCCTTGGATTTGTTGCGATATTACCAATCCTCCATTCAAATAACAGTCACAAATATTATTATTCACACTGACGATAACATATGTCCATGTCTGAATGGGAAAATTATTTGTAATGGTAATTACATTTGGAACGACCGATGCAGTGGCGGAGGTGGCAGGATTACACGCCGATGCACCACTATTTATTGAAAAAGTCAAGGTAGGACTTGTTGTGCCTAAATCCAATGAAAGGTCGGGAAACCCATACGGAAGAGAGGAAGCAGATGCGGTGAAAATATTTTTGGGAGATTGCGACCACGTATTCACATAAATCCAAACTCCGTAAGAAAAATTGGAGGATTGGGGAGATGAGATAGTTGTTATGGCGGGAAGAGGAGTTGCACTGTTTAACCATACGGATGATATGGTGGTTGTAGTAGAAAAATAGTATTGATACACCAAATACAATAGCACTAAAATAATGATTCCCAAAATTATGTAAACAATAACGGACATATTATATTATATGTGCGGTTTTTTAATTTTATGGATTTATTTTTATGGATTTATAAACAACATATAATATTTGTATTTTTGATATAAGTTATCTCCTCTCCATTCTAACCACTTCAATACACGCAGTTCATATTCATCATCGGTTTCTTGAAAATTTCGCATATTTATGTCACATGCATTTTCCATTTTGGTTCCTGCATACATTGCTTTATGTGATATAGCTTTAAAACGAGTATGTTCATCATACGGAGAACCATAGATATTCATTTTATGTAATCTGTCTGTATTTTGTATTTGTATATGTAATAGATAATAATCACTCGGCTGAATATATTTTGTTACAATAGATTCGGTTTCATACCATATATCGCCTGTTTCTAATTCTGGATATATTATACGATTGTTAATAGGACCCTTACGTTCATCAAAACAATTTCTTAAGATTTTTATTTGCGTCATTTCATCAAACAATTGTTTTCTCGTGTTAATTAAATCTACAGAACGTTCGATTACCGTATTTTTTGACCACATGTCGCAGGTTTTAAAGAATTCGCAGTAATCTCGAACCCGTTTTGCGACCTTTTTAATTTGAAACTGTATTTTTTCTTTTTCAATTAATGCATTCACTTGATTAGCGATTTCTTCTTCTTTTTTAATTAATTCATTCACTTGATTCGTTATTTCTTTTTCTTTTTCAGTGAATGCATCCACTTGATTCGTTATTTCTTTTTCTTTTTCAGTTAATTCATCCACTTGATTCATTATTTTTTCTTCTTTTTCAATTAATTTATCCACTTGATTCGTGATGTCTTCTTCTTTTTCAATTAATTCATCCACTTGATTCGTTAATTCATTCAATTGATTCGTTATTTCTGTATTGTGTTTTTCGACATTGGTAAAATCATCCTCTATAACTCGATCTATTTCTTTGATGGACCCGTTTATTTTGTGTATAGAATCTACTATTTCGTCATTGGATTCATACAACTTTTGCACTTTATCAATAAAGTCCATGATTTTTTGTTTTATTCTTACGAGTTCAGTAATAAGAATAAAACTAACAATTCCAACAGTAAAGGTTATGAAAATATACGACATGATTATTTGATTGATTTTGTATTAAAAAAAGATTTTCAATTTTTCAAATAAGGGATTTTGATTTACGAAAACTATTTTATTAAACACTTATTGTTTAAATTCTGAACACAATATATAATATTTATATTTTTGATATAAGTTATTTGCTCTTAACTCTAACCACTGTAATATACGTAGTTCATATTCATCTTCGGTTTCTTGAAAATTTTGCATATTTATTTCACATTCATTTTTTAAAACTAGTGACATTTGTTGATATGATGTTATTATTTCACTTGATTTAGTCACATTTAAATAAAATATATGATAATTATTTTTTGATATGTATTTTTGTATAATTAAATATGCTGGTCCTTCTGGATTTATTGTAAAATGCTCTAATACTGGAAAAGCTATAATATTTGATGTTGGATGTTCTGGACGTTCTGGACGGTTTGATAAAATTTGCATTCTATAATGAATTGATTGAATAATATCTTGTCTTGCGCCAATTGGGTTATTTTCTATTCTATTTTTTGACCACAGTTCGCACGTTGTAAAGAATTCACAGTAATCTTGAACACGTTTTGCGACCTTTTTAATTTGAAACTTTATTTTTTCTTTTTCTCTTCTTTCTTCTTCTTTTTCAATTAATGTATATATTTGATTTGTTATTTCTTCTACTTGATTCGTGATTTCTTCTTCTTTTTCAATTAATTCATTTACTTGATTCGTTATTTCTTCTTCTTTGTCAATTAATGTGTTCACCTTGTCCGTTATTTTTTTTTCTTTGTCAATTAATGTATTCACTTTATCCGTTATTGCTGTATTGTGTTTTTCAACATTGGCAAATTGTATGTCTTCTTTTTCAATTAATGCATCTATTTTATCCGTTATTTCGGTATTGTGTTTTTCGACATTGGTAAAATCCTCCTCTATAACTCGATCTATTTCTTTGATAGACCCGTTTATTTTGTGTATAGAATCTACTATTTCATCATTGGATTCATACAACTTTTGCACTTTATCAATAAAGTCCATGATTTTTTGTTTTATTCTTACGATTTCCGTAATAAGAATAAAACTGACAATTCCAACAGTAAAGGTTATGAAAATATACGACATGATTATTTGATTGTTTGTTTTGTTTGTTTGATTTATGTAATTAAAAAAAGTTTTTCAATTTTTTTCGATTTGTTTATCATGCATTAATTAATCCATTTTCTTTCCCTTGTTTTTCAGAGTTTTTTTAACGGGAATTTGTTCAATCATTTTTTCCAATTCAATAATATCTGTATCCATATCATCCATAAAAGATGTCATGCATGTTGAAATCTCGCGTATTTGAATCGTCTGTTCTCCGGCGAACTCACATAATTCTTTGACGGCGCCTTTTACCGTCAATAACGTTTCTTCTATTTTTGCAATTTTTTTTTCATATTCATCGAATTTTTGTTTTAATCGGTCTTGTTCTTTCACGAGAAAGAATAGGGAGACAAGTATTACATATACGACAATGTTTTGATTTGTGTAGAATAATTCGTACATTTTATTTGATTGTATTTGTTTTGTTTGTATTTGTTTTTACAAGAAAAAATAAATCAATTTTATCTTGGAAAATTAAATGACATAAACAATAAATAATATATTTTTGTAATAAACGAATAAAATGACAGACTATACCGTAACAGAATTAAATTTATCGGGACAACAATTAACAGTTTTACCGGATTTATTTCTCTATACAAATTTACAAACATTATATTGTGACCATAATCAACTAATTTCTCTCAACAATCTTCCTCTTACTTTACAAAAATTAAATTGTGCAAATAATAATTTTACTTCTCTAACCAATCTTCCTCCCAATCTACAAATATTAATTTGTCGTGAAAATAAATTAACTTCTCTTGATAATCTTCCTTCCAATTTACAATACTTATATTGTAGAAATAATAAATTGACTTCTCTGGACAATCTTCCTCCCAATCTACAAAAATTATATTGTGAAACTAATCTACTGACTTCTATTGACAATCTTCCTACCAATCTACAAATAGTAAATTGTATTGATAATCAACTAACTTCTCTTGACAATCTTCCTCCGAATCTACAAGAATTAGATTGTGCAAATAATAATTTGACTTCTCTGAATAATCTTCCTCCGAATCTACGCATGTTGTATTGTTCAAAGAATCCACTAACTTCTCTCGACAATCTTCCTCCCAATTTACAAACATTAGATTGTTCAAAGATTCTACTAACTTCTCTCGACAATCTTCCTCCCAATCTACAAAAATTATATTGTAGTAATAATCAACTAACTTCTCTCGACAATCTTCCTCCCAATTTACAAACATTATGGTGTGAAGAGAATCAACCCGCAAGGCTCGGCGGAGCTGAGTCCGCCTTTGGCACTTCTCTAAACAATCTTCCTCCCAATTTACAAACATTATGGTGTGAAGAGAATCAACCCGCAAGGCTCGGCGGAGCTGAGTCCGCCTTTGGCACTTCTCTAAACAATCTTCCTCCCAATTTACAAACATTATGGTGTGAAGAGAATCAACTTGCAAGGCTCGGCGGAGCTGAGTCCGCCTTTGGCACTTCTCTAAACAATCTTCCTCCCAATTTACAAACATTATGGTGTCGCAACAATCAAATTACTTCTCTTGACAATCTTCCTCCCAATTTACAAGAATTATGGTGTCGCGACAATCAAATTACTTCCCTTGATATTTTACCTCTTACTTTACAAATATTACGTTGTGAAAACAATCCAATTGATACAACATGCAAGGAACTATATGGATTTGAACTTTCTGAAAAAACAATTGAAAAATACAATGAAATCAAACGATTGGAAAAAGAATGTTGTCCGCTACTTAAATGAAACGACAGAAGAAAATTGATACATATATTATTTATTTTTTAATCAAACAAATAATAAATGACAGACTATACCGTAACAGAATTGAATTTATCTTGTCAAAATCTAACAGTTTTACCGGATTTATCTCTCTATACAAATTTACAAACATTATATTGTGACCAGAATCAATTGACTTCTCTCGAAAATCTTCCCACCAATTTACAAACATTAAATTGTTACAATAATAAACTAACTTCTCTAACCAATCTTCCTCCCAATCTACAAATATTAAATTGTTACAATAATAAACTAACGTCTCTTGACAATCTTCCTCCCAATCTACAAATATTAACTTGTTCAAACAATACACTGACTTCTCTAACCAATCTTCCTCCCAATCTACAACAGTTATATTGTCATAACAATCATCTCACAAGTCTCGATAATCTTCCTCTTACTTTACAAAAATTATATTGTTATGAGAATCAACTCACTTCTCTGGACAATCTTCCTCCAAATTTACAAAAATTATATTGTTATGAGAATCAACTCACTTCTCTGGACAATCTTCCTCCAAATTTACAAACATTACTTTGTTTAAATAATCAACTCACTTCTCTTGACAATCTTCCTCTGAATCTACAAGGATTAAATTGTTCAAACAATCAACTCACTTCTCTTGACAATCTTCCTCTGAATCTACAAGGATTAAATTGTGAACATAATCATTTTACTTCTCTCGAAAATCTTCCTCCCAATTTACAAAAATTATATTGTGGAAATAATCAATTGACTTCTCTGGACATTCTTCCTCCCAATTTACAAGAATTATGGTGTTCATTTAATCAACTGACTTCGCTGGATAATCTTCCTCCCACTTTACAATACTTAGAATGTAATGACAATCAAATTGTAAGTCTTTTTGGAACTTCTTTTCCTTCCGGATTACGAGAATTATATTGTGACAATAATCAACTCACGTCTCTTGATATTTTACCTATTTTGTTAGATGTATTATATTGTTCCAATAATCAACTTACTTCTCTTGATTATCTTCCTTTGTTAGAAGATTTGTGTTGTAATAACAATCCAATTTATACACTATATGGATTTGAACTTTCGACAAAAACAATGAACCAATACAATGAAATTAAACGTATGGAAAAAGAATGCTGTCCTCTATTAAAATAAAACTGCCTGTTAATTAAAATTGATAATATAATTCATATTTTTTTACAATAATCAAATGAATCAAATAAACCAAATGAATAGTTCCAACCCCGAATACGTCTATGATGAATACTTAGATTGTGAAAAGAATCCGATTTATACAACATGTAAAGAACTATATGGATTTGAACTTTCTATACAAACAATTGAAAAATACAACGAAATCAAACGATTGGAAAAAGAATGTTGTCCTCTACTGAAATAACACTTTTGTAAATGTTGTCCTCTACTGAATGATATCATAAACAGCATTTTTGTCGATTTTAGTGAAAGACTCATCAATAAGTTTTTTTATCTTCTCAATTTTATCGCCCAGTTCCTGAAACTTTGTATTCGCATCTGTTTGGCAATCTGGGTTTTTATCTGGATGTAATTTTAATGTCATTTGTTTATACATACTTGTAAATTTTTTTGTAAAAAACTCTTTATTATTATTCGCCGGATGTTCCTGCATATCTTTAAAAATAGTATCAATCTTTTTTTTTAATTCATTTGAAACATTATTAATATTTGATGATACACACCCACTTTGTTTTGGTTTTGGTTCGGGTTTTGGTTCGGGTTTTGGGTCGGGTTTTGGTTCGGGTTTTGGTTCAGGTTCAGGTTCAGGTTTTTGTGGTTTTTGCGCAGGTTTATACGAATATGGATGACCCTCTCTCTTTTTCGCCTTTTCTCGAATTTCATCTAAATTTATAGATTCGGTCGAACTCTTTTTTTTATTTTCATATGGCTGACTTTCCCGCTTTTTCGCCTTTTCACGAATATCATTTATGTTAAATGCATTTTCATCAAACGGAGAAGAGGGAGGAGAAATATCCATTTTTACGGACCGTATTTTTTTACGCATAACAACTCTCTTTGTTTTATTTGCATTTTTTGGTTTTATTTTCCCATGAATACGATTTGCTTTATAAGTTCGGTTTTTCAATGTTTTTTTAATAACCATTATATATTAAAAACAGAAAATTAATACACAGCTTCTATTTCCACGAGGAGGAAGAGGACGGGGAAACAGGATTCGCCTTTACCTTAACCTTTTTTAACATGCCTACATTAAATCCCTTGTTTTGTTCTACTTTAGGTTGTGTTGGAATCGCCGCCATCTGCATTTGTTTATTTTTTAAATGTTTTTTTGGTGGTTTTGGAATATCAATGGACGAAAAGGAGGAGGAAGCAGAAGCAGAAGCAGAAGCGGAAGCAAGTGGCTCAATATGTTTACGTCTTTCCAATAATTTTATTTCGATTTCATTCAATGGACGCGGTTGTCGAGAAAAAGGTATCTGTTTAAATGTTTTGCGATTCTGACGAATTTGTGACATAAGAGATACATCATTCTTACGTTTTTGTTGAAGATTTTTTTGGGTTTTTTGGCGATGTTGTTTTGCGATATTTTTTTTACGACTTTCTTTCTTTTTTATTGCCCAATTGCGATTTTTAAATCCTAAAATGCGAAGATCCATTATATAATTATACCATATTTTTTTCTTTGTCTTTTTCTTTTTCTTTTTCTTTGTCTTTTTCTTTTTCTTTTTCTTTGTCTTTTTCTTTTTTTTCCTTTTTTCTTTGTCTTTTTCTTTGTCTTTGTCTTTTTTCTTTGTCTTTTTTCCTTGTCTTTGTTCTTCTCTCTCTAAATATGAATGGACATAAACCAGTAATAATGAAAGAATTATATATATATATGGAAGAATCAATCCCTCCTATTTTACATTTTCCTATTTACGACCCTCGCCAAATAAGCGAATTCAAAACAATGACGTTTTCAAATTATAAAAAGATTGAAGTGAAAGACGCTCTTATAAAATCCATGTCACAAGAAAAGGTTGAACCCGCATGTCACTGGTGCGCCGAACTTATTTGTAGCGGTCAGTTTATGGAAATCTGGGAGACACTTCTTTTATTTATCGGAAAACATATTCATATAGCAAATCCAAAAATCGTTATTTATTTACAGAAACGTTTCTCTCAATTTCGCGATATCATGATACAGGGACATTTCGCCACAGAACTTGAACTTCGTAACAATCGTATGATTCGAAATATGTTCGCCGAAATTGTGTGTATCATGTCGACATCGGCAAAAAAGAATAGTTTTGAACAAGTGAAAATCCAGCGCGAGGAATTTGATATGACCAATCATACACGAATTAAAGCGGATTCTCTTGATTATGCTCGCCCCATTATGAAAAAAGAAGACCCTCTCGAATTAACATTGGCTATCAATGAATTTTCCTACGATTTAAAAAACAATAATATGTTAAATGCGTGTTATTGGATTGAATGGTTAATTGAGTTTGATGTTATTTGTAAAACGCGTGGAGATAAATGTTTTGCCGAAAAACGCACTGAATTATCGGTAGAAAATAAACACAAATGCGATATAATATGGATTTTATGGGAGGCAATTCTGTATTATGGAGAGGAGAAACACAAACCCGAATTTATACAGAAAACACTTTTGGCACTTCACGATTTATTTTGTATTAAATATACCACAGGAACACCGAAAAAACGGCGGTATTTGCTTTATTTTGCGGTGGAATTAATTACAGAAACCGTGGATTTTGTATCACCTGCTTTTATTACCGACCGAGAATTAATGCAAACTGTGGTGGACCAAATCGACCAAGTGTATAAACAAATAAAAAAGCATGAAATTATAGATGAAAATGCCAACTATATGTTTATGGGATTGTCGGAAAAGGAGATTAATTTAAAGAAATCTCTCGGAAAAATGGAACTTATGAATTCGGCGGATTATTCGGGAACTCGTGATTAAAATAAATGCATACAATATATGTATATGAATATAACGAAAAAAAGAAGAGGTAAAAAAATTGAAAAATTTAAAAAAAGTAGAGGGAGTAATAAAAGTAAAAGTAGAAAGATGATGAAACAACATGGAGGAGGCAAAGAAATAAAAGACAAAGAAACAAAAGAAAAAGACAAAGAAAAAGAAATAAAAGACAAAGAAAAAGAAATAAAAGACAAAGAAAAAGAACAGAACAAAATTATTGGAGAAGGAACTCACGGAACAATTCGAGTCATGGACGAAAATAAAGTCATCAAAGAATTCAAAAATATAAAACAAAAAGGACATACATTATGCCCTCGTATTTTAGATGAAATTAATACAACTTGTGATACGGTTCAATACGAATATTTAGTTCAAAAATATATTGAATCGGAATTATCAAAAACACATATACGAGTTATTGTGCCAAAAGCATATACATTTTCGTCTACGCCGGATACATGTCAATATGAAATGGAGAGAATTTCACCTTTAGCTCCATTAGCTCCATTAGCTCCATTAGCTCCGGTTTCACCTTTAGCTGATGCGCCACTTATACAGGTAAATATAAGCGACCCAGATATGAATCAATATTTGCCAAACGTGGGGCATTTTTTGGGATTGAATGTATTGCCGCTCAAAATATTCAAAATGTCCAAAGAAGAATTTGTGTGTGAAATAGGAAAATTGTTTTCATTCTTTCATTTCCAGTTATTATTTGACGGATATGACTGTGAATTGTTGTTGGGAAAACTTTCTACGAAAAATGTGATTGCGTGTATTGATTTTGATAAAGTTTCGTGTATTGAATACAAAATTGGGTTTATAGCAAAACGAAAAATAGATGAACAAACCACGGATAACTATGAATTTACAAGTTCGAAAAAAATAGCCTCCTTTTTATTTGGCGCACTTATCAGTATGTCTTTATTACCAACCGACCACGCATTAAAAGAATCCTTTTTACTCGGATATCGCGAATATGTGAATTACGATGATGAAATGATGGTGGAAACATTGCATCATATGGTGGAGAGAATTTATGAATACGAAGTTTATGAATACGAAGTTTATGAATACGAAGTTTAGTCAATGGATTTTGGCAAAGATATAGTTTCTTTTTCTTGTGTTTGTGTTTCGGTTTGCATGTCATTCTTTTTTAATGCGAGAGTTCGGACAATTTTTGTTTGTCCGCTTTGTTCGTATTGACGATAAAAATATCTGACCAAGGATATTGAATTTGCCAAAATATTCATTGCGGTGCAATATGTAATTACACCATAATATGACCCCGGTTCTTCTATTTGAATAGAATACCACCAATAGGGGGGAATATACAGCATCATTCCTCCCGTTACATCATATTCTAACATTTGGATATTCTCATTTTTATTATCTTTCCCTTTATAGTCGCTGCGAAATTCATATTTTTCATAATCGTATATTGGATGCATATATTTTGAACTTTTAAAAGGCGTCATTTGTACCGTAATGCGACCTCCCTTCATAGGAACATAGATAAATTTACGCGAATCTGTATGATGTCGCATTATCGTGCTCGCTCCCTTACTACCAAAACAGACATCATATATAGTATGACATGTGTAATTCGGTTTGATATATTCATGAAACGAATCAAAATATTCCTCCAACACAGTCGCCTGAACGAATTCTTTGTTTCCTTCGCTAATATAATGTCCCGTCGAATCTGTATCCATAAGTGCCAATGCACTTGAAAAGGAAAGAGGTATCGAATCATCACTGGGTGTATCATTTGTATCACGCACATTTACAAATACATCTTGTTGCCCCACTTTTGCGGATAAATCTTCTAAAGACAGTGTATTCAAGTAATGAAACGTTGAAATAGTTGGTGCAAAATCAAATAAAATGGGCTGTTTTAATTGACATATTTCTTGGAGATGCGTGTTTCCGGCGTAATCTATTTCATAGATTTCATATTGGTCACCCTTTTTAAATTGGTCCATAAAATGAAGATAAAATAAAAAGAGAACAACGAAAATACCGATATATAAAAACATATTATGTATGTGTTCTATATTTTCTTTTACTTCAAGAAACGAGTAAATCTTCTCTTTTTCCAAGATAAAATTGATTATTGTTCTTTATATTTTGTATTATTAACTACAATGAATTTATTAGAAATATTTACATATGCAGATGGAGCAATTTATGAAGGAGAGTGGAAAGAGAATAATAGACATGGTCAAGGTAAAATGACATTTGTAGATGGAGATATCTATGAAGGAGAGTGGAAAGACAATAAAAGACATGGTCAAGGAATATTTAGATATACAGATGGAGCAATTTATGAAGGAGAATTCAAAAATGGTCAAATGAATGGTCAAGGAATATTTACATTTGTATATGGAGATATCTATGAAGGTGAATGGAAAGAGAATGAAAAACATGGTCAAGGAACATTTACATTTGCCGAAGGCGATATCTATAAAGGAGAATTCAAAAACGATGATGTGAACGGTCAAGGAACATGTACATATGTCAATGGAGATATCTATGAAGGTGAATGGAAAGAGAATGAAAAACATGGTCACGGTCGAATTACATATGCAAATGGTTCTGCCTATGAAGGTGAGTGGAAAAACGATAAAAAACATGGATATGGAAAAACAATTGAGGAAGGTTACTGGAAAGACGGTGAATTTATTGAAAGTGTTTCGCAACTACCTTGTATAAAATAATCGTCGGACCGTGGAGGGAGCGATACAAATAACTTTTTATTAGAGAGGTTCAATCTTCTACATCGTTTTCTCCAAAATATATAAAAAATGATTTTCATTGGCATCCTCTGTAACTGAATCTATCTCTACTTTACTTCCATCCTTCAACCCCCATTTTCCATGAACGAAAAACCCACAAAACAACGCATCATTAATGATATCGGACATTTCTTCCATATATAACGTTTGTTCATTTTGGCGTATATTTGCAGTGGATTTATCTGTAAATGTTTCGGTAAATACCATATGTTTATCTGAGGACGAAGAAGAAGGCGTATCATATTTGGATTGATACATCACTCCATTATCAAGGATTTTTGGCATGGCTTGTGTATTGGATGGTTTGTTTGGTGTTGGACTCATGAGCGATGAAAGCATAGTTCCAAAATGAAATGGATTGAATGTATTTTGAGAGGGAATCGTTAAATTAAATCGGGGATTATTCACCACGTGCAAGACCAAATACCCGCCATTTTTTAACCAATGATGACAATTCTTGAAAAATGCGATTTTATCTTTCATTTGATAAATGGTTTTGTCTAAACACAAAATATGGGTAAACGACCCACGGTCATACAATAAAGAATCAGTAGTTGCGTCGCCCTGTTGAACCGCTTCTTTTAACGTCGGCAAATTGTGTTTCACATGTTCGACCATGGCATTCGACTTATCAATTCCATAGGCGCGGTATCCGTGTCCAGACAAATAATCTATAATTGCCCCCGTGCTACACCCAACATCTAAAAATGTGCTGGCATTGGGAGAGGGTTGGGTTGCTTGAATAATGGCATTTAATTCGCGCTCTATGCGTGTTGCCGACGGATGAATATCATCGTATACTTGAACATAAAAATCATCATAAATATCGTCGTTGCGTTTTAAAAGAAATCGTTTGTTCTGGTCGAATCCCTCGGTTTGTTGTTTGCCATACATACGATTGTAAATGACTAAAATCAAGAGAAAAAGAGATATAAGAATAAGAACTTTTAACCACCGAGTTTGTGCATTTTTTGAGAAAAAAACCGATGGAATAATTTGCATCTTTTATTATGTGTAGAAAGAAAGAAGAAAGAAGAAAGAAGAAAGAATTCTTTATTCATCATATTCATCACTATCATATTCATCGGTATTATTCGGCAAATGTGTATATAAGAATCGCCGATTCTGTATTTCTAATTTATTTCGTTGCACCACATTTATATATTTTGTTTGAAACAATGCCTCTTCGGTGTTTGTATAGTATAATTTTCGTCCAAACGTTTGGTTTTTTATCGAAAACTGAACTAAATGTAACATAAATTTTTGTTTCAGAGTACGTCTATTATTTGTCGATGTTTCATGTCTATATACATAAAATGCCCGTAAAGCCGGTTTAAAAGCATCCATCAATACATCTTCGGGAAAATCGGGGTCTATACGTATTTCATATTTACTGCTACCATCTTCTTTATAAATACCATCTTCCCGAATTGGCTCTCGAATATTCATATGGTCGATCCGAATACGGTTGTTATAAAATTCCAACATTTGATGAATTATGTGTGTTGGTGGGTGAAGTAATCTACAATACAATACATATTCAAATATTTCGTGTTTGTATGTGTGTGCAAATTTGGCGCTATTCATTTCACACAGAAAGAACAAATGAAGCAATATAGGTAATGTAGTCCGAAAATGGTCGGAAAGTGCGAAATATATATTATATAGAGCCGATTTGGTAAATGGTTTGTTATTGTATGGATTTTTTATCGCCAACGGTCCGTCAATATAGGTGAGTGCCGTTAACATAAGATGAATAAGTTCTTTGTGTGTAAATAAATACGTGAATTTTCCTTCATGTAAAGCCAATACATGGGGAGATGTTTTATAAATGGGTTCTTGGTATAAATCCGTTGTATTATGCACAAGTCGTGTTTTATGGATTTTATTCATTATACATCGGGTAAGAAGACGACTGGTTCGTTGCATTTTATAAAACACTTCCATAAATTCTTGTTTTGTGCGGTCATCGATAAATGTATTTCGCATAAATTCTCTATATAAATCGTATTTTATTTGGGTGCGTTTATAAAGAGCCATAGCGGAAATAAGATTTGGCGCGGGATTTGTTGTAGTTACGATATTTGTATTGTTTCGACTTTTGTTAATATATATTTTTAAATAAATATCAATAATTTTATTTTTGGATATCATTTCGCCAATTTCGTAAAACATTTGTTGGTATTTTATGTATTTAACAATAAATATTATTTCAATTTTTTACTTTGCATTATTTTATGTATTTATATAATATAATGAAAGGAGGTGAAACCAAAAAATATTCAGTTGGTATATATGAAGGAGAGTTAAAAGATGGCAAAAGAAATGGAGAAGGTACAATGACATACAAAAATGGAGAAACCTATCAAGGAGAATGGCAAGATGATAAAAAAAATGGAGAAGGTGCAATGACATACAAAAATGGAGAAACCTATCAAGGAGAATGGCAAGATGATAAAAAAAATGGAGAAGGTGCAATGACATACAAAAATGGAGAAACCTATCAAGGAGAATGGCAAGATGATAAAAAAAATGGAGAAGGTACATATAATTTTGAAGATGGAAGAAAAATCTATCAAGGAGAGTGGGAAAATGATGAAATAAATGGATATGGTAAAATGGATTATTATGAGGACGATGATTTACCATATGAAGAATATGAAGGAAATTGGGAAAATGGTGATAGAACCGGACACGGTATAATGAAATATTATGATGTTGGTAATACGAATGATGTATATCAAGAATATGATGGAAATTGGGAAAATGGTGATAGAACCGGACACGGTATAATGAAATATTATGATGTTGGTAATACGAATGATGTATATCAAGAATATGATGGAAATTGGGAAAATGATGAAATAAATGGATATGGTAAAATGGAATATTATGTATACAGTAAAAAGAAATATATTGGTGAGTGGAAAAATAATCAAAAAGATGGTATTGGAAATATGACATATTCTGATGGAACTGTTGAAAATGGAATATGGAAAGAAGATATTTTTATAGAACCTTTGTTATATACGATGAAAGGAGGTGTCATAAAACAACTCCATAAAAAAATAAAACGAATGACACGTAAACGAAAAAATACTGTCTCACGAAAAAAACGTACAACTTCTTCCGTGTTAAAGAGAAAAAGAAAGATAAATAAAACAAAAAAGTCTAAAACAGTATAAATTATATGGTCGGCATGGGAATGCATACGGCATTTCCACTATCCCACTCGGTTCCCGTCGAGCAACAATTTGACCCCACACATCCATTAAATCCGCCTAATAAATTTCCCGCTAATTCCGATGCAGTGTTTGTAGCCGTTGTTGCGGTAGCGGACGATTGTATTGCGGGAGGATTCAAATTATATTGTGTAAAATCCATATTGCTCCGCAAACTCATATTCCACCATGTCATGCCAATTATAATACTAACAATAAAAACAATCAATACCGTAAAAAACGCCGACGGAAAAAAAGGCACGAAGGAGTGAAGTAAATTCGAACAAAATATAAGAATAAGTCCTATAACAACTACCTTTACCATATACACATATTCTCCGTATTTTTTATTGTAACTTTCATTAAATTGAATCACCCGTTCCTGCGTTTGAATGGCGTTGTTTACCGTTTGTTGTTTTTGTTGAAGACGTGTGTTTTCGTTGTTTAATATTCCCTGTAAATTCTGTATATTATTCTGGTAGTCGTTAATAACTCCAGATGCCAATGATGTCGTATATGTGGATGTTTGTGGTGTTGCCATACCTTCTGTTTTGTCATAATAATACGACGTATTAAAACTTTCACTACATGTTCCCGTTAGAAAACATGTATTTATGCTATTTGAAATTTGACTAACTATACCGGCTTCATTTTGCACTTCCGATGATAATAAGGCGTTGTCGGCATGTAATGAACTTTGTGCCATATTTGCCTGTATAAGTTGATTGTTCAATGACTGATAACTATTTTGCAATGAAACGTAATTATTACAAATATCAATGACTTCTTGCTGTAAATTCATGTTGCTTTTCAACAATACGCCATTTTTTTCGTAACACGCATTTAAATTGTCTTTCATTTTATCCATTTTTTTTTGCAATGTGGCGGTTTCGGTAGTTGTAGAAATCGCTTCCGCCACACCCGTTGAAGAAGACATGGGTTCTATTTGTTTTTTTTGTTCTTGGTGTTCTTCTATTTGTTTTTGTGATTTGTTTGTATGAAATCCTTCTGCCAACGCATATATTTGTTGATACCACGCCCCCCCCAATGGATTTTTCGTTGGAGAGTGTGTTCCACCGGGGCATTTTCCACTTCCATATTTGGAATATTGTTGCCCCGTTCCGCTAAAACATTGACCTCCATCTTGAAGACCAATGACCGTATCATTTGAATCGGTTTGTTTCCAACATTCAATCAACGCTTGGCTCATTTTTCCGGCATGTGCATTTTGAATAGCTGAATTACTTATATTTTGATGCTGATTTGGAAGAGTACGACTAGGAACGTCATTATAACATCCAATATACGTAAATCCGGGTAATTGTGATGACATATGATACTTACTTTATATAAAGATAATCAAGTATCGCTAAACCTAACGATTATATGTAGAAAATGGTTCCATCAAGGTATGACCGCTCTTTTTAATAGGTGGTTGTGTTGGGTCCATTTTTGTGTATAATTCTTCGCGCGTTAGATATAATTTCTTTAGATCTGAATCGGGGGCTTTATGTATAGGTGCATAGGTATGTCCTATATATCCAGTATCATTTGCGCTTTCAATAAACATTTGTTTTCGTAAATCGTCGGCATTATGTGTTAAATATGCGCGATACTGCCAATTGGACTGGATTCCATTTTTTTCAATAATGGTTTTATTTATATCCGATGTTGGCTGATAGGAGGCAATAATAGTTCTGCCGTCGGACATAAGAGGGGGGTAACCGTCATATAAATTATTGTCAGAATATCCTCTAAAATTCGATGGATTCATATTTATTTATAGGTAGATAAATATGTTATATGAAATTTGTTACTTCTTATGATTTTTCTAATATACGCACTAATTCATTATGTTTTGTTTTTACATTAAATTGAATTTTTTTTTCAATTGCGATTTTTTTTAACTCTGATAAACTTAATTTACTATAGTCTATTTTTTCTTGTAGAATAGGTTCGTCTTGTAGAATAGGTTCATCTTGTGTAATAAGTTCGTCTTGTAAAATAGATTCTTCTTGTAAAATAGATTCTTCTTGTAAAATAGGTTCGTCTTGTAGAACAGATTCTTCTTGTAAAATAGGTTCGTCTTGTAGAACAGATTCTTCTTGTAGAACAGATTCTTGTTGTAGAACAGATTCTTGTTGTAGAACAGATTCTTGTTGTAGAACAGATTCTTGTTGTAATAAAACTTCTTCTATTTCAGACACAAATTCTTCTTGTAATACAAGAGTTGGCTTATCTTCTTCTTCTGGTATAAATTCTTCAAGGGTAATAGATTCATCGCCATCATCGTCTTCTTGTTCATCGTCTTCTTGTTCGCCGTCATCATCATCATCTTGTTCGTCTAAAAAATATGTGTTTATATCTTCAGCTTCAGCTTCAGCTTCTGTTTCTTCTTCCTCTTTCTTTACAACAGGAGTATGTTGAACTTGGTCAATACATTGATTTATTCGACGCTTTACAAGCTGAATTTCATCGATAGTTCGACTAATCATTGATAAAAATGTATCGGTTTTTTGTTCTAATAATTGTATCCTATTTTTGTAATGATAAATTAGGAATAAAATTAAAATAAACGTTATTCCTAAAGTTAGCCAAAGCGAACTTTCTACGTAATTAAAAAATGCCATTTAATGTATTATTATTTCTTTATAATTTATTTGATTTTATTTAACGCGCGCAAAAAAAATTGAAAAAGATATAAACAATAAATACGAATAAACAAACAAATAAAATATGGCACTACTTGGATATATAATCGGTAAAACAGTTATTGTGACAGTTGCAGGAATTTCAGGGTTTATTGTCGGTGGTCCAGTTGGGGCAGGAATTGCAATTAGTCAAGTATGTGTAGCAACAGGCGTTACCGAAATTGTATTACTAACGTCTCCATTATAACCGGTCAAATGTCATTAAATATAAAAATTGGTTTACATCTCCCAATATTTCATCTCGCACATTTAATAAATCGCTGTTATCGGATGGGTCGAAACTACGGTTCATATGGATTAATAATTGTCGAAATTCGGTCAATCGTTGTTTAAAATCTGTATCATTTTTACAATCATGAAATTGTAATGTTTTATGCGTCATTTGAATTCTTGATGCATCTTTACCCAATAATATTTCAACAAATTTATCAATATTTTCGTTCAAACGTTCATACAAATCATCGGTTGCTTTATGTTGTGAAAATACACGAGTTTTCCAATGATACAGTTTGACTAAATTTAATGTTTCCATAAATATTTTAACAATGTCGGATTTTATCGTATTTGTTATCGTTTTTTTGGGCACACCTTTTACGGTTTTATTTTTTTTATTTTTTATTACTGTATTTTTTTTCGTTTGCATTATATTTTAGTGTTACATTTTAGTTACGTTAAATAAAATGTAAAAATACACACATGTATCATATATGGAAGAACCACCATTGTTTTCAGGTTATTTTAATCTTCCGATTTCTTATTTAGAAAAACAAGTTCATCCTCTCTCACCTACCATTGCGGAAGATTTGGAATTGGATGTAAGTAGAAATATCGACCAAGAAACGACAGAACAAAAAGAATCAACAAAAGAAAAAGAAAATAAATCCATGTATGCACATTTGATGCATCCGACCCACGAATTTGGTCGTCAAATGACCCATTCATGGAAATCTACATTTACCTCCGATACGAGTTTTTTACAGCAAACGCAAGACATTTTATTGGACTTGTCCAAGGATGAACATGTGCCAAACCTCCATATTAACGGAATAAAAGAAATTTGGGCAAGAAAATGTGATGCCGATTTTATCAATAAATATCAATATTTGGAATGGGATGTGTTGGCTTCTCTCAATCGTTCATCGTCGTTTCTGCAAACACTCGCAACATTAAAATACGCAAGTCCGTTAATCTCTCTTCTTCTTCCCCTATTTCTTCTTTGCATTCCTTTTTTTCTGTTGAAAATAAAACGCATTCCTATTACGATACACACATATATAGATATTTTAAGTGTAATAGCGAAAAACCATTTTATAGGAAAAATATGTAATGTTCGCCCAGACGCACAAAGTATTATTTATGTACTATGTTATCTCGGCTTCTACGGATTGTCCATGTATCAAAATATGGCAGAATGCTGGCGAATGACCGCGAATTTACAGCAAATGCACACAGATATGCATCAAATGCTTTCGTATGTACATACGAATACACAACACATGGATGCGTTTTTATTGCGTTTTTCGTCCAAATCCGCCTATGCGCCTTTTTTAAAAGATATACAAATACACAGAGAACGATTGATGTGTTGGTATACAAAGAATGCATGGCTACTTGATACAAAAGCCATATTTGGAATTACACATACACCTTTTATGGGTAAGCTAATGCAAATGTATTATATGTTTTATAAAGATAATGACTTGGATGCAAGTTTTCGATTCTCGTTTGGATTTGAAGGTTATTTGGACAATATTCTGGGGATTCATCGTCAATTGTTATCGGGGACTCTACAATGCGCCATTTTCATCGACCCGCCAGAACAACCCAAACAAAACAAAAATAAAATCGTTCGAAACAAAAAAACAAAACCATGTATTATAAAGAATCAGTCGTATCCAATTCAATTACACGAAAATGTAAAAAATACGGTATCTCTCTCTAAAAATATTATTTTAAGTGGAGTAAATGCTTCTGGTAAAACAACCACATTAAAAACAACCATGTTGAATATTATATTTTCACAACAATTTGGTGTTGGATTTTATGATGCATGTTCTATCATTCCGTATACACACATTCATTCGTATTTAAATATTCCTGATACATCGGGAAGAGATAGTTTATTTCAAGCCGAATCTCGCCGGTGTAAAGAAATATTAGATATTATTAAAGATGAAACTGACATAGAAAAAGAAAACAAACAAGAAAAAGAAAACAAACGCCATTTTTGTATTTTTGACGAATTGTATTCAGGAACAAATCATAATGACGCAGTAAAATCATCTATTTCTCTTTTAAAATATCTTGACCGACATGAAAATGTTACTTTTTTATTGACAACTCATAATGTTGATGTATGTAAATATTTTAGTGATGTCAGCGAAAAAGATGGAATCGAAAAAGATTCTATCGAAAAAGATGGAATCGAAAAAGATGGAATCGAAAAAGATGTCAAAATACCTGATTTTCACGCCAGTCATAACATAAAAAATTATCATATGGAAAAATATCATTTATCGGAGGGAATTTCAGAGATAGAAGGAGGTATTCATATTTTAAGAGAAATGGATTATCCGACTGAAATTTTGCAAAATATGATGGATTTATCATGTTAGTGCCCCCCCCAGTAAAATTGAAAATTTTAAAAAATAAAATTTATACTATAAAAAAATGAATAGAATGGAATTTATTTACAATACAAATCCCGAATGGGGGCGCGTAATTGACGAATTCATCCAATTAAACCCCGAATTCAAAATTTGCACCTACATTCCACTTAGTCCAAGAGAGCAATTTCCATACGAGAACGTACATTCGTTGTTTGAAGCCGTTCTCTTTTATGTTTGTTGTTCCGGAGTAAGATTTACATTTGCTCTTGCTCAGTGGGACATTATATATCCTTTATTAGCATCAAATGATATGAATTGTATATTATGTAATATGTATGACATAGCAAACGATGTGCGTATTCAGCCAAAAAAACGAACTATATATGCGCATATATGCGAATATGTTGCATTTGAATTGGGAGGAGAGGTAACTGTTGAAAATATATATAAATTAAAAGAGAATATTTCGGGTATTGGAGACGGATGTATTGCGTGGTGCAATAGATATTTTACAGACAGTCCAGATTGCATTGAATATACAGATATTAAATTCAAAAAAGGATTTGAGAATATGTATCACGTTCACGAAAAGGCATTTATGCGAAATAAAATACATTTTTGGAAAAAACATAAACACGGAAGAATTGCAAATATAATGATTATGGCATTTAGATAATTTTTATAATGCGTTAATATATAATAATGGCTCGTTGTGCAAATGGAACTCGTAAAAATAAGACCACTGGAAATTGTGAAAAACACTCTGTAAAGACCCGTTGCAAAAATGGAACTCGTAAAAATAAAGTTACTGGAAATTGTGATCCAAAACCAAAACCCCCTTCAGGAAAACGAATGAATGCGCAAGCCTATGTAAATCGTTATTTAGTAAATCATCCGAAATACAAAAAGGCGCGAAAAACAAATAAAAAACCATTAACGCCATACAGTTCACAACGTCATTATCATGTAGAACACTCGCCATCTTCTGTATATCACACGCCACATATCCGTTCGGAATCTCCCGAATTTCATACGGCGCCGGAACCTATCGTCAAAATACCCAGAAAACTTTCATTTTCGAACTCATTATAAAAAATGTTTCGTCATGTATTTTTGTATTGTGAAATACGTAATGATTTGACCTTCTGCATCACTTCCTAATAATTTACATAATTTATCATCCATTATAATTTCTCGTTTCGCCTGTGGATTTTGCAAATTATTTTGTTTAATATATGTATTCAACCGAATCGTAGTTTCGGCACGTGAAATTAATGTATCATGTGAAATATTTAAAAAATCACATAAATCCGTGCTCACCAGTTGATTTCGCGCAAACCCAGATTTTTTTTTCTCCTTTTTTTGTTCTTGTTTTGCCAATTTTTGCACGAGTTTTTCAAGTTCTTGAAATTCCTTAAAAAAATCATTATGCAACTGCATTAATGTATTATGTTTGTTATGTAGTGATTGTAAATCTAATAAAATAGTATTCATTAAATATGTATTTATAATAACACATATTTATATTTTTACTTTACTTTTTTTGCTTGTTATGTTTTTCTATACAGTCATAAATCCATCGGCATCAACAACTGGTTTGGTTTTTTTACTTTTTGGAGGTTGTTGTGGTCGGTCTTGTTGTGGTTGTCTTGGGGGGCGTTGTTGTCGGTCTTGTGGACGGTCTCGTTGTCCTTGTGGACGGTCATGTTGTCCTTGTGGACGGTCTTGTTGTGACCGACCTTGATATGGTCGTTGAGGACGTGGACGGTCTTGTTGTCCTTGTTGTCGGTCTTGTTGTCGGTCTTGTTGTCGGTCTTGTTGTCCTTGTGGTCGGTCTTGTTGTCCTTGTTGTCGGTCTTGTTGCCCTTGTGGTCTCACTTGCTCGCTACGTTCGTCATATTCCTTTTTATCTTCGTTTGCAATACGTCGAGTCTCACACATAATATTTCCTCCCAAAATACCACTGATGTCCTCGGCAAAATACTCATACTTTTCATTATGAGCTTTTGTTACCGCAAAATCTACATATTCGCCCATAACTAAATATTTATATTGCGATTCTTTTGTCCGTAAATTGCTATAATGAACAAAAATATCCTTTCCAACAAATTCAGAATCTCCGGATAATACCGTAATAAATCCAAATCCAGAAGAAGAATTAAACCACTTTACGATTCCAATGTTACGAGTTGAAAGGGCTGATTGTTCGAATGTTACTTGCTCTACCATGTTACATATGTTTGTCCATTGTCTTTATGTTCGTTATAGAATAAGTCTTCTGCCAAGTAAAATTGATGGATTCTTTTAAATAGGTTAGGAATATCCTAACCTATTTGGTTCGGTTCTTAATCTTCCTCATCATCATCCATTTTTGGCGACAAATAAAACAATATTCTTGCTCTTACTTTGCTTTCTTTTTCACTTTCTCCTTCTTCTTCACCTTCTCCTTCTTCATCCTCTTCGAAAAAATATGTAACGCAAATGGGTTTTCCGCTAATAAATTTTAGTTCAACTTCTTTTGCGATTTTATGATAACTGCAAATCATTTCCATATAACGAAGAGAAAATGAAATGTGAATAGTTTCTCCCTCTTCAATTGCAAAGGACTCTACTTCATCAATTAACATTTCAATGGACATTTTACCCTTTTCCAAACTTTGCGATGAAAATATGATTTTTTCTTCACTACATCGAATATCCACTGTATCTCCCATGGATTTTAACTGTGATACAATTCCAAAAAAACGGTCCGACGAATAGGTAACTTCTGCCGTATAATTGCATGGAGGAATTTCCAAAATATCCGACGTCAAATCAATTAACGGGAGTTCAAAATTCTTGTCATATTCGTTTTTCTGCTCACTATGAAAATACAAAAATAGTTTATCGGATTCTTCTGAAGAATAATGCAATTGAATAGTTTGATTTTTTTCTCTTGTTTTTAATACCATGTGCAGAATTTTAGAACTTATACCAATTGTAACAGATTCATCCATCATATCATACTGGTCGAACCACGTGCTCTGCAAATAGACTTCAGAGAGAATAACACTGGATTTATCCATGGACTGAATAAACATTTGTTTTTTATTGAAAAAAATATTAACTACATCTGCGACATCTTTATTTTGAAAAATAGAGGCGAATTGGTCGGCTTTTTGAGGAGTGCGTATATAAATATCCATAATGATTTCTTTTTTATTTTATTTTTATATCTTTTCTTTTATTTTATAAAAAAAACAGTATAATATATCTGGAAACATTTGCTGACTTTATTGAAATAAAAATGAAAAACAAATAACATACAATATAACAATAACCATAATATGAACAATCCAGAAGAAAAGAAAGAAAAGATTGTTACACGACTTGAACGATATTACAATACAGAGAATTCTATGTTAACCGAAATTGGCGTAGATGAATCCGGCAGAGGACCTATGTTTGGTCGTCTTTATGTTGCAGCGGTCGTTCTTCCGACTTCTTCCCAAGATTCACCTCTTTGGACCGCAGATATTAAAGACAGTAAAAAATTCACAAAAACAACCAATAAAACACCCAATAAAACAGATAAAATTCATAAAGTTGCGGAGATTATTAAACAAAATGCGGTTGCGTGGACGGTTGAATTTATTGAGTCCGATGAAATAGACCGAATAAATATTCGAGAGGCAGTTATGAAAGGAATGTCAAAATGTATCTCGAATATTATGGAACAAATGTCATTAACGGAAGAAACGGCATTTCTTCTTATTGACGGAACCGATTTTAGTCCATATATGATGCCGATAAATAACTCCGAACATATTCGATATGTGCCTCATATAACGATTCCACAAGGAGACGGCAAATATATGGCTATTGCTGCGGCATCTATTCTTGCCAAAGTTGCGAGAGATGATTATATTTTACATTTGTGTGAAATGTATCCGGCATTAATAGATAAATATCAGTTACAAACCAATATGGGATATGGAACAAAAGTTCATATGGCTGGAATTGCGAAATACGGAAATTCACCATGGCATCGTAAAACATTCGGCTTATGTAAATCGGTTCATGATTGGGATACGAATGAAACAACAAACACAACACAAACAACACAAAATCTACCATAAAATATTACGACTTAAATTGTTGGGAGAGTATTTGTTGTCTTTCCAATCTCCCAAAATAGAAGCGGACCTGCGCAAATAATTCTTTTGGCGAATTGGATTTTTATGTTTGAGAAAGTCTTCATACCCAAGTTGTCCAAAATGAACCCAGTGACCACCATTGTCACATATCATATATTTTTTGTCGTTTTTTGTTGATTTATAAATAGTCGCATGTTTCCCCAGATATGCGTGTGCTCTACGTTGTGCTTGTATGGGGTCCGAATAGGTATACAGAATATCATTTTTTTTCACGCGAACCGCTTTTATATGTTCTTCCATTTTCATTAAAGAAAGAAAATAATCGAATCTCTAAATTAATATATGCCCCATTTGTGTTCCGTAGGGACAAATATAATTATATAAATAATAATAGTGAGGCACAATTGCCAATAATGGTTGTCCGTATATTATTTCTGATGTATATACATATTGAATTTGCGGTTGTTCTTTTTGTATTTCACGCAATGCCAGAATTGCACTTTGCGCACGTATTTGCTCTGATATAGGTGTAATTGTAAGAGTGCCGGTCCAATGAATTCGTTCTTTTCCCATATGGTCTTCCACCTTGTCTACTTTAAAAAAATAATATTCACAAATTTTTCCATCTCTCTGACAATAATATATATACAACAATCGCCGTTGAATGAAAGAAAATAAATCCACATTTGACGGATAAAAACTACACGACCATGTTTTTTCTGAGGGCGTATATTGTTCTATTTGTGTAACAAGAGTGGATATGTGACCTATGGGCATTTGTAAAAGAGAATAAGGAAGAGAGATTGGACTATGTGGTATTTTTGAAAAATCATATACATTTGAAATCGTTGATATACACGGAACCAATCCTTGTATTGGCACACAGGATGAAAATAAAACAATATCTTTTTCTCCTTTTTCTACTATCTGTCCTTTTTCTACTATCTGTCGTCGTTCCAATGAAAATAAGTGTTCCTGAATAAGTCCATAAATATGTTTTTTGGGAGTATGGGGGGAAACTGCGAAAAAAACTGCATGTTGAACTGTCTCTCGAATTTTTTGTCCAGACATGAGCGCCGATGCGTTTTCATTTTTAGTTAATAACATATGTATTGGCTGTGTTGCTAAACAACCTTTGTCTATTGATAAAAAAGAAATATAGGACAATCCGGATAAATAGGTGCGAATATCTTCATACACCATCGTATTAAATGTCTGAATAGTTGTTAAATAATATTGTTTTATAATATGAAATAAGTGTGTTTGATAGTCGGAAGATGTATCGATATCGTATATAGAAACGGTAGTTATCATATTCGGACTTATCCATCGATTTTTATTGGGTTTGTTGGGTTTATTTGTTTTTTTAATACGTTGAGGTAGATAGACAAAATAACGACATATATCGTATGTGTGAAACATTGGTTGCGAACTCCAAAACGGAAATTGATAGGATATACCGACTATTGTTACTAAACTAATGAAAATAATTATGAAAAAAAGGGTTATTTGTATAGAAAACATATCAAATTGAAATGTAGATAAATTGTTAAAAAGACCGAGGTCAAATGTGTTCATTAACATCAGACAAGATGTTTTATTTGTCCCTGATGTTTTATTTATCCCTACGGAATACAAATGGGACATACATGAATTTTTCATTGTATTGTTCAACTGTTTTTTCCGAAAGTTGAAATCCATATGATGTATAAATTGGATTTTCAGTACATTCGAGCCTATGTAAAGTAACAGGTAAAATATCGAGGGAAGTCAATTTATTATTTGAACAACATAATATTTGTAAATTTGGAGGAAGATTGGTTAGAGAAGTTAGTTGATTATGATAACAATATAATATTTGTAAATTACGAGGAAGATTTTCAAGCCTTGTGAGTTCATTGTTTGAACAATATAATTCTTGTAAAGTATGCGGAAGATTGTCAAGAGAAGTCAAATGATTCTTTTCACAATATAATGTTTGTAAAGTGGGAGGAAGATTTTCGAGAGAAGTGAGCGGATTGTTTGAACAATTTACAAATAGTAAATTGAGAGGAAGATTTTCGAGAGAAGTTAGTTGATTGTCTCGACAACATAATTCTTGTAAATTGGGAGGAAGATTGTTTAAAGAAGTCAGTTGGTTATTTTGACAATGTAATTCTTGTAATGTGGATGGAAGATGTTCGAGAGAGATTCCAAAGGCGGACTCTAATCGAACGCCGATCCTTGTGAGTTGATTATTATAACAATCTAATGTTTTTAACGTGGATGGAAGATGTTCGAGAGACGTTAGTTGATTGTATTGACACCATAATGTTTGTAGATTGGGAGGAAGATGATCCAGAGAAGTGAGTTGATTATGATGACAATATAATCTTTGTAAAGTTTTGGGAAGAGAAGTCCCAAAGGCGGACTCTAATCGGTCGTTATCACTCCCTCGAAAGCCGAGCCTTGTGAGTTGATTGTTATCACAATGTAATTGTTGTAAATTGGGAGGAAGGTCGTCGAGAGAAGTCAAATAATTATTTGAACACCCTAATTCTTGCAAATTCGGAGGAAGATGATCAAGAGAAGTGATTCGATTATTAGAACAATTTAATTTTTGTAAATTCGGAGGAAGATTGTCAAGAGAAGTCAGTTTATTGTCTTGACAATGTAATTCTTGTAAAGTGAGAGGAAGATTGTTTAGAGATGCGAGTCTATTATTTGAACAAACTAATTTTTGTAAAGTTGGGGGAAGATTATTTAGAGAAGTTAATTGATTATTTGAACAATACAATGATTGTAAATTTTTGTATAGAGATAAATCCGGTAAAACTTGTAAGTTTTTATACGATAAAACCAAATAGGTTACAGAATAATCAGTCATTTTATTTTAGCGTAGGTTTTGTCAATTATATTAAAAAAAAGATTTTCAATTTATCTTGTTAAAAAAACTCTGTTTAGAGCTTTTTTAATTTTATCTCTCTCTTTTTATTTCTCCAAATCTTTTGTTATTCCATTTCAATCTCTCTGTTTTTGTTAGAGAGGTTCTTCATATTGTAACAATAATTTTTCTCTTTATAATTGCCAAAATAACTGGGTCTTTCTTGTCGTAGACCGTGTCTCCCAAGGGAGACGCATAATGACGAAAATATTAACACTTTCTTTTTCTTAGAGATTGTTTGATTTCATTGTATTGTTCAATCGTTTTTATCGAAAGTTCAAATCCATATTCTGTATACATAGGATTTCCTATACAATTAAGTTTTTGTAACGTAACTGGTAAAATATCAATAGAAGTTAGTTTATTCATTCGACAAAATAATGTTTGTAAATTGGGCGGAAGATTGTCCAGAGAAGTCAATTGATTATATTCACAAAATAATTCTTGTAAAGTAAGAGGAAGATTGTTTAGAGAAGTTAGTTTATTTACGGAACAAGATAAATCTCGTAAATTGGGAGGAAGGTGGTCAAGAGACGTCAGTTGATTCGTGGAACAAAATAATTTTTGTAAATTGGGAGGAAGATTGTCAAGAGAAGTTAGTTGGTTATCCCAACAACATAATTCTTGTAAATGGGAAGGAAGATTGTCGAGAGATGTAAGTTTATTATGAGAACAATCTAATTTTTGTAAATTTGTGTACCAAGATAAATCCGGTAAAACCTTTAATTTTTGATGCGATAAATTTAATTCCGTCACAAAATGGTTGGTCATTTTTATACACGCTGTAAAAATTGGAGTATATGGACACCATAATTTTTGTAAATTGAGAGGAAGATTATCGAGAGAAGTTAGTTTATTCTCTGCACAATACAATTTTTGTAAATTGGGAGGAAGATTGTCAAGAAACGTTAGTTTATTTGCGGAACAATATAATTCTCGTAAATTGGGAGGAAGGTGGTCAAGAGAAGTGCCAAAGGCGGACTCAGCTCCGCCGAGCCTTGCGAGTTTATTATCACTACACCATAATGTTTGTAAATTCGGAGGAAGGTGGTCGAGAGAAGTTAATTGATTGTGGTGACACCATAATATTCGTAAGTTGGGAGGAAGATTGTCCAGAGAAGTCAGTTGATTGTATTCACAATGTAATATTTGTAGATTTGTATATAGCGATAAATTAGGTAAAACATGTAAGTTTTGGTTCGAAAAATCCAATTCTGTTACGGTATAATTAGTCATTTATTATGTGTTTAATAATAATATATGTATCAATTTTTTTGGTTAGTTACGTATTTATTGCAGGAGGTGTCGGCGAAGGACCCGATGGATTTGATGCCAAATATTGTTGTATTTGTGTAATTTGCGCATCTACTCCAACCGCATTTCCTAAAATAGATGTAACAGTCGTGTCCGCGATAGGCGGTTGAAGCGCCTGAATAGCGGTAATTTTATCCGCACTTGTTTGATTTTTTGCAAATACAATAGGTCCAAGTGTATTTAACAATTGTATGCTATATGCATTTGCCTGTGACGATGCGCTAAATGATTCTTTTATTACACATGTGCTATTTTGTAAAAATAAACAAATACATACAATCGCTACCAAAAAAAATATTGATGTTATTTTTTTTACCGATAATACCATATATATCTTCACCCTATTTTATTTTAATATTGGACAACATTCTTTTTCCATGCGTTTTATTTCATTGTATTTTTTAATCGTGTGTCGGTTAAGTGTAAATCCATACACTTCTTCACATGTTGTATAAATCGGATTTTCTTCACAATAGAGTACTTGTAATGTAACAGGTAAAATATCGAAATAAGTCAAATTATTAGTTGGACAATATAATTGTTGTAGATTCGGACCGAAGGCGGACTCTAATTGGTAGTTATCACTCCCTCGAAAGCTGAGCATTGTGAGTTGATTACATGAACAACGTAATACCCGTAACGTTAAAGGAAGATTGTCAAGAGAAGTAATTTGATTATATTGACACCATAATGTTTGTAGATTTGGAGGAAGATTGTCGAGAGAAGTCAATTGATTCTCGTCACAATCTAATTTTTGTAAATTTTGGGGGAGATTGTTTAGAGAAGTCAATTGATTCTTGTTACAATATAATATTTGTAGATTCAGAGGAAGATTGTCGAGAGAAGTGAGTTGATTGTGTAAACACCATAATTCTTGTAACGTGTGAGGAAGATTGTCAAGAGTTGTGAGTTGATTATGTGAACAATGTAATGTTTGTAGATTCAGAGGAAGAGACGTGCCAAAGGCGGACTCAGCTCCGCCGAGCCTTGCGAGTTGATTATATGAACACCATAATACTTGTAGATTCGGAGGAAGATGGTCTAGAGAAGTTAGTAGATTATTATCACATTGTAATTTTTGTAAAGTGGGAGGAAGATTGCTTAAAGAAGTGAGTCGATTACTGTGACAAGATAATATTAGTAAATTTGTGTACAAAGATAAATCTGGTAAAACGGTCAATTTTCGACAAACTAAATCCAATTCGGTTACTGTATAATCTTTCGTTTTTTTCTGTTTTATTTGTATCATTTATCAATTTTTTATGTGTGATTGAATCAAAGAATATTATTAATTCTGTGTAAAATTGATTTTATTTTTTATCAAATTTATCAAATAAACAATAAAATGAGTTTTAGTTTAAATATGATGTTCGATGAGCAAAAACAAGAATTAAGAGTATATTTTAACCACCGCTTAAAAGTTTTGCCCGATTTGTCTTTATACCCAAATCTACTAATATTAGATTGTTCAGAGCATCAACTCACTTCTCTTGACAATCTTCCTCACACGTTACAAGAATTATGGTGTTCACACAATCAACTCACTTCTCTCGACAATCTTCCTCCGAATCTACGAGAATTATGGTGTTATAATAATCAACTAACGTCTCTCAACAATCTTCCTCCGAATCTACAAGAATTACATTGTAGTAATAATCAACTGACGTCACTTGAAAATCTTCCGTCGACTTTACAAACATTAAATTGTGAAAATAATCAACTCGGTGTTCGAGGAATATGGACTATGTTTTTGTCAGGCTTTGCTCATTTAAACAATCTTCCCCCAAATTTACAAGTATTAGTTTGTTCGGGTAATCAATTCACAAGGCTCGGTGGAGCTGAGGACAATTTTCCTTTAACATTACGGGTATTACATTGTGGCAATAATAAACTGACTTCTCTGGACAATCTTCCTCCGAATCTACAAGACTTATGGTGTGGAAATAATCTACTAACTTCTATTAAATATCTTCCTCCCAATTTACAAACATTACATTGTTACGGTAATAAATTAACTTCTCTCGACAATCTTCCTCCGAATCTACGAGGCTTATTGTGTTCATATAATCAACTAACTTCGCTCGACAATCTTCCATCAAATTTACGAATATTACATTGTTCAAGCAATCAAATTGTAATGATTGAAGGAGAAGAATTTGACTTTGATAATTTACCTCTTACATTACAAGAATTTAATTGTAATGGAAATCCAATTTATTATACATATAAGAAAACGTATGGAATTGAACTTTCAACAGAAACGATGAAACAACACAATAAAGCCAGACACATTGCAAATTTGGAAAAAGAATGTTGTCCAATGTTAAAATAAGAGTCTTAATTTATTTTCTTCGATAAAAGAGAGAATATGCATAAGGCGATACAATATCGTTTATATTTTTTACCGGTGTCACTAAATGGTCATTATAGTGATACCAATCTTGTTGTAAACGCACAAATGCCGTATAATGTCCGTAATTCACTTGTCCGTGATGCAAACACACCCCAAATAAATCATATACATATTTTTCAGGCGAAAATCCCGATACGTATTTTTGTAAATCCAGTCCATCGATGGGGTAATGAATTGCCGTATCATTTTTATTTCGAGACGAGTTATGCACTCTCTTAAACGATATGATAAGAATTTTCGGAAAATTCCAAACACACGTGCCTTTTATGATATCTTCCTTTATACCGGTGGTTTCATTCAATAACGCATTCTCTCCCTCAATCCGTTCATCCGAAAAAAAATCATCCAGACAATCGTATATAGACCCTTTTATTTCTACATGTAGGGAACCGAACATTTCGGGAGGAAGAAAACGCGTATGTGTCGGAGTTCGTATTTCCGAAACGATAATTCCGTAAAACAATTCTTTAATCTCGGAATAATCTTTTGAATAATCCTGTTTCACAAATTCAAAACAAGATTTTGCCAATGGGTGTAACGTGTTAATATCGGGCGGGTCCATACTATACGGTCTCACCAAACTCATGTGAAATTCATCCAATAAAAATGCGAAAAATTCCGTCATATCGGCTTGTCCGTAAGAGGCAAAATCGGCGTGTTTTTGATTTGCCACAGATTTCACAATTCGGACAAACCAGTCGGGAGATATTTGTTTGGTCTGTCGTCGTCGCTGTTCCGATAAAAATGCATTGAATTTTTGTAATGCATGTAATAAACTATTGTTATTGTTATTTTGAATATACGCCAATTCAGGAATGGCGTACAATAATTGAATGCATACATTGATAAAACACGTATTTCCCAAATTTGTTAGCCCCACAGTTGACATATATAGATATATAGATGTCACATTTATTTTTATATAAAAGACCACATTCATTAAACAAAGTGTATTCCAATATCGGTATCTATAATTGTATCCAGTGCCGTTTGTGAAACCGCACGTTTTGGCGTGAGAGATTTTAATGTCGACACACGTTTTACGTCTATATTTTTTAATGTAAAATTATGGGTATTTGTGTCAAAATGAAGAGCAGGAATATTTTGAATTTCCTGTTTTTCTTTGTTATACACAACATCCTTTATTTTTTGCAATTTGCCTTTATCCAGCGCGGATACGAAAAATACTTTGAGAGCCTTTATATCTTTTGCCGAATATTCGTGGGTGAATCCGTATTTGTCGGCATATGTATATAATTTTTGTATTTTCAGAGTTTTATCGAGTTTGGACCAAACTTCGGTTTTATTGTGTGTTTTTTCGCGTTCCAATATCTGGTCAATATCGGAGACATTGTTGTTATACGAGGTTGCCATATCTCCCGCAACAATGCCGGTTTTCGATTGAGAATTCATAATTTGTTGAATGGAAGAGTTCATATAATATAGTATATAAAGAATATAGTCTCTATATTCTTTTCATTTTTTTCTTAGAATCTTAATGCGGTGTTCTTGTTGTTGTTGAATACCAATCAATTAATATTTTGCGCATATTTGCCAAAATATTTTCACGATTTGTATGACTGTGATTTTCAATAATGAAATGTTGAAATGTTTGTTTGATGACCTTTTTTTTCAGAAATGATTTTTTGGTTTCTGATAAATGAGAAAATACGTGTTTTCTTTCTGTATCGCGACCAATTGTTTTTAGTTCATTCAAAACATCTATAAAATGTGTATTTACGAATTTTTCAATAAAATCCGTTTTCTTAGTGATGCTATGTGGCGAGGATGCTTTACCTAAAATTTTACGCGTAATGCGTTTTATATGTTGAACACGTTTTACAGTTTTTTTAGATGACATATAAAATAAGGTTAGAAAAAACCCAACATATAAACTACTATGCCTATTTATCCAATATCGTTTTCTATTCCTAAACAAAAAATAATTGACCGACCATATCAAAAAACACAATTCATGTCAAATCTTATTCCGGGTATTCAAGAAACATATATTTATGAATATGAATCCGATTATTACGCCGAATATCAGAAATCATTGTTTGCCGTTACAATGAAAAAAGGAGGATGGGACTGTATGCGACATTACGAAATATTGGCGAATGGATGTATTCCCTTTTTTGTCGGATTGGAAAATTGTCCTCCTACTATTGTAACGACTCTCCCAAAATCGCTACTTTTGCAAACGAACGAACTGTTTATCCATTTATCTCAAAAATACAAGATAACTCCTTTTTCAAATAATAGTCCCATCGTTTTAACGAAAGACGAATGGGAAACGTGCTACCGATTTGCGGATGAATTATTAGAATATACAAAACATCAATTAACAACGGAACACATGTGCCGTAATATAATAAGTAAATTACCGAATGTATCTCCCCAAAAAATCCTTCTGTTTCAGAACAAACCGTGTGAGGATTATTTGGAGAGTTGTGTTCAACACGGATTTAAATCGGTGTTTCACAAAGACTGCCATGAATTTCCGTATAAACCATATATGTATGAAAACTCTCATATAGATGTTCGTACAATGTATGGAAAGGGATTTACATATACCGAAGGTTTGAATAATGAGCTATATGATTTGTCGGGAGATGCCGATATGGAGAAAAACATTGAAAATAGAGAGTATGATATTATCATATATTGTCACATTCATCGAGAAAAACCCATGTTGGAAAAAATATTGAACTATTATCCTCCCGAAAAAATAGTTTTAATGTGTGGTGAAGATGAACATGTTTGTTGTTGGCGTGAGTGGTCAGATAAAGGACATGTGTGTTTTGTGAGAGAGTGCAACTAGGAGAGATTATATATATACATATTATACCATGACAATTATACATTTAAGAAAAACCCAACAAACAAACAAACAACAACGAAAAACAAATAGACGACGAAATACAAAAACAAGAAGACGTAGTGCGAACGACCGCAGCAGTCCGTCGATGGGCACTATAGCCAAGTCGATGCAATTGTTACCTTGGGTCGATGTGAAAAAAATAGATTGGCGTAATTTATCATCAAATCCAAATGCGATAGATTTATTAGAAGCGAATCCAGACAAAATATTTTGGCATAATTTATCATCAAATCCAAATGCGATTCCTTTATTTAAAGCAAATCCTTTAAAAATAGACTGGGCTTCATTATCGAAAAATCCAAATGCCATTTCTTTATTGGAAGCGCTTCCAACAAAAATATCTTGGTATTGGTTATCAGCAAATCCAAATGCCATTCCTTTATTAGAAGCGAATCCTTTAAAAATAGACTGGCATTCATTATCGAAAAATCCAAATGCCATTTCTTTATTGGAAGCGAATCCTTTAAAAATAGACTGGCATTCATTATCGCAAAATCCAAATGCCATTTCTTTATTGGAAGCAAATCCAGAAAAAATAGTTTGGTATTGGTTATCTCAAAATCCCAACGCCATCTCTTTATTAGAAGCGAATCCAGAAAAAATAGTTTGGAAGCAATTATCTCAAAATCCAAATGCAATTTCTTTATTAGAAGCGAATCCAGAAAAAATAGACTGGTTATGGTTATCGCAAAATCCAAATGCCATTTCTTTATTGGAAGCGAATCCAGAAAAAATAGCTTGGGAATATTTATCATCAAATCCAAGTATTTTTGCAGATTCAACATCATTTTATACAACAGCTCAAAAACATGAATTATATATGAAACATCACTCTACAAATGAAATAAATGACACATTAACTCGTGGCGGGAGACTCGACCTGAGTCTTCCATTATTTTGGGATGAATCTCCAATAGTCGAAGAATATCTTACCTATCTATTGCATCATCGCCCAGAAATCATGGATGAAATTAAACGTAGTATCAACAATAGTATCAAAAATAGATTACATACAAATAGATTGAATTGTATTACAGCGATTCGTTTTTTTATGGAAAATCATCTATTTGATAATGATAACGAAAACAAATTAATACAATTGTCCGTTTTATTTGTTGAACATGCACCAGTTATTGAAAATCGTAACATTGCAATATATTTATTTGGAATTATGCCAGAAAATAAAGTAAATGCCATATTTGATGTAGATACAAAAGAAACCTATTTACTACATGCATGTAAAAATAATGATGTTGAATTGGCAGAATGTATTGTTTCTCGATTACAAGACAACACGACTCTCCATAAAAAAGACGATTTTGGATATGATGCAATTTATTATGCGAAACAATTTCGTATGAAACATGTGTTGCACCGAATTCATGAATTGGATGAGAAAATGAAACATGCTTATATTGCTCCATCAAAAAAATTCAAGACACCTGAAATGAACACAAATGAGCGAACAACGATAAAAAATGGATGGAATCCAATCGAACTTCAATATGTTGATGTAAATACATGGTTATTACAAAGTCCAATGAATTTGGCATTATCATTTGACCCAAATACAATTGTTGGTAATTATCCTACTATTTGTATGACATCACCGAATATTGGAACTGCTCTACGTCAGCCATCTGTATATGTGAAAGAATGCGTATATATTAAAGGTGCATTATTAGATTATGTTAAAACCCGCGAACTGCCGGAAATATATATGAATATATCGTCTATCGGAATTATTGGTATAAAAAATCCCATTTTAATAGATTTAAACAGTTTTACGCATAAATTAGATGCAATCAAAAATGTAAATAAATTAGCGGGAAAACACGTGCATCTAACAAAACAAAAAACGATTCGTGGGATTTTACGACAGTATGTATTATATCATCCGTCCTCGCATGGATTACTTACAGAAGGAAAATATACGGGCTTCGCCACAAAACAAAGCTTGTCCTTAACGAATTATTCAAAACACTGGGATATTGCTATGAACTCCTATTTACGCAAAGGTCCCAACTATTTTTTATCGACTGAATTTTTAAAATATTATCATCGTTTTGGAAAAAATGTGGATGAAGCGAAAGAAAACGTATTGAAAAATATTGAAAATATAGATATGGCATTTACCTATGCTCCAAGAACCGGAAAATCGGTAACGGTATTTCGAGGAACAAAAAATGCACAAACCGATGCACCTTACGATGGAATTCAACAGGGATTTATTTCTACGACATCAGATGAAGACATTCTTGACATGGGAGGAAATGCATTTATTTCAGCAGATGACCAATGTTGTATTTATGTTTATACTGTGGAAGCAGGTATTCCGTATATAACAATGAACCAGATAAGTCGGTATAAAGCGGAAAACGAAATATTATTGCCGAGAGGATTGATTGTTACCGTAGATGATACGGAAATTACAGAAGACGGATTCAAAAAATATTTATGCACCATACATATGCCAGAAAATATTCAAGAACGGTATCCTCTAATGGAAAAATGTGTTTCCTACGATGTATTTGATATATAATTTTTTGTTTATTTATTTCAAAATAGGTAATATATTTGTATTTGTATTTGGTTTGCCATTATACCATTCACATTCCATTGCGAACCCGTCGTGTCCATGGCGTTTATATGTACCATATCCGTGTCTTTTTCCATCTCTCCATTCTCCTTCATACACATCTCCATTTGCGTGTATATAAATACCATATCCATTTTTTTGGTCATCTTTCCATTCTCCTTCATATATATCTCCATTTTCTTCATTAAACAATCTTATATTCCATGCCAAGTAGAGATCCTTATCACCATATACATATTTTCCTTTTCCATGGCGTTTATTTCCCTTCATTTCTCCAATATACAAGTCACTACCTCCTATAACTACCTTACAAATATATGGAATATTATGTAACGATTTATATATTTCATTACATTCAGTTCGTATCGCATTAGTAATTGTGTTCATTTTATTTGGTTATTTATTAAAAAAATAAAATTTTCAATTTTTATATTCCACCACTTCGATTGCTGTCAAACCCCTGTGTATATTGTCCTCTTAATTGCGTGCGTGTATGATTATGCATACTATTTCCTCCAATAGTGTTTCCCATCAGATTTTCATGGGGAGATTGGTCAAACATATATCTCTCAAATAAACGAGGATACGGTTGTTCCGATGGGCGAGATACAATGACGGTTTTATACAAATCCGACTGCGACGACGGTATATAAGCATCTTTTGTTTTTTGTGGATGTTGTTGTTTGGATTGTTGTGAAAAAAAAGAATCCATTTCGCGAGGTCGGGACAAGAGCGTGTTTTGATTTTTTAATTCACTTTCTCTATCAATATTCGACAAATACCCCGACACAGGACCTTGCCGATTTGCGGGAGAAAAATTGGTATGTATCATATACGGCGATTTTGCATGAATAGGAGCAACCGTATTTTGTGTATGTGTCGTCATAATAATAGGAAATTTCGCATATTTTGTGGAAATGGAACGGGGGTCAAAATTGGGTTCCAATGAAATATCCGATTTATTTCTGTCATAAATGCGATCATTTAATTCTTCTACACGCTGATTTTGTCCATAAAATAAAGTCTCTCGAAAACTCGTTCCTTCATCAGAAATAGGTGAATACAATTGATGGAATTGGTCCGACGATGAAATCATTGTATGTTATATGAAATAGAGAGATTTTTATAGGAATTTAATATAATAATGAATCATTATCAACGACAAATAAAACATCCACAACAAAACAAAAAAATCAATCAACCGCCATTAAAAACCATATTGTCAACTGCGTGGTATCCCTTGGGGGCAAAATTTCCAGAAGCGACGTTTCATAGTTGGATACACAATATGTTAAGTCGGGTAAAAAATTATTATTTGGTGGTATATACAAATACAGAATCTCTCTCCCTATTTTCCCCCTATCTATCAAATCCACGGATACATATTGTCGTAAAACCGATAGAAGAATGGACTCAATACGAAAATCGAATCTTTTGGCAGGAAAATCATACAAAAAACGTTTTCCTAAACCAAAAAATAGATTGGAAATTAAACATGCTTTGGTCCGAAAAGGTGCATTTTGTGTGGAATACAATTATGTATAATTATTTCGTGGAAGATGCACAAAATAGTATGTACGGGTGGATTGACATTGGATATTTTCGCGGGCGACCGGTCGACACAGAACTCCGTCGTTTAACGGAATTTCCAAATCCATCCCGCATTCGTGCATTAGACCCCACGAAAATACATTATGCATTGGTAAATAACAATATGCCACAAATACAATATATAGAACATTGTGTTCAAACGGGGCAACCAATTCATCCCCAACAAATTTCGGTTGGAGGCGGATGTTTTTTTGGAACAAAAGAAAAGATAGAAGAATGGAGAGATGTTTTTACGATTATTTTACAGGAATATATTGACGCAAATAAATTGGTGAAAGACGACCAAATAATTGTGGCGGAGGCGGTATTTTCGTTGAAATACGGAGGATTGTTTTATTTACACAGAGAGGTGAATCCGAACTATGACAATTGGTTTATGTTTTCACGATTGTTGTTATGATTACACCATAACAGAAAATACGGTAAGGGCAAATAAAACAAACGGTAACAATAACAAAAGCCAACTTAGCCAAGGGTAACCGGATTTACATATAATATTTAAAATAAATGTCCAGAATATAATATATAGCAATTGCGCTAAAAATAACAAATAGGTATTTGCGACAGAACACGATAACATACCGACGCAAAATAAATTGGTGTTTCCCATATTTTGCCATATGAGAAGTAGAAGACATACAAGAGATATGCCCAGATAAAGCTTACTTGGAAGACAAAGACTTGGAAATTTCATTGTAATAATATTTCGGGAGAGAATATTTCGGGGGGGGGGAGAAAAGAGGAGAGAGAATATATTAAATCTCTCTAATAATATTTTCGTCATTATGCGTCTCTCAAAGAAGGGGCAAAGCCCCTTTTTGAGAGACACGGACGACGACAAAATTTTAGAAGAGGAATGTTCAAACTATCTATCTTTATAGAGAGACTTCTATTCCATTTTGGAATAGAATGGAATAGGAATTTATGTGAATCTTTTTTATTTGGCATATATCTTTTACAATTAGTCCGTGTCTCTCAAAGAGGGGCTTTGCTCCTTCTTTGAGAGACGCATAATGACGAAAATAGTATACGCATGTTTTTTCTAAAATGGGTTAGCGTACATGAAAGAATATAAACACGTCCTACTATAACTAGTAATCTCATGTCTTCCTTTACCAATAAAGAAATGACCGTTATCAAGCGTGATGGCACAAATGAAACGGTTGAATTTGATAAAATTCTAAATCGTGTTCGAAGAATTGGCGAAGAAACTGGTGTAAAAATAAATTACACGAGTCTTGTAGTAAAAGTAATTGACCAATTGTGTGACAACATATCCACAAGTAAAATTGACGAATTATTGGCGGAACAGTGTATTTCGTTATCTTCTTCACATACAGATTATAGTATTCTTGCCGGACAATTGCTTGTATCGAATCACCAAAAAAATACATCCGACTCATTTTCTAAAAAAATGACACAATTGTATGAATTTCGCGATATTCACGGAAAACATTGTCCAAAGATATCCAATGAATTGTATGAATTGGTGTCTCTCCATGGCGATATATTAGACTCTATTTGTGATTATTCGAGAGATTTTTTAATCGATTATTTTGGATTTAAAACACTTGAACGAGCCTATTTATTTAAATTAGACGGTAAAATTATTGAACGACCTCAAGATATGTGGCTTCGCGTTGCATGTGGAATTCATTGCACCAATTCAAATATATCTGAATACAATACTTGTATCGATAAATCTTATGCCGATAAATCTTATGCCGATAAATCTTGTGTTGATGGATTTGGGGCTTGGTCTTGTGACGATAAATCTTATGCCGATGAATCTTATCCGCACATTCATACGCAACAACCCATGTTCGAGAAACTTATGGTGGCAGAGCGACGAACTGTAGTGCAAGTGTGTAGCATTGAATCTATTTTAGATAAAATTCGAGAGACATATGACGGAATGTCACAAAAATATTTCACACATGCAACTCCAACATTATTTAATGCCGGCACTCCCAAACCGCAATTAAGTAGTTGTTTTTTATTGGCAATGGAATCAGATAGTATTAATGGTATTTATGATACATTGAAAGATTGTGCTATTATTTCAAAACATTCCGGCGGAATTGGATTGCATATACATAATATTCGCGCAAGTGGATCACATATTCGCGGAACAAATGGTCAGTCAAATGGAATTGTGCCGATGTTAAAAGTTTTTAATAATACGGCAAAATATGTGGATCAGTGTGTTGTGCCAGAAACTATTATTTATACAAAAACCGGACCGACCGAAATTCAAAATTGTTGTGTCGGTGAAACGGAGATTTATAATTTGCATGGAGAAACAGAAGTTATTCAAAATATATTGGAACACACATATGAAGGAGAATTGTTACATATAAAAACACAGCATTCCTTTTTTCCTTTACAAATTACGGCAGAACATCCCGTATATTGTTTGCGAAATGGAGTTGCCAATACATGCAATAATTTTGAATGGGTAGATGCAGGCGAATTAACAAAAAATGATATGATTGTGTATCCGATGCCTACCTATAGTAAAGATATTGATACCATTACAGAGGATGACTGTTATATGTATGGAATATTGTTAGGAGATAACAACAAAGAAAATAATATTTGCATCAAAAATAAACCAAAGATGGTTGCATTTATCACAAATTATTTCGATACAAATCTGGTTCAATATACGATTCATTCCGACCACATTCAATGGAAAAAATCAATTCATTTACCATTTCGCCATAATGACATATATAATACGGCACAAAATAAAAGAATTCATCATAAGTGGTTGCATTTACCGATTGAAAAGAGTGCCCATATTATTCGAGGATTGGTTGATACAGAAGATATGTGTATTCATAGTAAATCTTCCGAATTAATTGAATGTGTTCGTTTTTTATGTATGAAACTTGGAACACTTACTACCAGTGAAGTGGAAGACGACCTATTTTTTCGTGTTCGTATTATACCAACTCCATTTATTTGCAAATTATTGGATATTTCCGATAGAGATTGCCTTTCCGATAAAAATCGAATCGACCATTTTCTTTTATCTCCTGTTCAGGAGATAACCAAAACGCATTATTCGGGAGTATTGTATGATTTGCAGTTGGAAAAGGAACACAATTATCTGTTACATAATGGACTTGTGCATAATGGAGGAGGTAAAAGAAATGGTAGTTTTGCCATTTATCTGGAACCATGGCACGCCGATATTGAAAGTTATTTACAATTGCGGATGAATCACGGCGACGAGAATTTAAAGGCGCGTGATTTGTTTTACGGATTATGGATTCCCGATTTATTTATGGAACGGGTCAAGTCCGGCGGGCAATGGACACTTATGTGCCCCGATGAGTGCCCCGGTTTGGCGGATGTATATGGCGAAGAGTTTGTTACCTTATATACAACATATGAACGTAATGGACGCGGGAGAAAAACCATTTTGGCGAGAGATTTATGGTATCAAATTTTAGATGCACAAATGGAAACAGGAATGCCGTATCTTCTTTATAAAGACGCGTGCAATTCAAAATCAAATCAGAAGAATTTAGGAACGATTAAATCGTCGAATTTATGTTGTGAAGTCGTTCAATATTCGGATGAAAATGAAACGGCTGTGTGTAATCTTGCCAGTATTGCATTACCGTCCTTTGTCGTAAATAAAACATTTGATTTTGTAAAACTCCAACAAATAACCGAATTGATTACGTATAATTTAAATCGCGTAATTGATATTAATTACTATCCCACGGAAAAATGCCGTAATTCAAATCAAAGACACCGACCCATCGGCATCGGTATTCAAGGATTGGCAGATGTGTTTATGATATTGGGCATTTCGTTTGAGAGTGAAGAGGCGAAAACATTAAATCGAGATATTTTTGAAACGATGTATTATAGTGCCGTAAAAGAATCGTGTCGATTGGCGCAAAAAGATGGTCCCTATTCTACCTTTGCGAATTCTCCGGCAAGCAAAGGTATTTTGCAATTTGATATGTGGAATGTGAGCCAAGACAATACACGGCATGATTGGACAACATTAAAACAAAATATTATTACACATGGACTTCGCAATTCTCTATTAATGGCTCCAATGCCGACCGCTTCCACCTCGCAAATATTGGGATTTAATGAATGCATTGAGCCGATAACAAATAATATTTATTCAAGACGAACAAATGCGGGAGAATTTTTACTGACAAACAAATATTTAATGAAAGATTTACTGGAAATGGGAATTTGGAATGAAACTGTTAAGAATCAAATCGTGGCGAATGGAGGGTCGATTCAAACAATTGAGTCAATTCCCATGGAACTTCGTGTTAAATACAAAACTGTATGGGAAATTCCGGCAAAGGTGCTTATTGATATGGCGGCAGATAGAGGTCCTTTTATTTGTCAGAGTCAAAGCAGTAATTATTGGATGGCGAAACCAGACCGGTCAAAACTCACAAAAATGCATATGTATGCGTGGTCAAAAGGATTGAAAACAGGTATATATTATCTACGCCAACAAGGGGCACATCAAGCACAAAAATTTACAATTGAACCTACCAAAATGACGGGACATACACAATATGAAGAGGAGGAGGAGGAGGAAACCACATGTGAAACGTGTTCGGCATAAAAGTTGGGCGTAAAAATATGTGTATATAACAAATAATGTCGTCGTCATTAAGTTTTTTGTCGTATGGTCTTATTGGAGTAACTGTTTCAGTTATTGCAATTGTAACTATTTTAGATGAACCAACTTCTTCCTCCTCTCCAACTCCTTCTCCTTCCACGTCCATTCTTCCAACGTCCATTCTTCCAACGTCCATTCTTCCAACGTCCACAACTACTACTACTGGTGGTAAAAAAACACGTAAGCATAGAAAACGATAACCAAATAGACGAATTACTTTAAAAGAATTTCATTTTCATTTCTGATTGGCTCAGTAAAATGATTATTTAACAGAGAATTTAATAGTACAATCGTTTCTTTTTGTGTTTCAACATCGTCTCCATTTATTCCCGGCGACTTATTCCAATATCTGGCATCTCCATTTATTCCCGGCGAATGTTTAAGGATTTTTTTAATAAAATAATCAAGAAATCGTTTTTTAATTTCTAAAGGAATTGTTTTACTTGGACCTGGGAGTTTATTTTCCCCTTTTTCGTCAGGTTTTTTCATTTCTTTACTAAATTTATGATAATAATCTGTCCAGTAATATCGGTTCGTATCATTTGTCGCAAGTGCATTATACATATAATACACTTCATCATCTGGAAATTTATTTATAAATGAACCTTCCGTATTTTTATAATATTGTATATCGGTGTTGTTTGATGTATTCGTAGACAATGGTTCATTAAATTGTTCAACGAGAACAAATAATCTATCGTAAATGGATTGTTGCATAACAGAATTGTCCATATGTTTGAATTGTTTACGCACAACCTTATTTTCTTCGCGTATTTGTTTTTTCGCCATATCTTTTTCTATTTGTGCTTGCATTTTCAATTCTGCCTTTTCGCGTATTTTTTCCATTTGTGCTTGTGCTTTCAATTCCGCCTTTTTGCTCATTTTTTCATCATTTTTAGACATTGTTGATTGTTGTGTTGGTTGCGGAATAAAAAGATTTTCAATTTTTTTTTCTAAAATAGTTATTTTTTCTTCACACATCTTTAATTTTGTTGGACATGATAGAGGAGAAAGAGAAAGCCGAGGCGAAAGAGAAAGCCGAGAAGAAAGAGAACGTTTTTTCGTTTTACTATTTTCTACACAAAGTCCCGTTTTTTTATGTCGCCGAGTTCCATTTTTGCAACGTTTTTGTTTTTCAGACATTATATATATATATACATACATATTATGTCATCTTCAATTCCATTAGATCCAAATTATTATCAAGCCATCGCAAATGCATCGAATGATTTTAATACAGCGTATGCACAATATTTATCGTGTAATTGTATGCAACCGGGTATAGGCGCATCCACTTCTGCTTGCACGACTGATCCATTATTAGGATGTCCGACTACAAATATAGGTTTAAGTTGGCAAACCATGGTATATCCATCCTATGTAATCCTTCAAAATACAATTGACCAAGCATTAGCCACAATACAGCCTATTAATCTGCCAAATTACGACGCATCTATGAACGAACTAACTACACAATATACACAACTTCTGGCATTTCGACAGAATTTAGACCAACATGTGAAAGATTTACATTTAAATTATACGACAAATACGGGAATACCGAATATGTATCAGTCGAAATTGGATACGACTATACTAACCACCAGTATTTGGGCAATTCTCGCCACATCATTAGCGATTTATATTTTTATGAAACATGAGTAGAGAGGGAGGTTTTATTTGGTTATGATTTGTTTATGGTTTATTCAAAATATAAAACAATCACATATATTATATAAATGCAACAACGACGAACTATATTAAAAACAACTACTCCGTATCAACCAACCTCACCTCCCCAATTGGAGGGATTTTCATTTGTGAATTATGGAAAGATTCTGAATGAAGGATTTACCGATGCCAGTTGTAATATTACCGACCCCGCATGTCAACAACAATTAATGACATCAGGGAGTCAATATTATTTACAGTTTCAAAATTTAGCGAATTCTTTACATAATGTATCCACATCTGCGGGTGTATATGACCAACAGTATGATTATTTAATGTCAAATCCAATGTATGCATACAGTGGAACTGTTCTCGGTCCGCCTTCTTCTATTCAAGATGCATTGACGGATGATTTACATCAAGTTACATTACAAGAAAATACATTTTATGTATTGGGGACAATTACTATTGCAACATTGTTTATTGGGGCGATTATATTGTCGAAATAGTCGTATTGGAAGACCAAAGAAAAATTGAAAATCTTTTTTTTATATTTTAATTGCATCTTTAAAACTGTACAACACAGAATTACTACTATCACGATGTTTTCCGAAATCGAAATCCAAGATTTACTTGTAAAAATAAATCGCGCGCAAAATAGTCTTATTCCTCTATACGAAGTTCGAAAACAGTTCTTTATTGAATATGCGAAACATAGTCCGGGAAGCGCCTATACAGCCGAACAATATGCCACTATAAAATTTGAAAAAACAAAAGAGGCGAAGGACATTAAAAAATTTGAACGTATTTTATTTCCCTCCCAACTCATGGTCGATTGTAATGAAGAAACGATTACATATGCCATCAAATTTGCCAAACATTATCGTGAACCAATTTCACGTGTAATGAATGCTATGTATATGTGGGAAGAAGGCAGAAAACAATTAAGAAAGGCGAAAAATGGTGGTGAGCTTATCTCCTTTGTCAAAGAACAATTTAAATTACATTATTATGTATGTAATACTGCTCTATGTGTTACCACTCCATGTGTTACTCCTGCTATAGACATTTCTCTTTCAAATTTAGAATTATGTTGGGAATAAATGTACGTGCTCTCTCTCTAATTAAGTAAATATCAAGCCTATTATTTTTTAATTATATGGTCTTTTGGTAAATCTATTATATAATAATAATAATAATACTATATAATAATGCCAAGTCTGCCACTCATACAATATTTGAAAAAACGACGATATGGAAATAGAGGAGGAGGTGCCAAATATTTTATTGACTGTCCGGCATTTCAAAATTATCCCGAATCAATTCAAACAGAAATGATTCTCAAAAATGTTGATAAACAAAATGTTGCTATTTTAACAGCATTTGCTCAAGACGATGAATTTCGTAAAAAAATAGTCATAAAATTAACATATGCTAACGAAATAGACGGAAATAGAGAATACCGCATTGGAGAGATACTTTATGAACATAAAATTTCCGGATTTATTTGGTATTTATGCACATTTCCGTGTTTTGATGATACTATATCCCGTGCTCCAAAATCTCGTAATGGTGAAAAAATAAAACCGAAAGCATACACAGACCCTATTTGTCAAGCACCTCATTTGAAAAAGTATGCTCAAAATGTGCTTGTTATGCCATACATACAAGAGGGTTCTCTCGAATCCTATACATTTACACCAGAAAATATATTTCTATTAAAATCCACATTAATTCACGCAATTATGTCATTGACTGTAGCATATGACCAACTGCAATTTATTCACGGAGACTTACATTTGGGAAATATTCTTCTTAAAAAAACGACAAAACAAGACATTACATATCATATTCGTGGTATAGAGCCAATTACATTAGATACAATGGGATACAAAGTTATTCTTATGGATTTTGAAAAATCAAAATTAATTCTTGATGTGTCCGAGAAAATGCAAATAAATGTAGGACATTTTTGGAAAGATTTACTTTTCTTAATAAAAAAAACCGGTGTCGCATTTGATAATTATGATGATTATTATATTACATGGGATGATGCAGATATTCTTTCTTTTATACATCGTGCGTCGCAAAGTGCATTACCATGTTCTGAAATTATGACGTTAATTCATTTGGTAAATGAGTCAACATTTTATTTTTTACCAACAAGTAAAATAACATATAGTTCGATATAAAGATAATAAAATAATAAAATATAATTTCATATGATTGAATCAGACCTATCGAATCCACCCGTTACGGTATATTATCTAAATTCGTGTCTTTGGGAGAAGGATTTTTTACTGAATGATATTTTGGGACCAATTTGTAAAAATGTTATTTTTTTTGATAAAATAGAAGATATTTCTATTGCAACGCAAAATCATCCGCAAATTCTTATATTGACAGATACCCTGCCGTTTCAAGAGGTTGAAACGTTTGTAAAGAAAATATCTCCAAATGCCATTTTTTTTACCTCCGGCGAAACAGGAAATCATGCGCAATGGTTGTCATTGTCCGCCTATACTCCATTGTATTGCAAACAATACAATCATTTTTCTATAGGAACATCTCCCACAAATATTGTCCAAATACCGCTTGGATATATAAAAGGATTTATCACAAAATACGATTGTCCTTTATCCACTATTCGCCCGCATGTGTGGGCATTTGTTGGTGAATTAAAATCCGATAGATATGAAATGTGTGAAACATTTGCACGTTTTCCGAACAATGTCGTTGTTATATCAAAAAATACATGGAATCTTGAGCGACAACATATATCTCCTCAACAACTTGCTGATATATATAGAGACGCCGTATTTGTTCCGATTGGAAGAGGCAATTGTTCATTGGACTGTTTCCGAATTTATGAAGCAGTTGCATTGGGGGCTATACCAGTTATTGTGGGGAGAAAAGATGAAATAAAACAAACATTTTATTATGACGGACATATTCCACCATTTGTATTTTGTGAAAACTGGGACCAAGCCATTGATATATGTAATGTTTTATTGGCGAATCCGTCTCAATTAATACATAGACAAGCCAGTATTTTACAGTGGTGGAACGAACGTATTATGGACATTCAATGCAAGATAAAAAAGGTTATTTAGCAGAGCAATACGTATATAAAATTGAATTACATTTATTTATGAATTGGTGTAAAATGTCTCTTGAAACAGTTATAAACGAAAAAACCATAAAAAAACGTCATTTTATATTATCTAATTATCTCAAAAATAATAATGTTGGCGTTTTGAATGAAAATGAAACGTTATGGTTTAAACACATATTTGAAAAGTTTTATACACCAGACGACCAATATACTAAATTTAATTCTTCGCAAATTTCAAATGTATCCATAGTAAAAGACAATTACGGAAATAAATGTTTTTGTATTTTTGTAAATGATACTCGGTTTCCAACATCTATAAAAAGACTTGCCGGCGGAAATAGAAACGACAAAGCAAATGTAATACGAGCATTAAGAAATGCGATAGAACCGCAAATTCATGATTTTCGCAAAAATAATCCATTAAATCCTGTAAATATTTGTCCGATTACAAATGAACCATTTGGGTTCGATGCCGAAGTAGATCACCAAATACCATTTCATATGTTAGAAGAAGAATGGATAAAAAATAATAAAAATATTTCTTACATTTACAATGTAGATAAATTTGATTATATTTTACAAGAACCGTATTACACACGTTGGTTTAATTTCCATTTAGAAAAATCAATATTAAGATGGGTGTCAAAAGAGGGCAACAAAATTGCGCATAAATTATATGTTAAAACGGATTGTCTGGGCTAACTTGGTTAATACAATATTTTTATTGTATTAATTGTTTTATTTATATAAAATACGCATTGCTCTAAATATCCAACGACATAATATTCTTTTCAGACCGAGGTTTTCGCCGGCTCATATTTTTTTTACTATTGCCGTCATTCGAAACCGTTTTTAATCCTGCCAATAAATTATCAATATCGGAAGAAGGTCCTTTCATCTCTGCTCTCGGAGGAGGAGAAAATTGCGATTGAGGTTGTTGTTGTTGTTGAGGTGGATTTGTATAAGATGCGTGACCGCCTACATCAATTCCTTCTTGTTGTGTTTGTTGTTGTTGCTGCTGTCGAATATCTTGCGGTTGTTCCGGTCGAAAGGTAGTTCCTCTCGCCAAACTAATATCGGGACGCTGTTGGTTAGGTCTTTCTGTAAAATTCATTGTTCCTTTTTGCACAATGGGCTGATTGGTTCTGGTATCCAAAGGTGCAGGTGGCGGACCGGATGACATATTGGGAGGGTCTTTTACAAGCCCTTGTGCAAATGCAAATCCGGGGCTTTTTTCTTTCATTGCATCTACAGTTGCATTTGTAAATGCCTTCATTAATTGCGGACTTTGTTTTAATACATCTTGCAATCCCGGCGCTATATTGGTAAGTGACGAATTTGTAATATGAATCATTGATACAGACAATCCCAATTTTAGACATAGAGACAATTCGGGAGGTATTTTTTTACCTCCACTATATTTGTCATGAAGTTCCGAAAATATTTCATCATAACTATCTATATCATCCTCAACCGTATCAGAAAGTCCCCCTAAATCCAACCCAAATGGGTCAAACGTTGAGTTCGCCCACTCTACAGAACTTACAAATGTTTTTAACCAATATGCCTGAAGTTTTATACCATCTTTTTTACGTTTATCTTCCAAGGCAGATTCATACTCGTCTTCAATCTCTTCATACGCCGAATCCACGGTATAATGTGAAATGTTTTTAATTGAACCTTTTTCATACCATTCTTCTAATTTCTTAATCATGGCACGCTTCTTTCGATTGCGTTCTCTCTCGGACGATGGAACCGTGGTTGTTTTGGAAGATACGGGCATTTGTTTGCTAAATCCGTCCCATGTCTTGCTTGTTCCAGAAAGACTCTCTTGGGTAGCATGACCAATATTTGAATCGGTGTGTTCTAATACAACTTCAGGAGTGGGAGAGGCATTTTTTTGTGAAAATCCGAAAAAATTACCAAAGCCGGACGAAGATACGGTTTTTGTTTGAATAGGAGTCTGTCCAGTTAATTCATTTAATTCATTCTCTAAATCTCCTAATTCTTTCATATCGATACGCCCCGAACCACTGGACGACCGTTTTTTATCATTCATCAGGAGTTCAAATCCAGAACCAAATTTTGATGTTGCACTATCCATATTCAAATCCAAATGTTCTAAATTATCATTTCCGATGTCCATTAAATTAAGTTCTTCCATATTTACTTGTATTATGGTATTTGAATAATATTTATTCTTATTTCAAACACATCTTTATGTTTCATGTTTCAATAAATAAAAAAATAAAAATAATATAAATATAAAAATAAAAATTCTATTAATATGCCGATAACATTAATTAGTTTTGATATTGGTATTAAAAATATGGCGTATTGTATCGGTAAAGTAGATGATGAATTGTTTTCTATTTTGGATTGGAATATAATGAATTTAAGTGTTGAATATGCTACTCCTCAACCCGCCTCTCTACCCATATGCAGTTATATAACAACTACCACCTACAAAAAGAAAAATAAACCACCTATATTAAAACCATGCTCAAAATTGGCGAATTATGGAGAGACCCACCCGTCATATTTTTGTGAGAAGCATGCCCACGAACAAATGACCTACGGTATTTTACCGGACAATAAACCGAAAACCATTCTTGAATTAAAAACCATATTGTCGCAAAAGTCCATAGATACCACGAATAAAAACAAGACTGAATTATTGGCACAATGTATCAAGAAACGTCCCGTTGAAAAACGGGCAATTACGGCAGATAAAATAAGTCTGATAGATATCGCCCAACGTTTTATCATACAAATGGATATATTGTTAGAGAAATTTCCCGAAATTACGTGTGCCATTTTAGAAATGCAAATATCCCCCATTGCCACAAGAATGCATACAATTCAAGGAATGCTGGCGATGTATTTTATGACAAAGAATATTCATGTAGAGTTTATTTCGTCCTCCAATAAACTAAAACTTGTAAAAATGATGGAAGGCGAAACAAAAAAAGAAGGAGAAGGAGAAGAAACAAGAACATATAAAGAAAATAAAAAGTTAGCTGAAGAATTTTGTCCAAAAATACTTGACCATAATGTATCTCTCTCTTTATGGAAAGATGTTGTTACACAATTTAAAAAACAAGATGATATGTTTGATTCAGCACTTCAAATGATATGGTATTTACATAACAAGAATTATGTTAAATTTCAAAATTTTGAAATAATTGTTGCATCAAATAATTGTTGCATCAAATAATTGTTGCATCAAATAATTGTTGCATCAAATAATTGTTGCATCAAATAAACTAATAAATTGAAAATCTTTTTTTTATAACCAGAAACAAACTAAAAGCAAACAATGAATCTCGAAATTGAAAAGGAAGGAGAGTATGGTGAAAGCATCACAATATATTCAGATGGAAAAAGCTATGAAGGAAAGTTAACATACAATAAAACAAATGATAAAGCATGTGTTATATTTACAAATGGCAACATCTATGAAGGAGAAGGAGAGTGGAAAGACAATAAAATACATGGTCAAGGTCGATTGACCTATTCAAATGGAAATATCTATGAAGGAGAGTGGAAAGAAAATAAAAAATATGGTCAAGGAACATATACATTTACCGACGGCAATATCTATAAAGGAGAATGGAAAGACGATAAAAAACACGGTCAAGGAACATATACATATGCCGATGGAGCAATTTATAAAGGAGAATGGAAAGACGATAAAAAACACGGTCAAGGAACATATACATTTACCGATGGAGCAATTTATAAAGGAGAATTGATAGACAATAAAACACACGGTCAAGGAACACTGACATTTGCCAATGGCGATATCTATGAAGGAGAGTGGATAGACAATAAAAAACATGGTCATGGTCGAATGTCATTTTCAAATGGCAACATCTATGAAGGAGAATGGAAAAACGGAAAAAAAGATGGTCATGGTCGAATGACATATGCAAATGGTTCTGCCTATGAAGGTGAGTGGAAAGAGGATGCCAAAGATGGATATGGTGAAACAATTGAAAAAGGTTACTGGAAAAAAGGCGTATTTATAGAAAGTGTTTCACAAATACCATTCATTAAAGTTAAAACCGAATGAGAAAAGTAAATGATAAAAGGTAAATGAAAGGATAGATGATAGATAAAATTGATAAAAAAATAATAAAATTATGTATAAAATAATACAAATATGAACAATCAAATAGAATTTATAGAATCCATTGTTAGAACAGATACGTCATTTCTAAATACATATATATTTACAAATGAAGATTTACTTCATATGTGTATTGAAGATGTAAAAAATGAATTATTAGAAAATCCAACAATTCAAATATACGGAAAAACCGCTATTCAACACAGGAGTATCGGATTCTTTTCCGATAATTCAATTGGATACTATTATTCTGGACAACTCGCAAAATCTAAACCACTGTCATCGAATTTATTATCACTATTAACCATTATAAACGCACATTTTGCTATGGAGTATAATGGAATTTTAGTAAATAAATACGGCGACGGAAATGACTGTATTGGTGCACACAGTGATGATGAAAAAGGATTGGATGTGGGTGGAGTTATTGCCATATCATGTGGCGCTATCCGAAAATTTCGTGTTCGAAATAAAATATCAAAAAAAATTGTTATAGATATTCCAACTATATCAAACCATATACTACATATGGGAGGAGATTTTCAAAAAGAATTTACTCATGAAATACCGATTGAAAAAAAGGTAAAAGATATACGATATTCTTTTACATTTCGAAAACATCTTCGTTAGTAAGATTTACGCGTAAATTTCGATGACGCATTTGTTCGACTACTTCGTTTTATAGTTTGACGACTACTATTTGATTTTAACGGCATTATTAAAAAAAACTCTCGAATATAATACATAATTTTTTGAGAGACCAGTATATCTATTTTTTTTTCTTCTTTTGACGATTTTATTACCGGATATTGTGCGAGTTCATTCTTGATATCTCGTAACGATATTTTTTGTATATTATCTCTCCGAATAAATTCACAAAATCGGTCAAATATATCATTCGTTGATAAGTGATGATTGTATGCTTTTGGTTTAATATAGTACACTTTATTATTCGTATTGTACATTAGCGGATGGTATAAATCATCTATAAAACATATTTCGGCATGTTTGGATAACATGGAACATTGAATAAAATCAGAATATGTTTTTAATTGCGTGGTTCGTTGTGTGTTTACAATTTGATTGCCAATTTTAAACGCATAAATAATTTGGTCAAACAAAATGAATTCGGCACCTCCCCCCAATTTATGATGAAAATATGCAATAACATGATGTATCCAATCGACAGGACATTGGTTGTTTGTATATAAAAAAACTTTATAACATTCTCCCTGTTTCTTTTTATGACATAAATATTCGAGTATTACCAGAATTCCAACGCGTAAAAACTCCGGATATACATCCATCAAAGAAAATAAAATAGCGCGTTCTCCCTTTTCTGGATACAGTTTAATAGAAATTTTCCATAAAAAATATAGGTGAGAAAAGGACCCAAGAGTTTCATCAAAATCCAATACAATCACTCTTTTTATTTTTTTATTTTTTCCAAGTCGTGAGTGGATTGGCGGAAACACTTCAATAATTTCTTTGTCTTCTTTTTTTTCTTCTTTTTCTTCTTTTTTATTTGTTTCTTTTTCTTCTTTTTTATTTGTATTTGTTTCTTTGTCGTCCTTTTTATTTGTATTATTTGTTTCCTTTTTATTTGTGTCTTTTTCTTTTGTATTGTTGTCGCTATCGAATTCTTCTTCGTTGTATTCATATTCATTTATAAATATATTGTTCATAATTTATCCAAATACAGTATTATGATACTGTATATAGAGATTATTTATCGTAATTAACCTATTTGCGAATCTTTTGTATTTGTGCTATATGTCGGGCTCAAATTTCCTCCGCGAGACGATAACAATTGCAACTGTTTATCATTAAAACACAAACTACCTTTTGAATTGGTATATCCTGAACCTTGGGTGCAATTTGTATCTCCTTTTACTCCATAAAACGCGTCAATTCCTTCCGGTGTATCTGCGCCACAAAAAAGTCCGCTTTTTCCAAAACCAAACAGTTTAGAGCATTGCTTTTCTTTTGAACCGTCGGTCAGTAACGCAACGCGAGAATCTAATGCCTGATTTGCCGGATATGTTGAATATTCGGTTGGAAATTGGGTAAATCCTTCTAAACTTTTCCATGATGATGGAAGAACAGCTGACAAGAAAATAATAATAGCCAACAAAACACTTAAAAAAATACTCTCTCTTGACATGAATTTTTTCATTCTATTATTATAACTTACGAAAATAAAGAATGAATTGAATGGGTGGTCGGCAAATCTTTTCCTACTAAACACCCTTTAAGTAAATTGGGCGCAAAATACGTTTGACAAACTCGCAATACATCTTCTTTTGTTATTGGCGCGTATTTTTGTTCAAAAATAGTGCTTAAAGGGACGATGCTTAAAGGGACGGTGCTTAAAGGGACGATGCTTAAAGGGACGATGCTTAAAGGAACTGCATTTGTGGCATTTATGATTGCAAGTGCATTTTGTTTTCCCGATAAATCAATATTGTTTAAACGCAATATTTGTCTTCCTTTTAATTCTTGTTTTGTATGTTTTATTTGTGAATAGGTCATCCCTTTATGATATAAATTTTTGAGAATTTGTTTAAGAATAGGAAGCACCTGTTTTGTCTTGGTTTTGTCAATTTCTGTATATAAAATAAAAGACCCAACGGTTTTATAATAATTCACTTCAATTTCAGACGAATAGGTGAATCCATGTTTTTCTCGTAATTCGTTAAATAAAAAAGAATTCATACCATCGGATAAAAAAGATTTGATAAGATTTAATATATATCGGTCTGGGTGATTGTAGGGACATGTGCGAAATCCGAGAGAAATACGAACGGCTTCCAATGGAATAGAAATACACGAAATTGGAAATAGATTTTGTTGTTGGGCGCATTGTCGTTCAATATAAAAAGTGGGCGACTGTTTTATGTGCGATTTTGTAAATCTGGTATTTTGCAACATATGAACAATTGTTTTAAATGGATGGTGCGATACAATACTACATATCGTATTTTGTGGAATATAGACATTTTTATACAATTGAAATACGGTCTCTCTATCTAATGATTTTTTTGTATGATAGGCAATATTATCAATCGGAGAATCATATATAGTTCCATTAAATAGTAGTCGTTCTATTTCATTCGATTCTAATTCATCTGTGTCATTTACGGCTAATGTATTTTCTTCAATAACAACGGCATGTTCTAATTCATAATCTTTTTTATTAAATACGGAGGAAAATAACATTTCACCTAATGGCTCCAATGCTTGTTGTGTATATTGATATCCACATTTTACATAATAACATGTATATGATTTTTCAGTATACGCATTTACTTCAGCTCCTATTTTATCATATATATCCGATATAGTAGTTGATTTTTCATATTTCGAACAACCTTTAAACACCATATGTTCAATCATGTGAGCAGAAGCGCGAAGATTTGGTGGTTCATGAATAGACCCAAATTGTTGATAGATTTGAATGGAAGAGAGAGGAAGGTCGGTTTTTTCATAAATTAGACAACAACCATTATCAAATATATGTGTTTGTATTGGTAACATACGATTGTTATATAATAATCATATTTAAGCTTTTCTTATATTTTTCCTTTCTTATTTTTCTTTTTATTTTTCCAAAAATCTATTATGTATTTCTCTTAAATATGTATAATTTCATTCTCATCTTCAAGATAATATTTATTTCCACAAGCGTTACATTTTTGTTGTATTCTGTCTTGTTTTTGTTTATATGTAAGACGGACCTCGGGTTTATCACACATATTACAAAGCAAATACTTTTGAATAAACTCATATAGAATTTGTTTAATTTGAGAATGTGAGAACTCACCTTGAAGATAATAATATTTGGTATATTTATCAATTCCACTTTTACATGATAATTTTTTGCCAAGAATAGAGAGAAGAATAGATTCATCAAATTCTAATTCTTTACAAAACTTTGAAAAATTATCCAACATTGTAATTGTTGTTCCTTTTTTACTGCTGTGACTTGTTTCTATTACCGAAATTATATAACGATAATTTTCATCAAATAAAATCGACTCATCGCTTGTTAAATAAAGTTTGTTATGTTGCTCCATTTTTTGGTATATTTGTGGACAAATAAATCAAATAAATCAAAATTTTTTAACCCATTAGTTTTTCAGAAAACATCCAAGCCCACTTATGAGTTAACCACCAAATACCACCAAAAATAGCACCATGTGTTAAGGCAACGACTAATTTTGAACTCTTTGGCGGAAGAGTAATCAACACGGATGGCGTTAACGCGACAAAAAGAAGCACAATATACAAAAATAGAAGAATATTCATTTTATAATATAAAGGATTATTTTTCTAAAGGTCGGTAAAGGGTCGAATAAAAAATGTTCATAATTACGTAAAATAATAGTAAACCGGATGATAGACATATCTATAAAAATAATCAAACGGATAATAATCATATTCGTCTAAAAATAATGGATTTACGGCAATTGCTCCTCCTCCTCCACCTCGTCCTCCTCCTCCGTGACCTCCTCCACCTCGTCCTCCTCCTCCGTGACCTCCTCCGCCTCCACCATGACCTTCAACAATTTTATTATTCAATATAAAAAATATACAAACAAATACCAACGCAACACAAATAATTCCTATTCCAGTGTATGGTTTTTTCATTAATTATTATATGATTAGACATATTATGATTTATGATATTTTCTTTACCGGAATTTTACTATCAACAATATAAATAGAATTCTCCGTCATAATAATGAGTTCAGTTAAAACCTTGTATATATTTACAATTGAACTTGTAAATTCTTCGGGGCTTCGCACCAACAGCCGTTCAGTAATTTTCTCGCCCGTTTCTTCGTCAATTTCTTCACGAATTCCAAGAATAACCGATTTTTCAATAGAACCTACCCAATAATCCATCATAATTGGTTTATCTTCAACAATAGCTAATTTAGATGCTTCATGAAATGTTTTACCTTCTGGATGACGAATAGGAGGAACAGTTTCCGTATTTTTTTTTGATGTTTCCGTATTTTTTGCTAAAGACATAACAATAATAATGTATGGACATAACAAAAAACGTAATTTATAACGCCCATTTTGTCATACGCGTTATAAATTTCTCTCCTAAAGTTATATATGTCTTCATCTTCTGTAAATTTAGGGAACAATGCTGGACAATTTGACCAACAAACCGGCTCTATTGCGATTGGACAACAAGCGGGGCAAACTAGTCAAGGAACATTTGCCGTAGCAATTGGACAAAATTCCGGACAAACGAATCAATCGAACGCATCTGTCGCCATTGGACAAAATGCAGGACAGGTAGAACAATCTGAATACTCCATATCCATTGGACAAAATGCGGGACAAAATAGTCAAAATACCGTAGCGGTTGCTTTAGGTCAAAATGCCGGACAGATAAACCAGTCCGACCATGCAATTGCCATTGGGCAAAATGCGGGTCAATCCAACCAAGGTTCATATTCCATTGCCATTGGAACAAGTGCGGGTCAAGTAAGTCAAGGAGAATATAGTATTGCTATTGGACATGATGCGGGTCAACTTGCGCAACCGGCTCATAGTATTGTATTAAATGCTCAAATAACCGGTGTTAGTCCACAGACGACGGGACTGTTTATCCAGCCATTGCGAAATGCATCTCAGTCAAATACGTTATATTATAATGATGCTACAAGTGAAATAACCTATTATACCTCAACGGCAGAAGATAAGACCGATATTACTTCGTTGCCATTTTTTCAGAGCGCCAGTATTTATAAACTACTACCTCGCACATTTACGTATACATCGGACGGAATTAAAAATATTGGACTTATTGCCGAGGAAGTATTTGCAGTAGATCCGGATTTAGTTGTTGTGGATGCAAGCGGAAATCCTATTAATATAAAATGGTTTGATATTGTAACATATCTCGTTTCAGAAATTAAGAAGCATCAAACTCAAATTTTAAACCAAGCCCAGCAAATGCAATCGCTTCAGTCATTGGTATTTCAGCATAAACTACAAAATCAACAACAAACTGACGCATTAAAACAACAAACTGATGCATTAAAACAACAACAAAAACAATCCACTGTCCAACAATCACCTCAATTAACTATTCAACCATCTGTAACTATTCAACCGTTGCAAAAAAGTTCATCGTCTGTTCTCCGAAGTTCTTCGAGAGGAACTGGGGCATTAGGTAAATTTATATTTCAACATAAATAGATAACGCCATAATTGGTATATGAGTAAAAAGATAGGGCGAAATGACATGTGTTTGTGCGGTTCCAATAAAAAATATAAAAAATGTTGTCTACTCAAAGAAGAACAAGAAGACAAAGAAGACAAAGAAGTTCATTCCATTGTTCAATATCTCCGTGTAGAATTTCCAACACATAAGGTGATTGATATCACAAATAAACTCACTGTTGAAACCTATCGACCCTTACAAATTCAACATTATTCAGATAATGTAATACAATTTGCCGAAAAAAACGAATTAAATGCAAGTGTGTTTTTGACACGAGTTCCATTAGATACATACGATATTATGATTTTATATCATGGGTCATATCGTACATTTCCGAAAGACGATATTTATTCAGTTATGGCAAGTTTAAGAGCGTTAATTTATCCGGAAACGGATAGTTCCATTTGAATATAAATCTTTTTATATTGTATAACAATGGCAAAATTTACCGATATTTTGTATCGCTGGTCGAAAATAAATCGCCATTACCTCATTACCTTTTTTGTTCTTGTTTTATTTATCGGATTGAGTATTTTAGGCTATAAGTGGTTTAAAAAAACCGATACTCCTTACAGTGATGTTGCAAATGCTAAAACTCGAGGACAAGAAGTTGAAATTTATATATTTACGGTTACATGGTGTCCTCACTGTAAAACCGCTCGTCCAGAATGGACGGCATTTAAAGAACAATATGAAGGAAAACGTATAGGTCCTTATGTTATTCATTGTGTTCAAGTAGATTGCACAGATAAAGATGATATTCAAGTTCAAAAAATGCGTTCAAAATACAATATTTCATCTTTTCCGACCGTAAAAATGGTTAAGGATGGAAAAATAATTGATTTTGATGCAAAAATAACTACCGGCAATTTGAATCAGTTTGTCTCAACAATGGTAGGATAAGCGAAGACAAATTATTTTTATTTCTTTCATAACATATTATTTCTCACCATATTATATATGTTATGGTTAGTAAATCATTAAAGAATACATCCTCAAGAAAAAACGAAACAAGAAAAAACGAAACCGAAACAAGAAAAAAAACTATAAAACACCGTTATACAAAAAAACATTATTCGTCTGGAGATGGTATGTTGACAACCGTTTGGGGACCACCTATGTGGCATTTTTTACACACAGTATCATTTAATTATCCCGTTGAACCTACATGCAATCAAAAAAAACAATATCGCGAGTTTATACTTTCTCTACAATATGTGCTTCCTTGCGGAAAATGTCGCATAAATCTCTGTAAAAATCTAAAAAAACTACCTTTAACAATACATCATATGTTAAATCGAGGAACATTTTCACTATATATTTACAAACTACATGAAATGGTAAATACAATGCTTCATAAAAAATCCGGTCTTACCTATGACCAAGTTCGAGATAGATACGAAGATTTTAGGGCGAGGTGTGTAATGTCTGACTCCGATAAAAACACGGACACAAAAAAGGAAAACACGGACACAAAAAAGGAAAATGGCTGTACCGACCCCGTGTATGGAGAGAAATCGCGATGTATTTTAAAAATTGTTCCCCAATCCGTTCAATGTGAATCTTTATCTATAGACAAAAAATGCAAACGAACATCTCTTCTAATGTAATTATAATATGGATTTTTTTTATTTAATAACAATTGCTATCGCCATTGTCATTTTAACAATCGTTCTTGTTGGAGTTTGGTATGTTATTAAAACAACAAACGCAAAAGGAACTATTTTCCCAAATGTAGTAAATCAGTGCCCAGATTTATGGTTAGTGGATAATACAACGGGCAATTGTATTATTCCTGATGTATCGTTTAATGCTACCACAACATCACCAAATTTAGGAATTTTAACACAATCTACCTATAGTTTAATTCCCGGTTATGCTGTATCATCTCTCGGATATAATGAAATTAACTTTTCAGATGCGGGATGGGCGTCACAAAGTGTATCATCCGCTACATGTGCAAAAAAAACATGGGCGAGTGTAAATGGAGTTGTATGGGATACGGTAACAAATTATAATCAATGTTAGCATAATTAAACTTACATAAAAATTGAATCGTAAAATACACGAATAGAATGGAAACAATGACAAATGATATTGACAGTGAGTGGTCGTTATTTTTACGTTCACAACATGAAATTATTGATATTCGACAACCAATCTATACTACAGAACAAAGACAACAAGAACGAGATTTAGCACAGGACAGTCAAAACAATGAATCCGAAAATCCAATACCAATCTGCGAGGAATTGTATATATCGACAAATACAAAAACACTTATTTTAAATCAGGAAATAGATACATTTGTTGTATTTTGGAAAATTCCTATTATTGAATATTGGAAACCAGAAGAAGGGGTTGTTCATAAACATATGAAAGTTGTATCAGACACACCCGAACAATTGGAATTGTATAAAGAATACCTTTCTCATGTAAAAGAGGAATACAAGGAACACATTATGAAACAAATTGATATTCGTAATACAAAACGTCCAAAATTCAAAGATGACCGAAAAATAATGGTCGGTATTTCAAAAAAAGAAATTATGAATGCGCGAAAAAAACAGAAGAAAGCATTTATGAATTCTTTCGCAATTATTATTCGTTTGGAATTTGAAGGTATGTTTCGTGAAATTCACGTGAAAATATTTAATACCGGTAAAATGGAAATTCCGGGAGTCCCTCAGCGGGCTCTTTTAAATATCGTAAAACAGAAAATCATATGTATTTTACAACCACATATGCCAACTCTACTTGAATTTTCTGAAACGAGCGCCGGAATGGAAGATAAAGGAGTTCTTATTAATTCAAATTTTCGATGTGGATATCACGTGAATCGAGAAAATGCATACCATATTTTACGGACCAAATATGGAATTGATTCGGCATATGATTCGTGTAGTTATCCGGGAGTAAAGAGCAAATTTTATTTTAATAATAAAATCGGATTTGATACGGATAAACAAATAGGTCGTATAGATGAGGAGGACCGTTCATGCACCATAGATGCGTTACGTAAAAATCCGAAATATACCGAAATGACATTTACCATATTTCGAACAGGAAGTTGTCTCGTATCTGGAAATTGTTGTGATGATATTTTATATTTTGTATATAATTTTCTATGTAAATTTTTACGGGATGAATACTTGCAAATACGAGCAAATGTAATTATTCCAATGATAAAAGAAAAAAAAATAAAGGTGAGAAAACACTGGATTTCAACAACGGTTGATTATTACAATAAAACAATATCCAAAACCACATATAAAAATAATTCTAACGTATCCAACGATGAATTTGGTGTTGCCTCTGTATAATGTATCTTTAACAAATATACAATTTTTAGAGACCAAAGACAATATTCGGATGAACGGTATTTTTACAAAACTAATTTATTCTGATTTTTTTATGACGATGAACGGATTATATGCAATCATTCCCATTGCATTAAAATCGGTCAACTATCATTTTGGATATTTTAATCCTATTGAAAACATAACATGGATTCGAGATATAATCGCAATTGAATCTCATATATTACAAGAATATAGAAGAAAAAACAAGTCGAGACATTTACGATTTTCTTCTATACAAACTGTATTACAATCAGGAACAATAAAGTTAAGTAGTTATGCAACGGATGTTTGGAAAGAGCATTCTATGCCGATAACGTGTTTAAAAATATCGGGGGTTTGGGAGAATAATGGAACTATTGGCATAACATATAAATTTTTATATGGGCGATAAGACCCATTTTATTTGTAATCACATATAATTACTTTATATTGTTCATTTTCTTGTATTATTTGAAATGGTTTTCCGCATCCATAGAGTGCTCCTTCTTCAACTAATTTTATACACTCGTGTTGGGGAGCATGTGGACTTAATTGACGACCAGTTGACCGATAAATACCACATCGAAATATACAACAATTTAATTTTACAATTTCACACATTTGGTTACAATGAGGACATAACACGAAAATAGGGTCCGATAATGTTTGTTTTGTCTTTGTCATTTATTTTTATATATTTATTACGAGAAGTTATAATTATCAATTTTCTTCAGTATTATTTTAACATTGGACAACATTCCATGCGTTTGATTTCATTGTATTGTTCAATTGTTTTTACAGAAAGTTCAAATCCATATAGTTCCTTACATGTTGTATAAATTGGATTAGTTGTGCAATCGAATTCTTGTAAAGTGAGAGGAAGATTGTCGAGAGATGTAAGTTGATTATGCGAACAATATAATTTTTGTAGATTCGGAGGAAGATTGTCAAGAGAATTGATTTGATTATTCCAACAACCTAATGTTTGTAAATTGGGAGGAAGATTGTCAAGAGAAGTCAGTTGATTATTTTCACAATATAAGTGTTGTAAATTGGGAGGAAGATTGTCGAGAGACGTAAGTTGATTTGTAAAACAATCTAATGTTTGTAAATTGGGAGGAAGATTGTCGAGAGAAGTCAGTTGATTGCCGCCACAATACAATATTTGTAAATCGGGAGGAAGATTGTCAAGAGACGTTAGTTTATTTGTGGAACAATCTAATTTTTGTAAATTGGGAGGAAGATTGTCAAGAGAAGTCAATTGATTATTATCACAATATAATTTTTGTTGTAAATTGGGAGGAAGATTGTCGAGAGAAGTCAGTTGATTATTATAACACCATAATTCTTGTAAAGTGGAAGGAAGATTATCGAGAGAAGTTAGTTGATTATATTGACACTGTAATTCTTGTAAATTGGGAGGAAGATTGTCAAGAGATACGATTTGATTATTATAACAATATAATGTTTGTAGATTGGGAGGAAGATTGTCGAGAGAAGTCAGTTGATTATGATGACAATATAATTCTTGTAGATTCGGAGGAAGATTTTCGAGAGAAGTTAGTTGATTATATTCACAACATAATGTTTGTAGAGTAGGAGGAAGATTGTTTAGAGAAGTCAATTTATTACAAATACAATATAATCCTTGTAAATTGGGAGGAAGATTGTCGAGAGAAGTCAGTTGATTATGACAACAATCTAATCTTTGTAGATTTGTATAGAGAGATAAATCAGGTAAAACAGTTAAGTTTTGTTTCGATAAATCCAATTCGGTTACGGTATAATCTGTCATTTATTATTTGTTTATTACAAAAAATAAACAAATAAATATCAATTTTCTTCGCTACTATTTTAGTAGTGGGCAACATTCTTTTTCCAAATTTTCCATGTGTTTGATTTTATTGTATTGTTCAATTGTTTTTTCAGAAAGTTCAAATCCATATAGTTCCTTACATGTTGTGTAAATTGGATTGTGTGAACAAAATAGTGTTTGTAAAGTAGGAGGTAAAATATCCAGAGAAGTCAGTTGATTCTTCAGACAAGATAATTTTTGTAGATTCGGAGGAAGATTTTCGAGAGAAGTGAGTTTATTATGGCGACACCATAATTCTTGTAAATTGGGAGGAAGATTGTCGAGAGAAGTCAGTTGATTGCCACCACAACGCAATGTTTGTAAAGTGATAGGAAGATTGTTGATAGATGTAAGTTGATTATTGAAACAATTTAATGTTTGTAGATTCTGAGAAAGATTTTCGAGAGAAGTCAGTTGATTATTGAAACAATCTAATCTTTGTAGATTGGGAGGAAGATTGTCGAGAGAAGTCAGTTGATTGTTATAACAATCTAATCTTTGTAGATTGGGAGGAAGATTGTCGAGAGAAGTCAATTTATTATTTCCACAATATAATGTTTGTAGATTTGTGTATAAAAATAAATCCGGTAAAATAGTTAAGTTTCGTCCCGATAAATCCAATTCTGTTACGGTATAATCTGTCATTTATTATTTGTTTATTACAAAAAAATAAACAAATAAATATCAATTTTCTTCGCTACTATTTTAGTAGTGGGCAACATTCTTTTTCCATATTTTCAATGCGTTTGATTTCATTGTATTGTTCAATTGTTTCTACAGAAAGTTCAAATCCATATAGTTCCTTACATGTTGTGTAAATTGGATTATCCCAACAATATAATTCTTGTAAAGTAAGAGGTAAAATATCAAGAGAAATTAATTGATTCTTCCGAAAAGATAATGTTTGTAAAGTGGGAGAAAGATTGTCAAGAGAAGTTAGTTGATTTGTATGACAAATTAATGTTTGTAAAGTTGGAGGAAGATTTTCGATAGAATTTAATTTATTTTCATGACAAATTAATATTTGTAAATTGGGAGGAAGATTGTCAAGAGAAGTTAGTTGATTGTTTTGACACCATAATACTTGTAAAGTAGAAGGAAGATTGTCAAGAGAAGTTAGTTGATTGTTTTGACACCATAATACTTGTAAAGTAGAAGGAAGATTGTCAAGAGAAGTTAGTTGATTGTTTTGACACCATAATACTTGTAAAGTAGAAGGAAGATTGTCAAGAGAAGTCAGTTGGTTATAATAACAATATAATGTTTGTAGAGTGGGAGGAAGATTGTTTAGAGAAGTCAATTTATTATTTACACAACGTAATGTTTGTAGATTTGTATAGAGAAAGGTTTTATACTTAAATATAGATTTTTCCGTTAAAAAACCTCAGTTAATGTTTTCTCTCCATGACAATTGCGACAAAGAGCCTGAAGATTACTTAGATCATTCCCTCCATTTGCTACCCGAATTTTATGGTCAATTTCATAACTTGCCGAAAGAAGATTGTCGCATGAGGCACACCGCCATTTCTGTCTTGCCGCCACATATTTTTTCTTTGCATCTGAAACGGAACGTTTATGTTTGGTTGTATCAATTAAACCGGCTTGTGGAATAGAAACCCGTTTTTTTTCTTTATCAAACGATAAAATAGGTTGCGAATATCCATCATCTGTATATTTCTCTTTTGTAAAGTTGATTAACGGTTCAATAAAATTCGCAGATACATTTCGGTCGACTGGCAAATATTTTACATATTCGTGTGTATTATAAATCATATCTCGGGCAGACGCTGGATTCTTTTTCATAAACCAATACAAAAATAATGCTCCTAATAAAACTCCTCCTATTTGATAGTATTTTTTAAACGCATAAAGCTTCTTTACATATTTACCCTCTGTATAAATATTTGCAACTAAAAAACATGCAACCAAGATTAAAACGATTTCAAATCGCATTTATATAAAACAATGATACAATTTTCTTTCTCTTAAAGATAATAACCTTCTATTTTAATAAGAAACACATGACAATAAATTCATACATTCTCTTTTTTATTTCCATCATTGTAATAGGATTTTATTTCTATTTCATCATTGGAAATATTCGCATTAAAAATATATACGGAAATACAGGCGACCCCGTTATAAAAGAGTTCCAACAAGATATTATTACAGGAATTACTTTAGCATTACTCGGTTGGCTTACCTATATAAATCAGAAATTCGGAACTATTTCATTAACTGTATTGTCTCGTTGGATTCTTGCGATTGTATCTCTCGGTATTGCCACATACATAACAAGAACAACATGGCTATCATGGTTTTCCGGATTTAATTCAATGACTTTCCTGTATATAGCATTATTTTTATTTATGATTGTTGCCGGTATGGCGATTGCATACCGAATATTTTATACGCAACAAGAAGGAAGTAGTTGGGAAAACAATATACTTATTCAATTCCTTTTATTTTTACCGTGTTTATTGACAGATTTTCTGGAACATGTAAATAAACAAATCGGAATTACGCCCAATATTGTGTTTGTTCTTTTCCTGATGGAACTAATCGCAATTCTTTTATTTATTTCAATTCCCTATTTTCTTCAAAAATCCGCAACACTGATTCAGGGAAAAGGAACACCTATTTTAAAAGAATCCGCATTTTTAGATATTCAAACTGCCTTGCCCCCGTTTCATTCATTAAAAACAAATTACGCCATATCTTTATGGACATATATAAACCCCCAACCAGCTTCAGATAAAGAATATCTTATTTTTACGATAAATGCCTTCATGCCAATTATTACGTATCGGACTCATGATACAAGAAAGGAACAAAAAGAAAAAGAACAAAAAGAAAAAGAACAAAATAAAATAATTGTGCATTCATATTCAAAAAATCCCAAACAAAAACAAAAACAAGAACAAGAGTTCGATGTAAAATTACAAAAATGGACAAATATTGTATTGAATTATCGACATAATATGTGTGACGTTTTTATTGATGGAACTCTACAAAAAACATTCGAATGTTTTGAACCGCCCCCCATTCACTCGGTTTTCATTGGAGAGCATAATGGATTATATGGAGCAATATGTAATGTTATGTATTATCCTGAACCGCTAACTCAATCACATATTGTAACAATGTATAACGTTTTTTCAACCAAAAACCAGCCAACTTTATTTTAGTAGTATTATTGTGAATAAGCCACTGCTAATTTACTTAATTTTTGTAAATATGCAAGAGAATGCTGTTTATTGTCGTCGCTCATGTCTCGAATTGGATTACGAATTTTATCAACAATAACCATAATTTCCTGAGAATTCGATAAATACACTAAATCACTTCCATAATCTTTATCAATAAAAAATGAGATATCGCCACCATCAATACGGTCTTTGTATGGCATATAAACATAACTATACCACGCCTTTAAAATAGCCGTAACATTCAGTTTTCGGATGGTTTCGAATGACTGTTTGGCAACTTTAATATCATTATTATCCGGAAAAATCGCAATAATTTCGTCTAAAAAATCAAAAAAAAGTTTGTTGTATGCTTTTAAATAAATAGATTTATCCGACATGTGCAAATAGTATATTTTACATAAATATACTTTTATATGGTTTTATACGTTTATTTTATTTCTTTTTTTATTTCTTTTTTTCTTTTTCTTTCTTTTTTTATTTCTTTTTTTATTTGATTTCTTTTTTTATTTCTTTTTTTATTTCTTTTCTCTCTGTCTTTTCTTTTCTCTCTAAAACCCAATATTATATTTATTGTCATCACAAATTTGTATTACATTGCTACGTTTAATATTGCCAATATTGTTTTCAATTCGGATTGAATCCGCCGAACATTTCCCGCCATCATCTCCAGCACCCAACATTCGATTGATTTCCGCCGTCGGGTCTTTTAATTGCAATGTCTTTTTTGATTGTTTTGCCATCTTTTCCATATCTAACAATATATTGAACGAATTTGTTCCGAAAAGTCCCTGTTGTCCCATCATAATGTTTCCAGACACACCGCGCATTGTATCTAAATCCGCATGTCTTCCTGCATCTAATAATACTTCTGTATGAACCTCGAACGTTGCTTTGCCAATTGGTCCAATATCATCTTTAAGAATTCCTGAACGAAAGATTGGAATCATATCCTTTGTTAATGTCATGCGGTCACATAACAAACTCAAATGATGATGATTGATATACACATCACTGAATTCCATTACATCCACAAATTCTTGATACATAACTTGACGCGCAGCCGCAATTCCAAGAACATCAAACACTTCACGAATATCATTACTAATGGTTCTCGTTGAATCTATAAAATCCAGTGCAAGAACATCCAGCATATTTGACCCATTTGTATCTAAAATCCAAACATCCTCTTTCGTTACTATTTCTCCTCCTTCCTTTGTAATTTCTAAACCTTTGGGCGGGTCTTTCACCATATTTGCGATTTTTCTCGGAATTACATTTCCCACACCCGGAACACCTCGCAGAACAATATTATTTAAAACGGTATCTTGAAAATTCTTCAACAAATAGATTTCATCGGACTGGTCCAGAGTTCGGGCAATACCTTTTTGTTTCTTTGTATGTTTTTTAAATACATCACTGTTTATACGAATACGAAATATCAAATTATCCATATTGTAATCCGAAAATATGCACGTAATATTTTGACCATCATTGCTTTTTTTAATGGCAAAGTGAATATCGTCCATCGTCAGATTTTTATCCAACATTTTTTCTCTATTCATTTCCATTCGCACAATCCATTTTGATTTTGGTTGGGGCGGTTGCTGTTGTGGTTGATTTGTATTGCATTCTTCCACCATTTGTTCAAATGCATAGTATTCTTGAAGCATTAACTCGTCTGTGGAAGGAGTTCGGTCATCGGGTTCAAAACAAATCTGTGTAGATTTCACCACATCTACCAATTTTGTATGTTCCACCATAGTCGAGTAAAATTTTGCCTTGTCCTGACTTTCTCGGTCTAATTCCTTCAAGAAAATCGTCATGGACGTATTTTTGGGATTTCTCGTTAAACGCAAAATTTCTTCAATTCGGGGAACACCGCGAGTTACATTTGACTTGGATGCTACACCTGCCAAATGAAATGTATTGAGTGTAAGCTGGGTGGTCGGTTCGCCAATCGATTGCCCCGCAATAACTCCCACCATTTCGCCCGGATGAACAATTGCCTGTTTGTATTTTAACAAAACCGTTTCCAACAACAATGTGAGAGCTTTGCGATGGAATCGTTTTTTATACAATAAATCAATTGGATTTAAATAATAGTAATACATAATTTCAAACAATTCCGTTGGAGGGGCAAATACAATACTTTGTAATTTTGCGTAATAGGACTCGATGAGTTCATACGCTTCATATGGCGTAATATCCACAACTGTATTTGTCGTTAAATCCAGCTGTCCTTGCAAATTATTAATAATATAAATAAATGCAACGGGGACATTCACACTGTTTTCGTTTTTGAATTTAAACACATGACGAATAAGTTGATTTCGCCAACTGACCATTTTATCAATCATTTCTTTGTTCTTTACTGCGGTTTCTTCTCGCTGTTTATAAATGCGAGTAGACGCTCCTTTTGAAAATACATCCAATAGCGTTGTTTGTGTGTCTTCCATATAACGTTTGTATATATCCTCAATGGACATTGTCGCCAAAGGAATCGGTTGTACTTCCACACGAGTAGAATCAAATCCGTCATCTCCATAATGAAACTGAATAATTTTACCCATATTGTTACGCACCGTCATATCATACATGACAACCGCATCTTCCAGTCCCTTAATCAATCGACGTTGAATATATCCCGTTTGACTTGTTTTGACGGCGGTATCTATTAATCCCACTCGACCACCCATCGCCAAAAAGAACACTTCTTGAGCAGACAATCCCGAAATAAACGAATTTTCAATAAATCCACGGGCTTCCGGACTATCATCGAATTTTCGGTAATGCGGAAGTGTTCGATTGTCGAACCCATATGGCACACGTTTGGCATCAATATTGGTTTGACCTAAACACGCAATCATCTGTGAAATATTTACCATATTACCTTTTGACCCCGATTTCACAATAGTCAAGAATCGATTGTCCGATTTCAAACTCTTTTCCGCCTCCTTTTCTGTATCTCCGCGCGCCTTGTTTAATATATTATTTACCTGTGTCTCGAACTCCACTCGATTGTTTTGCGCCGTTGTGTTCTTGAAAATTCCCAAATGGATTTTTTCCATAAGTTGTTGCACTTCTCGCTTTCGGTCTATAATAATCTGGGTAATTCGTTCGTATGTATGTTTATTCGCAATTAAATCGTTTACACCCACACTATACGAACTCGTCTTCATATATTCCGTAATAATATTTTGCAAATTATCGATGAAATCGGATGCCACGCGATTGCCGAAATCATTCACAATACGGTGAATCAGACCTTTCGAACCGCCTCCAAGCACGGATTTTTCCATTTGACCGCGAATATACTCTCCGTTTTGGATTTCTAATGTGTGATTGCGGTCGGGGGTTGCATCTTTATATAATTTTGTATTGTATTTTAATGTTAGTGGGGGGAGAATTTGGGACAATATATCAAAATTCGTAATATGTCCCTGTTTCGTATATGCGTCGGCTAATTTTTGTGGTTGTACATTCGGAAACATCATTAATAAATTCATCGCTTCACGAAACGTAAATTTCTGTCCTGCGCGCGTGAATTGGTATGACCCCAACATCGAATCTTGGAAAATACCAATGATAGGCGCGTTGTTTCCCGGACTTACAATTTGATACGGAATTGCCGCCAAATTCCGCAGTTCTGTCTCCGCCAATATATTTTGCGGGACATGCATATTCATTTCATCTCCATCAAACGTAGTGTTTTACAGAATTCCTGAGAAGGGAATTCACCTGTTCTTTCGATACAGGACCAGACTTTACCTTAAGCATTATCGGGGTCGTTACTCCGTCATTTAATACCCACAATCATCAAGTCGTTGAACCTTTCTCATACTCTACGATAAGCGAGTTTAGAGACATGGCTGCGGATTGCCCAATTCGTAACGTTTTTACCATTGGATTCGGTCATTACCCGAGTTCCCTCTTCCGTCGTTTCCGACAAAGAGGTGGTAGTTACGACTCTAAGGGGTTTCCCGCAATTTGGTCATGTTGCATATTCAATACATTGCCTCCGTGTAGAGACAACATATCATGGATTTCCTCAGGAAATTCGATTTCAAATTCTTTGTGATATAAAAGTAGGGTTTGGTAGTGTTGTGCGATTTGGGATTGAACTATATTTTTATTTTTTGACAAGTTTTCATGAACAGATAAGGGCATTGTATTTCTCCAATTTAAACATAGAAATTGTTCATCCACATTATCCAGATTAAATTGGGCAATAGGAATCACGTGGTCAATATGCCACACAGTTCCGTGATTTTCAAATGTAAATTTTTCATCAAACTGATAATACATCCAATCGTAAAATTCATTTGCAGTGCATCCCAAATATTCAATCGTATGATTTGTTTTACGAGATTTCAATGCATTACAAATTCGTGTGCGTTGCAATCTTAAAAACCTAAAAATAGGATCTGTTTCATATCTGGTTTTTAAACGTTCTTTGAAAATAGCAGTTTTAATAAATGCTCTTCCATCTTTTCGTTCGCAATCTTTGCACTTTTGCCGATTATGTCTGAAGTTGGATTTATTGAAAATAACATCACAATATGGGCATTGTTGGTTGTCTTCTCCAATTGCCAATTGTTTTTCTCTCTTTGCCTCTTGTCGTTTAAGAACCTTGTCATGTTTATATATGCTGGATTGTTGACTAATCTTTTGTCGCAATTTCTCATCCCCATGATATCGAGTTGTGCGTTTTAGATTGTTGCAATCTTTACAAATATTTCGGTTATTAATAAATAGTTCAATATCCTTTTCAATGTTGCACGTGTTGCAACATTTGATGGGTTGTTCATACGTTCGTTTTGCATAATTTTCTCTGTGAATTTTATTGTCACATTCTTTGCAAATGTTTCGATTCTTTATAAACAACCCAAATAATTTGATTTCTCCGCACCTGCTACAACACTTTTCCTCCATCGCCTACCACACATTTACTTTAATTTGAATATCAATTTTCTTAAAATCGAATTGAATATACTAGAGAGTTTCACGCTTTTAACGCTCCCTGTTGCGAACTATTTCACAATCCGCATTGTATGGCTTGGTGCAACCAACGTTCATTCTGAAAGAATCACCGGTCGTCATAATTTTGGCAATATGACACATCATGGACATTCGATGAAGACTCGGTTGTCTGTTAAACAATACGGCATCTCCATCCATCATGTGACGATGCACAATATCACCATTTTTCAATTGAATACTCATTCTATCTACATTTCTCAATGAAATCGGGTCGGTTTCCCCCTTTCTCTCCAGTGTTTTTGCACCCGGATACACATCAGGACCATTTTGAACTAATTTCGTCAGATAATCCCGATTGCGGTCATTTACATAGGCTCTTGTGGTTAAATTCTTGGCAACTTTCATCGGAATACCCAACTGTCGAATAGACAAATTGGGGTCACCCGTGATGACTGACCGAGCACTGAAATTCACACGTTTTCCCATTAAATTACCGCGAATACGTCCACCTTTTGTATTTAATCTTCCCGAAATACATTGAAGTGGTCGACCCGACCGTTGGGTGAGAGGCGATGCACCTTTCACCTTATTATTTACGACCATTGCAATAAAATATTGAAGCACTCCCGTCATTCCTTCAATCACAGGAAGAGGCGCATCTTCGTGAATTTTTTTCAATAAATCCGTGTTGGTTTTAATAATATTACTGTAAATATGCGTTAAATCGTCTTCGCTTCGTTGTTGAGCATCCTGTTTTACGGACGGACGGACGGCGGGGGGTGGAACTGCCAATACGGTGCAAATAAACCATTCTGGGCGGGACCATTTCGGATGAAATCCCATAAATTGAATATCGTCATCCGAAATTCGGCTAAATATTTTAATAACAATTTCGGGCGAGAGATTCATGATAAGTCGTTCCTTTTCTTTTTCTTCTCCTCCTCCTCCTCCTCCATCTACGGTTGTATCAATACTATCCCACACGGCAATAAGTTTCGCCATTTGCTCCTGTTTAATTTTATCGGGCTGTTTGCATCCACATCCATCGGGATTGTCGTTACCACATCGTTTTATTTTTTGCGAATGTTCATATACATAATCCCAACGTTGATTTGCAGGACGGTCCAATATATGCGCGTGGTTGTTTTTATTCATAAGAAGTTTGCTACATTTAAAACAAATACATTTTAGAATTTTTGATATTTCCTTAATATGTTGAATGTAAAATACGGGACGAGCCAATTCAATATGTCCATGGTATCCAGGCGTATCAATATAGGTTAAACCATCGGTTGGACAAATAAATCCCTTTTCAAGAACTCCCATTCTTGGGTCAAATAATCCACCAATAACCGGTTTATTATTTATATAGGTATCTCGGCTGGTAATATGAACCACCGATGATTTGCGTATCTCTTCCGGAGATAACACGCTAAACTGAATGCCAATAATTCGGGAGGCATAATTGTTGAATTCATTTTTTGATGGCAATGACATTAATATATATAATGATGTTTATGTATATTCTTTTACGAATGAGTAATCAATTTTATCTGAGAACCTACTTTGTATAAAACAAATCTAAATCGAGGTAGTGTCAGTTCCTGCTATACAAAAATAATAATCGCCAAACGCCGTTTTATTTTTAATACATAAACTCATTTTTGATGAACACATGCTCTCATATTGCGCCGCCTTTGCGATTGTATCCCACGTTCCCAACACCATTTCCGTTCCGACCATTCTTTTTTCCACCTTTTTACCTGTAGACGAGGTTTTTTTATATTTATGTATGTCTTTTTTCAATAAAACACCATAATATCCTTCATTTGTTCCGTATTCTGTCCAAACCGTTGCTTTAAGTGCATATTCACACGAATTCAAATAATCTTTGATTTCTTTCATATCATTCTCTCCGATTTCCTTATTCACGCTCGTTTTCCATCTCTGGTATTCCTCCAACAAGGTCGAATTTAATATTTTTCCATTGGGTGAAAATGCGCATACTTGAAATAAAAATGTTTCCGTCACATTATCTACGAACTTTTTCTTATACATAATATCTTTTAGTTTTATTCCGACATATCCATGAACAACTTGGTCACTGTCTTGTTTTGAAATGCGACTTGCTTTAAATCTGGTATCTAAATAATGTTTTAATTTATGGAAAACTTCTTTCGTGGGTTTGCTGTGATTCCAAATACGATATTGACCCTCTATTTCTGTAGAGGATGCATCTACATCCGGTCGAACAATACACATAGTATCTATAAAATTGTTGAATTTTATCGTCAATTCGTCTTCTGGTAAAAGTGCGTTTATATATACGGACTGGTTTTCTACCATCGCCAAATTTATTTGTGTTTGTTGGGAAGCATTTGCCGTTTTTAGTTCAACCAATTCGAGAGACTGTTGTGCAATCGTATTTTGACAGGTAGCCAATTGTTCTTTCAATTGAATTTTCTCCATTTCCAGAATTTCATTTTGCGCAGTTAATTTATTGAAATTTTCAATACTATATGTTCTTAACTGGATAATTTCCTTGATATATTTTGATAATTTATCAAGAGTAAATATTTTGTTATATGCAATTATTTCGGTTTTATTTTTACCATGTATCTCAATACTTCGAATTTGTTTTTTTATTTTTGGGTGGTTCTTGATAAGATTTTCTATTTCTACCTTGTTGTGCACTCGAAATACATAAATTAAATTGAAATTTGTATATGTCGCGTGATGGTTCATAACTCTTGTAGAGAGGTCGTTTGAATGACCAAATTTAATGAGACATTCTTGTTGTGCGTTTGTATTGTCAATTGTTCCGAAATAAATACATTCTGTATTTACGGGAAATTGAGAGATAAGTGCATGTTCTACGTCTCGGCATTTTTCACGTTTTGTTATTTCAATTGTGTGTTTTACTTCTGTTAATTGTGTTTTTGTGTCTGTTAATTGTTGATGCAATTCGTTACTTTCTTCATGAATCGTTTCTTGTATTGTTTCTTCTAATTTGATAAAATAATCATGAATTTCATCCGCCTTTTTTGTGTTTGATTTTATGCATAATTTTTTAAAAGTATTTACACTTAAAAGCACTCGTTCTTTATTAATACCTCCCCATCCTATTTTTTCTGTTGAAAAAGCTGCTCCACCGATCGGTGGAGCAGCTTTTTCGACCTTATTGTCTGAAAAGAACGCTCCTCCGATCGGAGGAGCGCTAACATTATTGTCCATTTTTTCTGCCGAAAATCTTGCTACAGAAGTTTCTGCGGCAAGATTTTCGACCTTATTGTCTGAAAAGAACGCTCCACCGATCGGTGGAGCGCTAACATTATTGTCCATTTTTTCTTCAGAAAAAGCTTTTTCGACCTTATTGTCTGAAAATCTTGCTCCTCCGATCGGAGGAGCAAGATTTTCAACTATATAATCAATATCTATTATAAAATATTTTTCCAACAATCTTTTACAGTTGTCTTTTCTTGTAAATCCCAACCATTTCCAAATATTATCCAAATCAATAACAAAATCTGTTTTCGCGTAGTTTAAATAACAGTAAAAACTACCAATAAATAATTGTTGGTGTGATTCGGTAAAGTTTTGTTGTATTTTTTGGATAAGTTTGTTCTGATATGTGCTGTTTTGAAATCGTGCAATTGGGTTTCGTTCAATTAGATGGACAATGTCCAAGTGTGTTTGCAATGAAGAAGAAGAAGAAGACATACTGGTTGCATATAATGGAGGGCTGTCTTTATATTCGTTTCCGTGGATGTTATCCATAGTAGGTTTAAAACCTAAAAAAAGAAAGTATCATTATTATATAGACGATAGTATGGCTTTAGAACTACGCAAATTTGACATGAGAAGCATTACGTTTAAACCTGACGAAAATAAAGGTCCCGTGATTGTATTTATTGGCAGACGTGATACGGGTAAATCGTTTTTGATTCGAGACCTTCTTTTTTATCATCAAGACCTTCCAATTGGCACGGTTATTTCTGGAACGGAGCAGGCAAATGGATTTTTTTCAAAACATGTGCCGAAATTATTTATACATGACGAGTATAATACGGTTTTGATTGAAAATATTTTGCGACGACAAAAAATGGTGCTAAAACAAATGAATAAAGAGATGGAAACCTATCGTAAAACTACTATTGACCCGCGGACATTTGTGATTCTGGACGATTGTTTGTATGACGCATCATGGGCAAAGGATAAACTCATGAGATTACTCTTTATGAATGGACGGCATTGGAAGGTGATGTTGATCATAACAATGCAATACCCTTTAGGTATTCCTCCGAACCTGAGAACCAACATAGATTATGTTTTTATTTTGAGAGAACCGTATTTCGCAAATCGGAAACGAATTTGGGAGAATTATGCATCGATGTTTCCAACACTTGAGGCATTTAGCAGTGTAATGGACCAGACGACGGAAAATTATGAATGTTTGGTAATAAATAACAATGCAAAAACAAATCGAATTCAGGACCAGATTTTTTGGTATAAAGCGGAATCGTCTCGCCCCGATTTTAAATTGGGGGCAAAAGAATTTTGGGAAATATCTAAAAATATGGGGGATGATGATGATGAAGGAGAGTATGACCCAAATGAAAGCAAAAAGAAAAAAGGAAATAATATTATGGTAAAGAAAAATAAATGGTAACATACACATCCTTTATTTGGTCTTTGTCCTAAAAATCTTGCTTCACTGTTCGGTGTAGCAAGATTTATATTAGAATACGTATATTCGTCATTATGCGTCTCTCAAAGAGGGGCAAAGCCCCTTTTTGAGAGACACGGTCAACGACAAATTACATTAAATTTTAATCCATTCGGCTGGAAATAAATCAATGGTATTATGATTCGGCAAGGCAGGTCCAAACCATAGAGAGGGATAACATATTTTTTTAATACCTGTCATATTGCCCGAAAAATATGCACCGAACCAACTAAAGGAACTATTGGCAATAATGTGATTGTCGCAAAGACTCATTAATAATAACTGTTTCCAATCCACAATCGTGTCATCCACTTTAGAAAATACACAGTTATGCTGAATGTTTGTTTTCAAACGCGCGATGATATTATTCACATATGCATTGTCTTCTTTTTCACAAAAATACAATATCTTTATTTTATCTTCCGATGAAAAATCTTTTAGAATGGTTTGTAATGCTCGTTCGTAATATTCATACGGTAAAACGGGATGAAATTCTTGTTTGTATTTATAATCTCCTAACCGAAAGTGCATACTAATAGATATATCATCGTCGTCGACATATGCATAATAAGTTGGTTTCATATCATTTTGTTGTTCTGTCAAATGAAGATATTCATAGATACGAGATTTTGTTTCGGGTTTATTAAAATAACGGTAACTTTGAAAGTAGCCACTAATACGAAATTGGGCGGGTATATTTGTGGTGGGAATCGGGGTAAATAAAAAAGACGGTTCTTGCCATACGGGAAGAGACATAATTTTATCTATATCGTATTTGGGAGGGGGTGACCGATATGTCGTAAAAGGTTTAAATCCATACAAGAATGTTTCCCAATAGGTTTGTCGTTCATTTAGATTATGGGAAAATACAATTTGGGGAGGTATTTTTTGTTCTATGGCAAATGCAAATAGGGCGAACAATTGAAACAGTTGATTTCCAATTCCGCCCATGAGTTGTATAGCAATTTTTCCGGACATTATAGTGGATAGATAGATATATTTAATTCTTTTCATATGATAATATGAACCATAACAAACAAGAAATTGTGTCATTTATTGAAATAATAACAAAATTACTACAGCCGACTGTGCGATTACATACATTTATAACTGTTTTATCCGAAATATTAAAACATTCACCGCCAACTACTCAAGAAGAAATCCCTATACCAATAGAAGAACCCACTACTCAACTACCCACGCCGACTCAACCTATAGAAGAACTAACTACTCAACCTATAGAAGAAAATCCTATTGAAAAACTCACTCAACCCATAGAAGAACTCACTCCTACTCAATCCATAGAAGAAAATCCTATTGAAGAATCCCTCTCCAAAGAATCAATAAAACATACGCAACCATACATTACAATCACAACAACTGTATCCGAATATGATAGAGATGGTAATAAAATAAAATAAACAACGATTGTCGAACCATTCGCCTATTTTTTAATCTCAAAATACCATTACATAATAAGCAATGTTTTTATTTCAACCTCAACATAAAATAAAAAAAATAGGTTTTGAAGAAATACAAATGCAAATAAATCAAAAAACGGTAGGACCAAAGAAAACTATTTTTATTAATATTCTTCCTTCAAATAATCAACTTTGTTTAATTCCATCTACAATTGATATACATATTGAAGAAACACTTATAAATGAAATTTTGGAAGGAAATGAACCTATACGAAATTATAGTATTTTTATTTATGGCGAAAATTCACATGCGGGAACTGCATTGGAAAAAAAAGCATCTGAATTTATCCGACTCGGATTTATAGATGTGTCTATTTATTTAGGAGGGATGTTTGAGTGGCTGTTATTACAAGATATTTATGGAAACAATGAATTTCCGACAACTACAAAAACATTGGATATATTGCGATACCGACCCAGACCCTTATTATAATAAGGTTAGCACTCCATTCGTCATTTTTCCAATAATTTCACCGGCTTCTTCATCTTCTAATATTTCATATACGTCTCCTGATGATTCATCCATATAATATTTTTTACCATTAATAATAACTTCGGTTAAATCGACTTCTCCAGCTTCTTCTTCCTCGACAGATTCTTCTTCGACTTCTTCTTCAACTTTATCAGCTTCTTCGACTACTTCTTCTTCCTCTACAGATTCTTCTTCTTCTCCAGATTCTTCTTCGGCTTCTTCTTCTTCAACTTTATCAGATTCTTCTTCTCCAGATTCTTCTTCTTCAACTTTATCAGATTCTTCTTCTCCAGATTCTTCTTCTTCAACTTTATCAGATTCTTCTTCTCCAGATTCTTCTTCT